TATAAATATATTTATATATACGATATTTTATACTAAAATTTATTCATTAATAATAAACTTAGTTCTTTCAATTATTGTTCTAACTTCATCAGGCTCATCAAAGTCAGTAATATCTTCCAATGTGCCGCCTCTTTGTAACTTAGCAGTGTAATAATATACACCAGGCGTAAGAGCTCTCGTATCATTAGGAACAATCTTCACAATAATTTCACCTGTTTTAACATCCTGCTCTTCGAGTGTGTACCCTTTTATAAAAATCGCATCTTCAAAACGTTGATTAGGATACATTAATGCAAAATACAGGGCGTCTCCACTCGTCAAGAAATAAGGTTTCGTATAGTCGTCTTTTCTTGGAATTATTACGGGTAGTTCAAACGAATCACCACGATTGATTTTAATTATTCTAGTTGACATTACTTCTACTCTCCATCTCCAGTATTAATTACAATCATTATATCACCAATCTGCCCCGGCGTTGAATCAGTAGGATCTGCACTTGATATTGTAATAGTATTAGCAGAAGAACTGCTAGTAAATTCATTTTGTGTTTTTTGATAATAGCCAGTTTGAATATTTCTACCGACTTCATCTGCTTTTGCCTGTAAAACAGATGTTATATCACCTGTGTATTCACTGGGGTCAGTATACGTTACATCATGACCAACTACTTTAGTATGATTTTCATAACGGGTCTTCGTCTCATCATAAATTATATTACCATCTTCATCTGTCAACACATCGCCATTATCATCAAGCGCTGGCTCTTTTATAGCTATAGATATTGTTTCTTCTATTGGTGTAACACATCTGTCTCTACCTGTTACTTTCGTAAGCTGACCTTGTAATTCGTCTACATCTGGTACAACAGCCTCTTTTACTATAAGTGTATCTGCTTCATCAGAAACAACGTTAACTGGTATATCTAGAACTACTGTATTACCCGTCTCATCATGTACTGTAAGTTTTTCAGGAAGTGCTAAAGCTGTACTGCCTAATGCAGTTATTCTAGAGTTTATACCTGCAATAACAGCAGCTAAAACATCATAAGTAAAGTAGTCTACATTACCGCTTGTTTTACTATCTCTACGTTCTAAACGAACTGCGCCTTTAGAAATTTCTACCAAAGGTTCGTTTGGTAGTTTTAAGAACATCTTATTTGAAGTAAGTGATGTATCCTTTTCGTCGGTTTTACAAATATATAAAAATGGGAAAGCTGTATCACTAATAGTAACAACTTCTAGATTGTTTAACAGGCTATTACCACTTGTAAGTGTTTTCCACTCAGCTTGAGTACCTTTAAAATATACTTTCTTTAAGGCAGTACAACCAGAAAAAGCGTTTGAAGCTATTGTTACCTCGTTATTACATATAGCTATACTTTTAAGACTTGTACAACCTATAAATGCTTCTGATTGTATTTCCTTTATATTGCTTCCAAGAACAATATTAGTTAGTTTAGTACAGCCTTCAAAGGCCTTTTTACCAATCTTTTCAATACTATCAGGAATGTCTACTGTTGTTAGCTTTCTACACCCCCTAAAAACACCATTATCTATCCAGTAAGCTCCCGGATTAATATATACAGTTTCAAGATTTGTAAAGCCATATGGTGAGCCGTCTTGATACCCATCTGCATAAAATTCACCAGCACGTATTCTTACTCTGTCAGCTTCGGTACTAAGAGTTCCTTTAAATACTAGTTTTGTTATAGTATCTCTTACATCATTATATGCTTGATTAAAATAAGCATCGTCATATGTACTACCATATATTATATAAGCATTATCAAAACTATCCGGTGTTACATATTTGTTATGAGCTTCGCCACTAGCAAAAGCCTCAAAAATTGGAAGGTCTTCTATACTTCCTATAACTGTATTTAACTTATAAGGCACTTCGTCATCGTTCTCTACCGCGTTGTAACCTGCACTCACATCCCATGTATATAGAGGTGCACCGTCTAACTGCGATATAACAGTTTCCATTTGGCCTCGGTTAATAATTTCATTAACACCTACACCGTCTACAGATGTCTTATTCACATTAATCTGTACAGGACCAGTAAAAGTACCGCCATCAGAAGGCACGTAATTTATAACTCTATCTTCATTACCGTCAAATATACCGTTTCTGATATTCTTCTCGTCATTAGTAAGGTTAATACCTTCTCCTAAAGATGGTTTTAATATTAAGTCAGCCTTTGTGTATCTAGCGACATCAGCAGTTACAGCATTAATGTTATATTCTTCAGTACCTTCAAAATTTATAGTATTTTTTAATTCTTTATTGTCCTGAAGACCTTCTATTAACTTATTTTTAATCTTATCTTCCATAAAATCCTCACAAAGAAATTTTATTTTATATATAATTTAGCAAATCTATTTATTTAGATAAAGCTTTACCGGCTTTTGCATTAAACAAATAGCATTTGAAGTTTTTGCTTTTTGATTATCATAAATTTTTGTGTCATTATTATCTTTCACCCAAACTCGCACTCCAATTTGAATGTTATCCCCATTATTAGCGACATAATTAAATTTATTTTTTAAAGTGAAATTAGATAATTTTTTATCTGTATCCGCATTATTTTCTGTAATAGTTTTAACTGTCTTATTATTAACTATTAACTGTATAGTATAGCCACTATTTTTACCCCAATGGCCTAAATATGTGGGTCTACTTATTTCTAAAGTAAATTCACTATCATTATTTATACTAATTTTTACACCGGCTACACTTGACGGTGGGTCTTGTTTAGTTGTAAATAATAACTCATGCGATGTGGAGTCCCCTTCTTTATTCTGGGCCTCTAAAGTTAATTTATACGTTGTGTTTGGTATCAACCCAGTTAACCTAATAGTCTTATAGCCATTGTTAGAAAATGTACTACTTTTAATTTTTATTCCACCTTTTAACGCAGTATATTTAGTAGTTTTACAGTTACTAGCTAAAAAAGAAATTGTTGCTTCAGTAGCAAGACATTTATCAACTTTAAAATTACTTATTTTTGGTGAAGTGTCTACTTCTATTTTAGGGCAGTAGATAAATCCTTGAAATGTACCATCAATCTGGCCCCAATTTTCATTCTCATTTGTACGTTCTCTTTGTTGCCAAATATCGGAGTTATCTGTAGAATTCCAGCCACTCTCTGACGTTATAATGCTTTCATCATCCCTTATTTGTTCTACTACTGCTACGAAGTTATTCCAGCAAGCAATAGCTCCAACTCTAGGTTCTTGTCCTCGTTGATAGCCATCTGCAGTGTAAGAATACCATTTTTCTACAGATTCCGTACTTAACTTTGGCTCTTCGTCAATAATTTCATAAAATCTGCCCCAAGCATATGCCGCACAGTTAGGCAGTGCTGGATATGGATTAATTTCCGTCCAATACAATGAGGAGTCTCCTTCTGAATTTGGAGCAACTAATCTAGGTGAAAAGTAGGCTAAGCTATTCGACTTGAAATTGGCTGTAATATAGTTGTGTAGCGCGGTACAGGTATCTGACAAATATCGAATGCCATCGAGAGTATTAAAACTAGTATTCGTCAAATATTTATAACTATCTATAACCGTTGTAGTGCACTTACTTTTAAGTGTTCTATTAAATAACTCAATTTTTTTGGTAAGATCACTTTCAGTAATAAAGTTATTACCTCCTGTAACAAAGGGATAATTACCGTTAATTGGATTTACCGTACAAACATAAACATTAAAATTAGTATATCTACTTGCAAAATTATTAATTGCCTCAGCATATTGCTCAGCTAATTTATTTACTTTAAAAGAAGACCACACACTGCTATATATACAATCAACAAATCCGAGCATAATTACTAAGTTAGCTTCTTCTAGCGTCATGTTTTGTATTTGTGGGAGTGCGCTGTTGTTAAACCATGAATATTCTGCCTGGTCTTCAATAAGATAGTGGTATTCAGCGGCCTGTTGTACGGCCTTATAAGTATTTTGTAACTGTTTTATTCTAAAATCGCCTATCCACAGCGTAACCACTTTAACCACTCCTTTATATTTTATAAATTATTGCAGGTTGATATTTATTATTTACTTTTATATAAATTTGATTTATAACATTTACAGAGTCACCAGTAAATTTTTGTTTTTCTGGCACTTTTTCTACTGCATTCATACTTGTTATAAATAACATTTTTGACGAACAAAATGCAGGTTTTCCACCCTTTACCGCAAAAACTTGCATAGCATACGCAGTTTCCTTGGTGAGATTATTTAAGTTTAGAGTCTGTGTGCCAGAACTAATCGATAAATCTTTAGTTGTTTTTGTATTGTTAGAAAGATTTTCTAGTCGATAAGTCCAAGTATATTTAGCTACTTTATCAGCATTCATAATCTTAGCTGTCGAACCAGTTTTTTGTTCTATTATTTTAATATTTATAGAAGCTTTTGTACTTTCTATTTTGTTCAAGCTTAATTCAGCTGAACGAGTAGTAATTTTTACTAGTGTAGTTATTCCGCTAGGTAATGTAGGGTCTTCAGATTCTTCTGGTACTACTGGCTCTACAGTTTCTTCTTCATCATCTATAATAACACTACCATTTTCTAAAACCATTATTGTATGATGACCTTCTCGTACTAAGATGTCACCAGGTTTTAAATAATCGGTCTGCGTTGTATACTTAGTGTCAGTTAAGACTGTATAATAGCCGGACTGTTTAAATCGTGTACGCATATTAGAGGTTGTTGGTGCATTTGAACCATATTCAATCTTAGCACCACCTGCTATTGCACACACTGTCATAAAAGCTGAACAGTCGGTATTACAATTAACTAAGACTTTTGTCAAGTCATAATTAACCACTTTTGCATAGTTATTTAAAGTGTTTCTGGTATTCTGTGAATAACCTATATGATTATTATTGCACCCGGCTTTACATGCCTCAACAGAAGCATTGGCTAATGCAGTAGTTTTTGGACGTAATACAATATAAGGTTGTATTCTAGAAATATTGTAGTTGTCTACCATACAAACTTCATTACCAGTAGAATCGCCTGCAATACCATTAATAGAACCTTGCTCACTAATAGAGGCATGTCCAATTTTAGTTATTGTTGTCGACATAAAAGCCTCCTATTATCTCCAGAAACCTTCAACCTGTAGTGAAATATTATAAGCAGTGGTAGCTAATTCCGCATTAGGACTAATAATTGCATAGCTTCCAGAAGCATTTTTCGTATTCGCACTAGAATTAGCTAGCCAAGCAAGTCCACCTGAACTCTGTAAGGTAGCAATCTCAGTAGGTGTATTTGTGAAAGTAAAAGGATAACTAATCCTACCTCCGCCACTCCCATAGAAAAGCGCACCTGACTCGAAAGGTTCTTGTACATTAGCTGTCAAAGAATAGGTACACCAACACTTTGCAATACCAGACTTCCATTTTTGGTAAGACCAAATACCATTGATACCAGATTCCACTACATAGTCCACTTCTGGCTCGTCAGTTTGTTGTAAGTAAATTTGACCGATAGTGTCATCACCGGGAGCGTCTTTTCCATAAGTGATAATAGTTTTATCTTGCTCATAGATAGACTCATTTTTAGTTTTATTGAATCTGTTTTTTGCATTAGCTTCAGAGTCAAGAATTTCTTCAGTAAATAAACCACTTGAGTATGGTAAATCAGACCACGAAGTTTCTCCGTCGCCTACTTTTATCTTATGTTTAGTTTTGTCATAACCAGGCTGGCCTGGCTCTAACTTTGTCTTAGTGCCACGCCAGCTTGTAGTACTTCCTCTTCTAAACTTGATCATAACTTAAGTTTGCCTTTCACTCATAGATTTAACGTTAATTATTATTTATTAACTTTAACGCTGGCTTCAATCTTACTGCCAATAAAAGTAGTCAAATCGTTAGTAGCTTCACTTAGATATTCTTTAGCGTCATCCGTTAAAATAGCCATAACCGCATCAAAAGTTAGGGTAAATGCATGTTTTTGTGCTTCAGCGTCAAATTTACCTTCTTTCTTAAGTGCGTCTACATAAGTTTGTGTCGTAGATAAAACACACTCAGAAATAGTTTTATCAAGCATATCGACGTACTTTGCAACTGTTTCATTTTTTGTTTTTGCTTTAATTTCAGCTTTCTTAGCAGATATCCAGCTTACAAAATAGCCAGCAGCAGCAATGAGTACAGGAAAAACTAAAAGCTCAAAAACTTGTCCTAAAATGTTTAACCGATCCATAGTAATTACCTCACTTTAATTAGATTTACTTGTATAAATAATTTTCCAATTCCAATCAAATACTTTATAGCCAGATCCCGCTTTTTTACAAGCAGTTTTAGCATTAGATAAGGAAGAAAAAGCCCCTATTTGTGACTTAGCATCATTCTTATTTTTTCGTACTCGATATAATTTTTTAATTGTTGATTCTTTTAATAAAGTACTAACGTCCTGTCTAACAGTGTTCATATCTTTATTATATTTAAGAAACCAGTGGTAGATATCCGCGTGATTACTTCCAAGCCCTAGTTTATAACTGTCTTGATGACATAGTATAGTTGGAACCATTATTCCGTTATGTAGAACTATTCCTTTGGGATTAATGTCATACATTTTACATAGGTAGGCAGTAACCTCGCAAGCTTCATTATAAACTTTACTAAAGTAGTCTTTATTTTTTAAATCGTCTTCACATATTTCTAGTTGAATCCAACCGTCATTGCAAGACCCTTTTAAACCGCTTCCGCAACCCCAAGGCCTATAATTCCAAGGTAGAGTTTGAATAGTTTCTACTGTTCCGTCTGCAAGTTTTCCTATCCAACCAGTAACTCCTGCCTTTATATCAATATGGTTCCAATCATTTTGATACTTATTTTTTCCAAGTATCTTTAAACCTTCACTACGAGTCCAAGAATCGCCTTCTGGACGACGTTCACTAGGTTGTATATATCTTTTTAAGTACGGGTTATTAGCTCCCGTAGAGTGCCATAAAATGCCTTTTATCTGCATCTTAGAAGTTTCTTTATAGCAAGTACTCTGTGTTTGCATACAAACAAACGGCCGATTACTTGAACTATATTTCATATTAATCAGTCCTTTCTTATTAACCTTTACACATAATTTAGCTAATACTTGTAATAGATTTAATAAAAATAAAACTCAGAGCGTTTATTATAATAAATTTTACTCTGAGTTTATTAATATTTAATTTTTATTTTTAATTAGGTTCTTGAGGTATATAAATGTTATAAGTTTCATCTGCTAAAATGACTTTGTATCTTTTACCCCTAATGTATAAAACCATTCTCATTAATTAATACCTCCATTTTTATCTAGTAGATTCGAGGCTAGCTAATTGAGCATCTAATCTTTGCATTCTAGCATTAAAGCTTTTTTTAGATTCAAATAGTTTCTTTTGAACTGCTGCATTAATCGCAAATGTGACTTTTAGAGTATCTCCTATAAAGTTATCTGAATAGTCTTGCCAATTTGTTGCCGTTTTATAAGAATTTGAGTTTTCAGGATAACAGTATAATTTTATGTTGTTAGGCAGTGTTGCACTTAAGGTAGGCGGAGTATCTCCTAGTAATACCATATTTGTTAATAAGCCACACTCTTTAAACGCGTCCTTATCAATGCTTACTATACCGCTTCCTATTACAATATTTTCTAATGATATACATTTTATAAAGGTATTAGTACTTATCCCTGTCACACTATCTGGGATTATTAGACTTATTAATGACTTGCAACCGCTGAACGCTGACTCGCCTATACTCGTTACGCTATCAGGGACTGTTATACTTGCTAAGTTTATACAGTTACAAAATGCAAAATTATTTATTTTTTCTACAGTATTAGGTATCCTAAATGATGTAGTTTTTTTACCTCTTGCATACGTAATTAATGTTGTTCCATCTATACTATATAAATTACCATCTATAGATTTATAATTTGTATTATCTTCATCTACATATATGTTTGCTAATAAACTACAATTGTTAAATGTTTGACTATTTATATATCTACACTTATAATGTATTTGTGCAGACGTTATATGATTTGTTTGACTTAATATAACACCAACTAAGTATAAGTAGGGGTTACTACTAGTACCTATATACTTTAAGTTTCGGGATACCCCTGATCCTGTCTCCGATGTATGTGTCAAACTAATACAGCCAGAGAACGCATCATCACCTATACTTGTTACATTATCTGGGATAGTTATAGATGTAAGTGAGTCGCAATTATAGAACGCTTGAACACCTATACTTGTTAACTCACTGGTTTTGCCAAAGCTAATACCTATGAGTGCTCCACATCCATAAAATGCTCTATTACCTATACTGGTAACACTGTCAGGAATGGTTATAGTGGTTAAGTCTATGTAGCAATTCTTAAACGCCTCACTGCCTATACTTGTAACACTGTCAGGAATGTTTATAGTAGGTAGATTATGACAGTCAGAAAACATACTATTACTTATAGTGGTTAGACCTTTATTGATAGTAACAAACTTTAAGTTATAGCAACATGAAAATATACCTTCACTAACGGTCGGCGCACCATCTATTTTCACGTTTTCCAATAATTCGCAGCCAGAAAAAGCACTTCTGCCAATGTTTGTCACACAGTTTGGTATTGTTACACTTGTTAGACTGTAACATTTATAAAATGCATAACCCGAGATCTTACTAGCAGTGAAATTATGTTCATTTATTTCTGTGACTTCTATATAGTCAGAAATGCTTTCATCAAATTCATAAAGTCTGGGCTCAATTTTGTTCTTTTTAGGATCACGGTTACAAAACGGGCTTGCTTGTGGATTGTAAAAGCTAATTTTTGCCGCCCACTCAGACACTGTGCCTTTATATTTTATTTCATCTAATGATGTACAGCCCTTAAAGGCATAGTTATTAAAAGTTTTCACACTTTTTGGTATTGTTATGCTTTTGAGTGACGAGCAATCAGTGAACGCATATGTACCAACAGATGTTAATTCACTATCATCCTCAAAGCTTATATTCTCAATAAAAGTACAGCCCTTAAATGCTTCTTTACCTATGCTGGTTATAGCTTTTCCATTATCTGGATGCTTGGCCGGGATAACTATGTTAGTATCTTTACAAGTTCCTATACTACTCAATACATATGTTTTACCGCTAAGGGTATACTTTAGTCCTGCACTTGACATTATTTATCACCTCCAGCTTTAGAAAAAATTTCTATAGCTTTGTTAATTTGTTCAAAAATCTTTAAGAATATTATAATGGATATTATAATGGAGTAACATCATCATAAACACTAGCCAGATCTATTTTATTCCAAATCTCATTCACAAGAGTGATTTTGCCATTTTGGTTAGTCATAAAAAGGCCGTTCATATCTATAAGATTTGTATAAACATTTGCGTTATTTATTATACTTACACCGTCCGCTGATAAACGATCAACAGATAAAACAGCTAATGCACCAAATCCTTGTGCTTGAACTATTTCTAACGCATTGTATATACTGTTAAAGGGCTTAGCACTAAGCGATATGCATCTTAAGTTAAAACCAGCAATACCTGATATATATTCAGCACTTTCTGGCAAAAAACCAATAGCAATATTGTGACGGTAAAGTTGTGTATAATTAATATTTGAAGTTGCAGCATTAATACGCTTTTCAGTGTGTGTTTTTTGTGCTTGAGAGTTAAGCATAAAATACAGTCTCATATCATATACCATAAAAGCATACGTGTTAAAGTTGGTGCTTTTCTTATATTCATCAATCAATGACTTTGTGACACAGTAAAATTTAACTTTTGCCGCATCAATCGTACTGGCACCAAAATGTGGTGGAGTACTAGGTAGCATTATTATCCCCAACAAAGAATCACACCCCGTGAATACATCTACAGCAATGCTTGTTACGCTTTCTGGAATAACAATGCATGTTAATGATTTACAGTCTTTAAAGGCATAACCACCTATAGTTCTTACATTATTTCCTATTGTTATGCTTGTTGCTGACTCACAACCCATAAAGGCATAACCACTAATAGTTTTAACAGAGTCAGCTATAACTATGTCTATTAAAGATGTACAGTTATAAAAACCATATTTAGTAATTGTCTCTACCGATAATACTATCTCTGTTACTAATTCATTATTTATATATAGGTTGTTAGCGTAATATAGCGGGTTTGCCACCGCATTACCAAAACTTATTTGCGCCCACTGATCTATTGTTCCTGTGTAATTTACCTTTGTAAGTGACGTGCAGCCATTAAATGTATTAGAACCTATAGTTGTTACGCTTGCTGGAATTTCTACACTTTCCAATGAGCTACAATCCTTAAAAGCCTGTTGACCTATACTTGTTACACCATCTGGAATTACTATATCTAAAAGTGAACTACATAATTGAAATACTTGTTGACCTATAGATGTTAAGCTTTCTGGGATATTTATACTTTTTAGTGAAGAACACCCGTAGAAGGCGTACGTGGATATCTCAGTTAAATCATCCGAGAGTGATATAGTCTCAATTGAATTACAACCCCTAAACGCCTGTTGGCCTATATTTTTCTTACTACCGACTATAACTGTTTTTAATGATTCTGGGACACAATTACTGTTATCAGCATATCCCTCAGCACCAAAAATATAGCCAAAAAACCCGTTTTTTGTATTATTATACTTATTACCAACAAAAGGTATAGTCATCTTTATTAGCGAGTTACAATTTACAAACGCACCAAACTCTATTTCTTCCACACTGTTTGGAATACGAATTTCTACAAGAGAATGACACTCTTCAAATGCGTTAGAACATATTTTTTTTATACCGTTTGATAATATTATCTTTTTAAGCGATGATAGATATGAAAATGTACCCACATATATCGTTTCTACTCCAGAAGGAATTTCTATACTTGTAAGAGAAGAACAATTCGAAAATGCAAGTTCGCCAATATTTGTAACACTATCTGGAATTTTTAGTGTTTTAAGTGAAGTACAGCCACTGAACGCCGCCATACCTATTTCAGTCACACTATTAGGCATAATCACAGTCTCTAGCGCACTGCAATTCTCAAAAGCACTCCCGCCAATAAGTTCTACCTTATTTCCTAGTACTACGCTTGTGAGTGATTCATAACCATAGAACGCTGCATCATATATAACTGTTACAAATCTACCATTAAAACTGCTTGGTATAACTAAAGCAGCTGTATTGTCTTTAAAACCAGAAACGGCACAAGTAGCCTCATCTATTGGTTCGTATATTAAATAGTCATCCTCCCACACTTCTGGATCATCAGAACCACTCGATTCATTAAGGTAATCCCAATGTACTTGAGTTACAATAGTGCGACCATTACTGTCCTTACCGCCACCAGTAGTGCCTTTCCAGTTACTTGGCCAACCCGCTGGTAAGTTGTCATCACTGGCGTTATCAGCACAGTATATGTTAGCTAAGTTTGTACAGCCATTAAACACCCCCTGACCCATATAAGCCACTGGAAGTTGTGCCATGCCGATATCTGCAGTGTGAGGTATATATACGGTTTTAAGTGAGGTACAGTTTTCAAATGCTCCATCTCTTATACACACAGGATACGAATGACCGCGCTCATCAGTATACATTTCAGGTAAGCTTATCCAGGTTGGATCATTAAAATAGCCAACCACAGCATAATAGGTTTCAAAGAAGGCATCGCCACCAAGCTCCTCAAATATAAGGTTGCTAGCATTATCATATATCCATTCATTACTATATGTCATAATTATTCACTACTCCTAAATTTAATTAATTATTGTTCAGCAACTTCATCTACTAAGTCAAGCTCTTTAGCTATGCTTAATTCTGGGTCATCGATTTGTTCAAAATCTTCAGGGATATCTAAGTGTGGTTCAGTTAATTTAACACCGCCGATAAAATAAGAATATCCTAAGCTAATTTTACGTCCATATATTTGACCGTCGGCAATTCTTCTAAAAACCTTACCTTCATCCGCTGTTATTACTATTATGTTATTGTTTTTCATTATAATAAAATCTCCTTAACTAATTGTATAGTAAACCAAAAAACTCTAAATCTAGATCACTAATTTGGCTATTTAACTCGTTTATAGCACCAACAACTTCGTTAGAAGTTGTTTCAAGAGCATCATCTATTCTTGTTTGGAAAAGCGTACTAAACCCAGTGTAGTCAACACTACTATCGCCGCCAATAAAATTGTTTACATTAGTTAAAGCAGCCTCAAGTGTTGCAATTTTACCAAGTAATTCTGTCTTGTTTGCAGCATCTGCCGCTTCGAGTTCTGTTTTTGTTTGGCCAATTTTTTCTTTTAAATATTTAGTGTCTACTATGCCTATTATTTTATCTGCAAACTGTGCCCAGTTTGTTTTAGTTTTATATGCATCTACATAGTCGATAGGCACAATTATTTTTGTTAAATTTATCAAAGTCACTGACAAAGCTGAAGAAGCTAAAGTAGCATTTGTAGCATTAACTGTTATGGTGTTGAGAGAACTACAATCTTTGAACGCATAATCTTTTATACTTGTTACACTATCACCTACTACAGCACTCTCTAAGTTAGTACATCCAGAGAATGCCCCATGACTAACAGCACTAGTGCTTCTAATTATAACTTGTTTCAGAGCCGAACAGTCTTTAAATGCATCTTGGTTTAGCGTTAAACTTGACTCACTACTGATAATACAAATATATTCACCTGGATTAGCGTAGGTATGTGATGCCATGCCAGGACCATCAGTATTAATACTACCGTCTCCCCAATCTACACTACTCTTGCCTGTTATATTAAAAGTTACTGGTGTATTAGCCGCGGTAATATTAAAAACACAAATAAATTTAGTTTCTAAATTTTTTTCTAATTCTCTTAATTCAGTTGCTAAATGAGCACGTCTTTGTGCGTCATAATTCTGTAGTCTTGCTAAATTAATTACTTTACTATTTGGCATTAATTAATTCCCCCAAAAAATTGATTTTATGTCGTCTTCAGTTGCAAAATTTAAAGATCTTATAGCACCAGAGTCATAAATATTATAGATAGTACCGTCAATTTTTAATTTTGATACTGAATGTGATGTTGTACCTGTTGGATTTACTGTTATCTTACGTTGATAATCTGTGAGCGTTTCTGTCAAATAACCAGGGTCTACCGCGCCTATAATTTTGTCAGCTGCTAAGCTCCAGTTTGATGCTGTTTTTCTGTAATTAGAAAGTTCACCGGTGGGTACAATTATTTTATTTAAATTATCTGGTAAAGCCCCAATTGAGCTAAGGCCAACGCCTGCTGATTCAATTATTATTGTATCAAGTGAAATACAACCGCTAAATACGGCTGACCTTATAGAGGTTGCGCCTTGTATAGTTACAGTTTTTAAGTTACTGCAATTTTCAAATGCTCTATCCTCAAGTACACTGACATTTTTACCAATTATGACACTTTCTAAGTTAACACACCCGGTAAATGCGCCAAAAGCAATGACATTAACACCTTTAACTATAACATGCTTTAACGCAGAGCAGTTTCTAAACGCAAATTGTGGAAAACTAAGTCCAGCAGAAGTTCCACTAATAATACAAGTATATTCACCTGGATTTTTATAGATATGCGAACCGGTATCATCTTTACCCGCGATAGATATAGTGCCATCGCCCCAGTTTACATATTCTTTGTTGCTTACGCTAAAGCTTACGTTGCTATTTGACTCTGTAATATTAAAAGTACAAATAATTTTATTTTCTAAATCTCTTTCTAAGTCTTTAAGCTCAGTTAAGAGATTTGCATTTGCACGTCTTTGTCTATCATATTCTGTCAAATCTGCACCTATTAACACTTCCTTATCTAAAAGGGTGTCTTTCGGTCTACCTTCTCTATTTAAAAATGCCCTAGCTTGATCAGTAAGCACAAAAGCATTCGAACGGCTACTTATAGTTTTCTTATAAATATGAGTATACGACGCATTGGCGTCTGTGATTAACTTATCAAATTGAGTGCTAACCGTTATCACGCCAGTTTTAGCATTTTTTGTTAATGTCACTTCACTATAATATAAGTCTTCACCAGCAGCGGTATCATCTTTATGCTCAATATTGTGCTTAACCTTAGCAGCCAAGTCTAAGCTACTAACACTAGTATGAACAGCAACTTCTCCTGCAATTGCTTCATTCTCTAAGTCAGATAAAGTATAGTCAGCTGTACTTATAATTTCTACATTATAAACAGGTGATGTTGCACCCTTACCAACAACAAATAAAGGACTACCATTAATAGCATTGTCAGTCCTATACTTAGCCCAGTCCTTGGGAGAGTTATATTTACCTATTACAGTTGCATAACTGTATGGATTGTTTAAACCAAAACCAAAGGTAGCACCATCTGTACTCTTCTCTGCATAATTATTATTACCATGCATTATATGATATTGAGAATCAAAAAGTGTGTTTCTATAACCGCCGATAAAAGATTGTTTTGAAGCTGTAGTAGATGTTAATGCTCTATTCCAAGCACCAAATAAGCTAGTGCCTCTAGAATTTGAGTAATGTTTATAACCAGCAATTACGCCACCATCGTCTGGTTCATTTTCTTGAAGAGTAAAAGTTGTATTATTTTTGTTATTTGCACTAATAAGATCATTGTTTTCTTTTGCGGAATATTCAACTATATTTTGATTGCCAAGATTTAAAAAATGATTTCTATCCGTTTTTCCAATAAAAGTAAGATTTAGTGCTCCTTTGCCCTTAGTGCTAGTGGAGAAAGTATCACTAGTACTGCTTTGGGGAGGAGTAAAAACGATATTTCCATTTTTATATGAAATTTCCGAATCTGTCTGAGTAAAAGTTAAAGAATTAGAACCTTCACCATTTTTAAGATTAGTAGTATATCTATCATCATGGTTATGACCAAGTTGAGAATATCTATCGTCATGGTTATGATTATGATCGTGATCTATAGGTGCATAAGCATTATCGTGATTATGGTTAGCATCAGCTTTGCCAGCTAATACATTAGCTATATTTGTACCCTCTGGGGCGCTCTCAAAAGCTTGTAATACTTCTTTAATAGTATCAATGGTTGTATTAGCATCATCACTATTAAAAGAATCTACAATAATATCTAAGTTCTCTTTATCTGCAGCTGACATTAAACCTGCTGCGGAGGTAGTAGCTTCAGTTGTAGTGCCGAATTCTTTTTCCGCCCAAGTTGTCCCGTTATATTGATAAAATTTAGAATCTGCAGTGCAGTAACAAAGCGAGCCATTTATAATATTCTCGCCGTTAGCACCCTTTAGTGCGTCGCGTTCTGTAGTGGAGGTAACAACAACATAACCACCTTTAACATACTTGCTTTCAACAACAACGTTATCCGCACCAACAGGTTTAATATTACCTAATTTTAATTCTGACATAATTTATATTCTCCTATTAAACAATTTTAAATGAAGTTGTTCCTGCCGCCGCCTGTTTATTGGTACGGTAACCTTTATAAGTTACAGTTGCGCCACTGTCTAGTGTAAGGGTTACGTCTACTGGACCGGTAGTACCACCATTAAATTCGTACCATTGACCGAGAGCTTCGTATTGAATAGTTTTGGTTCCGCTAGTGCCAGGTGCGAGCAAAAACCAAATATAACTAGGTTCACTGCAGGTAACACTAACCGCCCCAGAAGTATATTTAGTAGCGACATTTTTTGCAACTGATGCTAAGCTACTAGAAGTGCTTGCAAGATAATAAGGCGAATAAGAACCCGCAGAAATAGTATAACTTCCAGCTGTATTTGATTTATTTCCACCACTTAAAGCACTTGTATTAGTGGCATCACTACCTAAATAAGTTAAGAATTTAGTAATAGGCGTTCCACTCGTTAACTGATTTTCTTTTTGAGCCGCACCGAGTGTAACTTCACCCGTAATTTGACCATAGCGTGTCTGCGAACTGGTAGTGACGCTTCCAGCTGCTAGAGAAATTTTAATTTTAACTTGTTTACTGCTATTAAAATTACAATAAAGTATATTACTATTTGTAGCCACAAGAGTACCAGCTGTTACGGAAGCTGTTTTTCCTGATGGTAACGTAATTTTAATATCTGCATTATTTTGTTTTGTAACGGGATAATAGAATGTTTGACTGCCTGTAGTTTTAGTAGCGCCACATCTATATCCATACTGAGCAGTACCAGAATTATTTAGGGTAAATGTAATAGTTACATCGGTGCTTGCTACAGTCGTTCCATATTCACCTCCACCATAAGAAGTAGTTCCAGCAGCTACACTTAGATTTACATTACTTGTAGTAATAGCAGGCTGTTGGTCTTGTTGAGTGCCAAATACAGTATTGAAAACGGTTTTTAGCGTATCGCCTTTAGATGCCACTTTGTAAGGGCTTGTATTAGACGCGCTTGTAATTTTTCCGATAGCTGTATAAGTATATAAATCACTTGACAATTTAACTGATGTTTCATCAACACCTCCTGCAAAAGGCAGGTTCATAACCAAAGTTTTTCCATCACCGATTTTAAAGCGCTCGTAACTATATGTACTGTCAGCATCATACACGATTATTTCACCAGCCATTGGTACGAAATTCGTAGCTTGTTGCCAGTTAGCTTCGGTATCATGCTTATTTTGTATTCTTGTTTTAATATTCTTTACTGCCATAATTAATCACCAATTTACCTTTTAATTTTATATTATGTCTTATCATTTACTCTACTCCTTACTTTAAGAGCTAGCTAAAGCTGCTATTCTAGCTTCTAGTTCTGCTATTATAGCGTTGGCCTCTTCTTGAGAAATGAAGTATTTTTTCTGAGCATCCGCGCTATAAGCAAAAGAAACGTCTAAAGACTCGCCTGTAAGGTTAGCTAAGTATGCGTCCCAATTGGCGTCATTCTCATAAGCGACCAAAGAGTTTAAACGGTCTTCATCAACACTAGAAGAAGAATCTAAAGCCTTTATTCTTAGTACTAGTTCTGCTATTTTAGCTCTGACTTCGTCTCGAGAAGTAAAATATTTTTTTTGTGCGTTAGCACTATTAGCAAAAGAAACTTTTAGAGAATCACCTATAAGGTTATCTTTATAATGCACCCAACTATTTTTATAATCTGTTAGGGATTCTGAATAACAGTAAAATTTGATATTTTCATTAGTATGTGAAAAAGAGTCGTCATGCACAGTAGGAGGTGTTTCACCTTGCAATACCACACTTATTAGTGAACTACAGCCACTAAATGCTTCCGGTGCTATATCTGTTGTGGCTTCAGCAATCACCACACTTATTAGTGAGTTACAATCCTTAAAAGCCTGTTGACCTATACTTGTTACACTACTGCCCATTACAACATTAGCTAATTTATTGCAGCCAGCGAATATATCAGAGTCTAAGCCTTTTACACTGTCTCCTATAATTACACCTACTAAAGAAGTACAATCTTCAAACACAGATGTGCCAATACTTTCTACACTATTTGGTATGATTATATCTGCGAGTGACGCACAATTATAGAACGCATGATTACCTATACTTGTTATTGTATTTGGTATTACTATACTTGTTAACCAGCTGCAATTATAGAATGCATCATAGCTAATACTTTCTCCACCAGTTATTGTTACTGATTTTATACTCGTAGGTATATAGTAATGATAGTACTCAGTGCCAGAACCATTACAGTATTGATAAGTAGCTCCGCTTATAGTGGAAGGACTGGTTGATGTCTTAAAACCAAATATATAGCCAAAAACCGTATCATATCCACTAAGCGCTGTTTTAATTTTGTTTGCTCCAATAAAAGGTAAGGTCATTCTTGTCAAACTACTGCAACCTTTGAACACAGAATTACCTATACTTGTTACACTTGCCGGTATTTCTATTGCTTTAAGTGCTATGCAATTTTCGAACGCATGTTCACCTACACTTGTTAACTGACTACCTTTTTCAAATGTAACGTTTGTGAGTGCTGGGCAATACTCAAACGCATAATTACCAATACCTGTTACACATTTTCCAATTATTACATTTGTTATTTTTGGTGCATAATAAATACCGCTACCTTGATAGAATAAATATGCTGGGATTTTTATTACTTTTTCTATGTTTTCTCCAAATGTTACAGTTATTCCTGTTCCATTTTTTCCTGCTTCCTCAAATACCCTGCTACTTGACCTTAAATCTGCACAATCTTTTGCATTGAAATTAATTTGTGTTAACGAATGGCACCTAAGGAACGCAAAATCACCTATACTTGTTACGCCTTCTGGAATTGTTATACTTGTTAAGCTTTCACAATAATAGAATGCACTAGCACCAATGTGTTTTAACTGACTATTTTTTCCAAATGGAGCTGTTGTGAGTGAGTTGCAATTATAGAATGCATCATTACCTATACTTGTTACAGAGTTAAGGGTAGTTATGCTAGTAAGTGCCTTACAATTATAGAAAGTTTTACTACCTATGCTTATTATTTTACTAGACTGTATTACGACCACTTCTAAGTTAGTACATTCATAAAAGGCTTCTTCGCCTATACTTATAACATTCTTCTGAATTTCTATTCTTTTTAACGAAGTACACCCAGTAAATGCAGCCGGCATAATATATTTTGTATTTATATTAATAGTAGTGTTTGATGATAAACTTGCTGATTTTGAACTCGCTAAAATACAATATTTATTATCATTTACTGTTAAATAGACTAGACCGTCTTCTTCAGTACGTGATAAACCACTGTATATGAAAGCTTCTTTACCTATATTTATTACACTTGCTGGAATTTCTAATGTTTTAAGTGAGTTGCAATTATAGAACGTCTGATAACCTATACTTGTTAACTGACTGGTTTCTTCAAAAGTTACACTTGTGAGTGATGTGCAGTAATAGAACGCCTGATTACCTATACTTGTTACGCTTGCTGGAATTTCTATTGTTTTAAGTGATGTACAAAAATAAAACGCAGAACTACCTATACTTGTTACACTATTTGGAATTTCTATACTTGTTAATTTACTGCAACCACCGAACACCCTATCACCTATACTTGTTACACCTTCTGGAATTGCTATGCTTGTGAGTAAGTTGCAATTATTGAACGCATAAGAACCTATACTTGTTACACTTGCTGGAATAACAATGCTTGTTAACGATTTGCAATCATAGAACGCATGATCACCTATACTTGTTATACTGTTTGGTATAGTTATGCTTGTTAAATCATCGCAATACACGAATGCATGAGAGCCTATAAACCTGCAACTAGAATTTATTGTGGCTGATTCTATTGTTAAGTATTGTGGTCCTTCTAAATATAAATAGGGATTACTTTCATTTCCTAAATATTTTAGGTTGCCTTCTATATTACACTGTAATTTATAGCAATATGCGAGTGCACCATCACCAATACTTATTACACTGTTTGGTATAGTTATGTCTGCGAGCTTTTCACACTCCATAAAGGCGCTAGCACCTATACTTATTAAAGCACTGTCTGTTGTGAATGTTACTCTACTGAGTGTAGGGCATAATTTGAATGCACTATCACCTATTCTTTTTACACTTTTTGGAATTTCTACAGCTTGAAAATAACGCTTAGAAAAAGCTTCTTCGCCTATACTTGTGACAGGTTTACCGTTATATGTATCAGGGATAATTATAACGTCATCAGAACAAGATCCTTTGCCACTTACTTCATATTCAGTATCGTTATTAATAAGCGTATAGCTTAATCCTGTACTTGCCATTACCTACCACCTCTAATACCAAAAACTATTTTATTTAAATTTTTATAGTTTTTCATTATTTTTTTACCTTAGTTCTTATTTATTAATATATAGACTCAAAAAACTCTGGTTCTACTTTTAATGATTGGCCAACAGTTTTTAGTGTGCCATCACCTTGTATTACATAAACTGTACTAATATCATTTTCAAATACAGTAATTATTTGTCCATAGTAATAAACTGTCTCACTAGAACCCGCATTTTTAGCAGTAGCGGCGGCTGCTTGTGCTTCAGCTAAGCTACCAAACATAGACCTTGCGTCAAGAGGGAAGGCTGTTTGTGGATTAAAAGATACGGGCAATGCAACCAAATTATTTATTTTTTCATAGCTATTTGCCATTTTATTTCTCCTTAAATAGTTATTGTATAAGTATTTGCTTCAGTAGTCGCCTTAGCGAAATCGCTAACATATACCTTATAGTTAGTAGAGTACCCCGCACTTGCACCATCTACGCTAATCGTTTGTTTTGTAAAAGATGGTTTAATATCATATGAAGTAGCACTATCTATTACTGAGCTTACATCTTGTAATGTTGCAGGATAAGCGAATATTACCCTAACAGTTCCAATTGGAATGTATAATTCCCAGCTATTGCCACTAGTTGGAGTACTTGAAGTGCTCTCAGACAGCCCACGAATTAATGTTGAATTTATTGCGCTGGTCTTAGACGTTAATGCACCGTAAAATCCTTTTCTATAGCTAGTAAAGGTAGCAGTTTGACTTACTGATAAAGATTGTTCAGACTTATACTCAGGTAGAAGTTCACTAGTTATATCTAAGCCTAAATTGCTACAAGGATAATTTGTTACTGCGCTTCTTTTAGCGGTACCAGTTGCAGTAACAATAATAGCACTTTCACCTATTACAAAACGTGTATTACTAAGATTAATATCTCCAGATTCGAGACTATTTCCATTACTATCTTTATAGGTTATACCAGTTGACTTCTCTGCAAAATTTGCCGCGCCACTACTATATGTACCCCATTTATAAGTTCCAGCATTTGTTGACCAAGAAGCCGACGGAGCTACAGTAGAACCAATCTCATAACTGCCCCCTGATATGCTAATATTACAATAAGGAGTGCGGCTAAATACAGTTTTATCTTCCTGTGCAAACGCACCTTGGAGAAAAGCATGAAGGCTTTGACCTACTGCACCAATTTCAGTAGAGTTTTGACCAGAAGGAATCTTATAGTAGCCAAAGTCTTGTGTTATAGTAAATTTTCCACTTAATTCTACGTCAGCATCAGTAATTTTCTCTGGAACTAAATAAAGAGCAGACTCATCAAGAGTGTTTGCCTCTTTTGCTGCGTCGTAAGTGTCTTGTGTTACTTTGTGAATTTTTAAATTAAGTAAATTTTCGGTTGTAGCCAAAATAGTAAACTCCTTTTAATATTTTATAAATAAAAATAAACTCGTTATTTTAGGTGCCAAAAATTTAGATAATTAAATAATGGCTTCTCAAAATAATCGAGCTTAATAAGCATAATATAAGGTCTCCTTTAAAATTATCTTTTCAAATTTTTGGACACAAGGTTAACCATCATTTCAGGCTTAACCTAAATATTTAATTTTTAATGTCATTTAATTTAGCAAATAAAAATAAAGCCTAGACTAGAAATTTTTAATAAATCTAATCTAGGACTTTTTAATTTTATTGTTTATAATCTGTTATACGTCCGGCATCTATCATTTCATTAAGTCTATGTTCTTTAGCATAGGCATTTACTGCTGAGCTAATAAAAAATGGAAGATCTTTTAATTTAGTATTTCCATCACCAACTTTTAATCTAGCATAAGGATAGTTAGAATCCGGATCAAATACTATAAATTCACCAGAAGCCGGAATAAAACTCGATAATCTATTCCACTCAGCTTCGGTTTTGTGTAGCTGGCTGACCCTAGCTCTCATATTTGGCTCTTTCATTATAAGTTACCTCCGTTTTTAAGGATTTGCTTTATAACAGGATCAGTTGTAGCACTTGACACGTCTATACCATAAGTAAACTTATTTATTGGCTCTAACTCTGTTAGTGAATTTATATATTGCTTAGCTATATTAAAATAAGTTGTGTGATACAAAACATGTTTTCTAAAAGCTGATATAACTTTAGACATATCTTCACGTGAGAAAAATTTACATTGTTGACCAGCTGCATGATAAAGAAAATGCTCTGTGTCTGTTTTTAGTTCATTTTCTATTGCTAATAAGTTGAGTTGGTCTTCTATAGTTAGCATAAAGTCATATTTTTTACCATCAGACAACTTTACTGAAAATCCATCAGTTATTTTGCTTTTGCATAAGTTTGAGATACGCTCTATAGTATTTTGTTTTGCTTTTGTTAAATTAGAATTATCTGCGTAGCCTGATTTTAGTACAATATTTAAACTATCAAATTCATTTAAAGTAATTTCTTCAATAGTAACTATATCTAATTCTTTATTAGGCAAAGGGATGAACGCATATAGGGTCTTATTATTAGACCCTATTATGCCATGAGCAGAAGTTTTATCGGTAAAAGTAATATGTCCGGTAGGCAATACTCTAAAGAAATGAGGTACTTTTACAGCATCAATAACTTTTCCATTGAGTATAATTTTATACATTATTCTACCTCCTCTACGTAATTAAACACAAAATCGTCATAAGTAACACCAACAGCGCCAAAGAATGGATCTAAAGCATTACCTTCTTTATCAAAACCCTCGAATTTTTGTTCGTGTTGAGTTTTAGACCAAGGCACGTAGAATTTTACGTGATTAGCCGCCGTGCCAGAAGATAAAAATGCTTGTTTGTGAATTTGTGGTATTTTTATATTACCGTCACCATCCAGTCCCACATTGAAAACTACTTTTTGTAAGCTTGGCATGTACCCAAAAGCTCTATCCCTAACAACTCCAACCGCTGTCGGTATTGTAATTTCACGCAAAGCGCACTCATTAAATGCATAAGTTGGCAGTTCTTCTAAACTCTCAGGCAACGTTATGCTCTCTAAACTACCACACCAGCTGAAGCAAGTAGCACCAATTGATGTAAGTGTACTTGGTAACGTTACCTCACATAAATAAGAGCAACGACTAAAAGCATTTGAACCAATAGTAGTAATACCTTCTGGAACATTAACTGCCTCAATTCCAGTGTTTGAGAAACAGTTTTGTCCTAAACTACTTAAAGTGTAGTCTGCTGGAATTTCTCCAGTAATACCCTGTAAAAATTTACGATTTTTAGTATCTACCAAATAATTTTCATTACCAATAAAGTTTTTATTAGCACTATCTACGGAGAACCTTGTCAATCTCAAGCAATCAGCAAAAGCTGCATCACTTATATTTTGTACGTTCGCCGGAATATGTACTGTTTTTAACTTATTACAGCCTTGGAAAGCACTTCTACCAATACGTTGTACTGATTCTGGTAATTCAATTTCAGCTAAACTGCTACAGTTTTTAAAACCATTTGCAAATATTTCTTTCAAGTGACTCGGTAATCTGACAAACTCTAGGTCTGTATGCTCATATTTTATATCAGTTGTGTTGTAATAAAATCCAAGGCCAACTACTTTACAATCAACTCCATTTGAAGATATTGTGTCGGGAACCTTAACTGCTATATTATTTGTATTCATATATGCGTCAAATGTCATAGTTCCTGCTGAAATACTATATTTTGGATTAAATAGCTCACTATTCTTAAGCTCATACCACTTTTCATCTAAAAAAGTAAATTGGGCTTTATAGGTTGTTTCACCAAGTATTACAGTTGATTCAGGGTACCAACCAGTAAAAGCATATAGACTAGGATCATTTGAATCTAGTTTACTAGGTACAGGCATTCCTGCCGCTAAATATTCATCAAGATTATTATATGGTGTGTAGTAGTTAACATTACTACCATAAGGAATTGTAAATGTTTTTAACAAATAGTCAGATGTCCCTTCACTGGCTGTAGGATTTGTAAACCAAACAGTATAGCTTTTTCTATCTGCTTTAAATACTGGGTATAATACGCGATCACCTGCTATGTTTAGTAAAGCATCTTCCTCTAAGTATTCTTTATAGTCCTCTTCGTGGTCATTTACACCCTTACTAATTTGTTTAGTACTTGACCAACCGACATGTACATACTTAAACGCATCATTTTCTGGCCATGTAGGCACAGTAAGCTCTGGGTCTGGACAACTATTAAGTATAGAATTGTTACTTACAACAGTAGCAGTATGTAGCTCTTGTCCAACACTGCCATCAGAATTTAAGTATTTAAACGTAACTTTCGATGTTAGTGTGCCAAACCCAATATCGAGCTCTGGATACCTTGTATTTAAATTACTGTACTGCTCACCAGTAAGACTGTTTATGTGACATGTACCTGATATATAAGCATTAGCAAGGTCAGCACCTGAAGAAGATAAACCACCGAGTCCAAAAAACTTTTCTGCAAAATCATCATACTCAATATCACCGAAGTTAATGTCAGTTAATCTAAGTCTTTTAAGATTAACACAATTATCAAGTAAGTCAATTTTATTAATTAAAGGACAGTTCTCAACAACGAGGTCTACGACATCGTCATAACTTTCTAGTACAAGTCCATCATTACCTAAATAACTTAAATTTCTTAAATTTATTGTTGTTACATTAGGAAGTTCTACATATTCTAGTTTGCCACCATCTGCAAATAAAGCTCCAGGAATATTCGTGCCAAAAGCATAAACTCTTTTAAGATTTATAAGTTCACGTAAGTCTAAAGATCGCGTTAATCCTGTTACATTCTCTACATTTAATTCTTCTAATAGTGGGTTAGCTCCGGTTGTCAGGGTTGTGAAACCAGGGTTAATATATCCAGCAGTGTCATTACCTAAAGTGAGTTTTCTAATTCTAGATGCCTTAGCCGTATCAGCTGTAGTTGCATAACATGTTGATAAATCACCGAAGTCTTGTATTAACGATGAACTATATATACCAATAATATCAGCACCAGTGCCAGTAAATGGAATTTCAAATTCTTCATTTGGAACAGCTCTAACTTGAATTGGACTATTAGTACCATATTTTACGTTTAAATATATATACGCATAAGGTGTAAGTTTAAGTCTGTAATTAGGCTGAACAGCTAAGTCTCCTGTCGGCACAGAACATCTAAGTACTGAGCTGTCTTCCCCAGCAGTCGATGTTTGATATTTAGATGCCATGTACTGTTCTTGGCTTCTTTCCCACTGTCTACGGTGGTACTTCATTTTACCATTAGACATATTAACAAGGAATTGTGCAGCACCTTTTCCATTTATAAATGATCCAGTGTATGTTCTAATATACTTTCTATCAATATCAAGTCTCCATAGCTCTTCTGGGAATTCATTTTGCCAATCATCACAAGCTTTAATAAAGCTTTCAGCATGCCAAGCATTTTGAGACTCTAGTGTATTATACATAGTTTTTAACTCATCTCGGAAACAGTCACGCACTTTGCAGAAAAATGTGCTGTCCATCTCTCTAAATACTTCTTCACCAACGGCGTCTACATCTGTATCTTCCAAACCATATCTATACACTTGTTTACCATAGTTATTTAACCCTAGTGAAGTATCGTTATCATAGTCCCAGCAAAGGTCCCATTTGTGAGTTCCATCAGCAGCTTTACCATAGTGCCAGAAGGTATTTTTTGCGCGGTTATCTACCATGCAATATCTTAAAGTAAATAAATAATAATATAAAGCAGAATCAATAACAAAATAATTTTTCAAGTTTGCTTTAAACTCTTCATCAGTTGAAGTAGTAACAAATCTATAGAAATCAATCCAAGCTTGTTTGCAGGTATTTACTACATCTGGGTCTTCATCATCTGAAATATAACGCCAACCATAAGTAAAATCCTCACTAAAGTCGTCGTGTTCAAGAATATCAATATAATATTTTTTAGTTAGGTCTACCTTTATATCTGTTGTAAGCACATAATCGCCACGTAATTCATATAAATTAATTAAATTATTTTTACTTGGATAAGCAACGCACTTGTACGTGTCTGTAGCCGCATTATAAGTATAGTAAGCTTTATTTCGTATGACTTCAGTATCTTCAGTTTTTACGAATTCACCTTCCAATTCATACAATTTATCTAAATTTTCGTCTTTTGCCCAAATATAAGTTCTTTCGTGAGTAGTTTCATCCTCTTTGTATCCCATTGCATCTATCATTGTATCTACTGGGAAATCTGATAGCGGAAGTTCTACGTCCATAATTTCAACACAGCATTCATATCTATCATTAGGGTCTGTAAGACGAGTGTTATCTGTTTTCTTAGAGTCACCAATATTACCAATAGCATAAAAATGCCAGTCGGTGTCAGCAAACTCTCTGTGAGTTGATAGGTCAGGGTCAGTTTCTTGAATAAATATTACACAGTTATGGAACTCCATAGTATCCTTAATAAAGTCCGTGTTAACTCCTTCACGTGCAATGAAAGGTCTTCTATAAGGATTAAATTTGTTATATCTATTCGCCAACATAGCGTTTGTTAAGTTATTAGATGAAGCAATATTTACTTTTGCATTCAAATAAGCAACCGGAACAGAGGTTCTAGTCAAAGTTATTGTTCTAGCCGTTGAGCCATCACTGAACTCAAAATACGAGTTTGACTTATTCATGATAAAATCAAGATTTCGTCCCGCCGCGCCATAGTCATTAGAGCTAGTACCTTGGCCACTATGCTGCGCATTATAGCAAACCCAATTATCTTTAACAGGGTCTCCATTTTTATATATCTGCTGAATTTTTGTATTCGACACTTTATCGCTCTTATTGTTAGTAAAGTGCGGAGCAGAAAGTTTATAAACTCTTAACCAAGGACATTTTTCAGCAAGTACTTCAGGAGTTAGTTTATGATTTTCATCATATATTTGATTTCTATTATATCTATCAACCATCTCCTCTGCTGTTCGTGCATCCGCTATAAAGTTATTTAGAATATCAATATTTGTTAATGAGTTATTATATACTTTAAACCTATAAATATAAACATCACAGTCAGGAGATCCAATAGTAATATCTTTTGCTGTATTTTGTTTAAAATTGTAGTTATTATCATATACCATTGGACGGCTTGGTACACCATCTTCATAGCCCATAACCATTGGCACTTTTTCAGTATCACTAGAAATATTAAATTCAAATTCTATAAGATCTTCTTCAGAATATGCTAATTCTAAACTACCATTTTGTCCATAAATATTAGCATTATGAACTCCCATTTCAATACCAATATGGTCCCTGTCTGTTGTATTATCAATACATGATAAAAATATTGAGTCAGGATTAGCGACATTTTTTGTCTTGAAAATTAATTTAAATTCCTTGCCATATTTCTTAGCGTCATCAGCAAAAAGTTTATAATCAATTGTTGCTGTCGAACCTGCTTTAATACAGAAACATGGTTCTCCGTCTTCGACACGATAGCCGCCATTTATCCAGTCAAAATTATCTGAAACTGTCATGTGAACATCATTATAGCTCCATAAACGGTTAGCACTATCATTATTATTTCGGCCTACTGGATTAAAGTCAAAAGCTAATCCAGCAGTTACTGGAGCTATAGTAATATCAAGTTTTTCAACATCAACATAAACCGTTTTGATTTGGTTTACACAAATAATTTTAATAGTGTGACGTCCAGCTTCAACACCAGTATAAGAATAAACACCAGTAGGAGTATTATTGTATTCAGGATTTGCTTTAATTTCTACGGTAGAAACGTTAACACCATCTACTTCTATTTCAACAATAGGCATTTCTGACTTAGGATCATAAACAGTATAAAGAATATTTACAGTTGAATACTGTTTAATATTAAAATTATGTACAGATGTACCAATTATTGGCAGCTTACTATCGGCATTATATACTAAGATATCCTTTGTTATGCAATTAGATGTAATAGTACTACCATTTATCTCAGCCTCTAAATAAACTTCAAGTAGGTGTGAACCGTGTTCTTGTGCTGGTATTCTATACTGACGTGGTATACCAGATATATCTGCTGTAAGCGTACTACTAGGCAATTCTATACCATCTAATTTAAATTTTGCAGTTTTATCCACAGCGCCTTCTGGTGTATATGTAAAAACAATTTCTTCGCCTGACGCGTATGTAATTTTATCATTAAAGGCTGAACTAATTAAAAGTTCTTTCTGCTCAACTGTCCATGTTTTGGTAACAGTATTACCATTATCATCTGTAACTAATAAAAAGACTTTATTAGTACCAACTGATAGATGCTTTGTTATGTCAAACTCGTTTCCACCATCTTTAACTATACCATAGGCAACTACAACATTATTAACCTTCCAAGTTGCAGAAGCTTCCTGAACAATATCACCAGAAGAGTCTGTGCCTGAAAATGTAAATAATAGTTTTGTTGTATCATTAACCGTGGTAATGACAGGAGACGTAGTTATATAACTAATCTTGAGAGAGCTTACACTACCTCCACCGCCACCGCCACCGCCTGCTCCGCTTATAATTTGTACGCCAGATTCTGGAATAACCTCTTTGTTAGCTGTCAAATAAAGCGTATAAGGACGTTGTTGATCTATTTCACCAGTAAGGTCATAGTGTAAACCGTCTATAGCTTGAGTATCTATATATTGAGATAGACTATCTCTAAGTGCTTTGATATCATTGCCAACAGCTCTAACTGCTGCACCGGCCGAAGTGTAAATTTCACCACTGTATCCATTTCTAATATCAATAAGTTCTGCATCTGCAGTAGTGCTTCCGTCGGGTAGGGCTATAAGAGTATCAATACGATTAGCCTGTACCTCTATACTTTTGTTAGTATCGGTAATATGCTGATCTAAAGTCTCAATAGTTTTGTTAACTTCAGCTATATCTGCTTCAGCTATAGACTTGTTGTTAGCTATAATTTCATTAATCTCAGTAAATTCACCAGCAGTTTCTTCACTTAGACTTTGTAGGTCCTTACTAAGGTCTGTGACGCTGGCTTGAATGTCTAGGACTGCAGTTTGCGCGCTAGCTGCTTGATTATGTGCTGAAGTAATATCTCCCTGTAATGATTTAATATAACCTTTATTAGTATTAATTTCAGATTGCAGTGCATCATTGGTTGAACTGATATTTTTTATTAAAGTATTTGCGAAAGAGCCTTCTACTTCTGGGTTAAAATTATCGGAAGTATAAGACATAAGATTTTGCATTTCGGTGCTAATATTATTGGTCTCAGCCTGAACGTCAGCAAACTTGGAATTTGTGTCAGTTTCAAGCGCTGCTATCTGCTTCTGCAAGCTACCAACAACAGATTCTTTACCGTCGCCCATCTCGCCGTCTTCGCCTATAAAGCGCTTTTCTAGTGCTTCTATTGCGCTAGTTAACCCTGTGGCAGCCTCTAAAATTTCTTGACGTATTTCAGCATCTTCCGCAGTAAGTTCAGCTACTTTTGCTTCATAAGTTGTTTTAGTATCTAGTAATGCTTGATTTACAGAAGCAATTTGGTCTGTCAACTCTTTATCACCGTCTTCGATAATAGCATAAATACCAGTAGCAGCTTCAGCAGGCACATAATCGTCTTCACCTTCAACACCGGCAGCGGGAGTGGACTGAATACCGATTGTTTCTTCTAACACACAAAAGCTGGCAATTGTTTTATCACGGTATTCAAGAAAAGTACCTTCTAAGGTACTAATGTCAGAATGTAAAATAGTAACATTTTCCATAACCGACTTTATTTGTGCTAAAAGCTCTGCGTCCGTTTCTTTGCAATATTGCTCTAAAAGAGTTATCGCACCATCTAAAGTAGTTTCAATTTCAGTAAGCTCATCAGACAAACTATCTTCTGCAGTATTTATTCTAGTGTCAAGGTCTTCAATATTAGCTAAAAATTTTTCAACATCAGTATCAAGCTGACCTTGAGTAGCTTTTAATTTTTCTGATAGACTATTTACACTTTCTTTTAGAGTGTTTATATGTTTTGAAAGCTCTTCGGCAGCGGCTGTGCCTTGCTGTTCTATGTAAGACATCTTATCAATTAAAGCAGTCTCAACGGCAGCAAGGTCAGTCTGTAACCCTTCTTCCGTATCAGTTATTCTAGTGTCAAGGTCTTCAATATTAGCTAAAAGTTTCTCTTGATCGAGGTCTATACGATCTACAAGACCTTTATTGAAAGTAGCTAAAGCTGCTATGTCTTTTTCTAAACCTCTTATTTGAGCAGTATTATTCTCATCAGCCTCTTTCGTTTGTTGTTCTAAAGTATTTATCGCAGCAGTCAAAGCTTCATTAATTGTCTTAAAGCTATCATCAATTTTATTGTCAAGTTCTTCTGCTTTATTATCCAGTTGTGTTTCAAGCGAAGATATATCAGAAGCCGTTTGACTAACTACGCTATTAATACGAGTATTTATTGTATTGTCTAATTTATTAATTGCTGAGTTAAGCTCGTTCTTGCTCGCAATGTCTGCATCCGCAATAACTTTATATATGTCATTAATAGCTCCTTCACGAGCGCTTTTTTCGTCAAATATTGTAGATTCTAACGAAGTTTTAGCTTCAGATATATCTTTAGCAATCTTTGACTCTAACTCAGTTTTAAGGTTATTTCTGGCCTCCTGGGCTTGCTCTGTGACAGCTTTTGTAGCAGCCTTTGTTTCACTACGTAAGGTATTTGCTGTTTTAGAGATCTCGCCCTTAATGTCTGTACTAACAATTTCATCTCTATTAATAAAATCATTCGTTAATTCTGAGCTCTTTGCCTCAATAACTTGAGATATTTCTTGTCTAATACTTGAAATATTTTCTGGAAGGCTCTCTTTTATTTCAGCTATCTTTTCTTCGAGCTCGGCTTGTGTTTTTGCTAGCTCTTGTAGTAAAATAGTCTTAGTTTTATCATCTATATAAGGTAGTTTTGAGAATATTGTATAGCCGGTACCTATCTTACACTTTCTAGTACCGTCAAGACACTCTTCTATTATCAGTTCACCCTCTTCTGGAATAAGATCAAAATCTTTCCATTCTTGAGTTGTTCCTCTACGGTGTTTTACTATCATAATGCTAACTCCCATCATTAATTTTTTGTTCGTATAATTTAGCAAATAGATTTAATAAATAAAAAGGTAACCGTGTAAGGTTACCTTTTTAAATACTATAAGTTTTTTAAATTATTTTAATCAATATTTTCAGTTGCAGAACCGCAATAGAAAATAATAACATCACCGTCTTTACCGTGGTAAAGTTTGTTATCTGTGCCAATTTTTACACAATCACCTTCAATAGCATCAAGACGATCACTATTTGCACTTGCAGCAGCCGCTGCATTATCAGCAATTTCTTTAGTTTTAGCAAGACCTGTTGATGCGTTATTAACACTGCCTGTAATAGCGTCTAAGTCAGCACGTAATTTTTCATTACCAACGCTATCAGGATCTAAAACAATACTTTCTAAATCCTCAATAGCATCTGCAGCTGTATCTAAACGACCAGCGTTTTCAGCAGCTTTTGCGGCAGCGGCGTCAGCAACTTCTTTCGTCTTAGCGAGACCTGTCGCTGCATCTTCTACAGCAGCTTTAACTGCATTAGCCGTACCTTGAGCAGCATCTGCAGCGTTTTGTGCAGCAACTGCCTTTCCATCAGCAGTATAAGCAGCGTTTCTAGCGTCGTTTACATCATCTTTAACGTTAATATCCTCGTACCCAGTTAAGATAGTATCAATATCATCTAAACGGCTATGTGCATCAGATGCTTCACTAGCGGCATTGTCTGCGATAGCTTTTGTTGCACTAAGGCCAGCTGTCTTATTATCCACCAATCCAGCAACTCTAGAGATTTCTGTATATAAAGCGTTATTACCTTTAGAACCATCACCAGTTAATTGTTGAAGTGCAGTAATATCGTTTCTAATTGTTTTACCATCACCAGAATCTACGATTTCTTGTAACACATCAATATCAGCTTCTGCAGTATCTAAACGGCCGGCGTTTTCAGCAGCTAAAGATGCTGCATTATCAGCAATTTCGTTAGTTTTAGCGAGACCGCTATTTTCATCATTAATAGCTGTAGCTAAGTCGCTTAAATCTTTACCCAAATTTGTTAGGTCAGTACGAAGTGCGCTATTTGCATCATCTCCAGTTTTAACAATACCTTGGAGTTCTGTAATAGCTTCTCTAAGAGCAGCATTAGTATTAGCACCGGTTTTAACAATAGCTTCTAAAGCGTCAATATTAGCTTCTGCAGTATCTAAACGACCATCATTTGCAATAGCTAAAGCATTGGCATCTTCAGCTGTAGTTTTAATACCAGCAACTTCAGTTTCAAGAGCATCAACTTCTTTTTGAGCATTAACAGCTTTAGCATCAGCAGCATTTGCAGCAGCTTGAGCCGTAGCAGCATCAGCTACACCCTTATCTGCTTGATCTTTAGCAGCGTTAATTGCTGTATAGATTGCGCCACTAGTAGTAGTAAGTTCTTGAAGTGCCTCAATGTCACTAGTATTATTAGATGCCTTAGCTTCAACCTCAGCTACGCGTTTTTCAAAGTCGCCGTTAGTAGCTAAGGTCTTTTGTAAAGCAGCGATATCCTCGGTATTTTCGTTAATAGCATCAAGTAAATCTTTAGCAGTTTCACCTTCAGTATTAATAAAAGTTTGGATTTCAACTAAAGTATCAAGAGCATTTTTAAGACTTTCACCTTCGCCTTCATCTGCAGCCGCACCATCAAAGAATGCCTCGATAGCCTCTAAGCGGTCTTCGTGATCGCTTATATCTTCTACAGCATTATCTAAAACGTCTTTATTTCCAGCAGCTAAAGCCTCAACGTCTTCAACTCTCTCAACTAAAGCCGAATCATTATAAGCATTAGGTACCACGATTTGCTCTGCAACAGCTATACCGTCTTTAGTAAGTTCATAATTTACTACGCCAGTACCAGTAGTCTTCTTAACAGCATATTCAGGAATTGCTACGTCAAGAGTATATGTAACAGTGTCAGTATTAACATCTTCGTCTTTCTCAATACTAAGTGCAGAGCCTTCAGCAACTTCAACTTTTGTTACGGTATTTGTGTCACCTTCAACGATTTGGTTAATAGGTACCCACTCGATAGATCTAACACCATTAGTTACTTTTACGCGAGGTAAATAAGCATCTTCTGCATTAGCAAAGCCTTTAAGAGCTACTCTTCCGTCTTCAGTTACTGTGATAGATGCGTCATCACCGGTAGGAACTGTGCCTACTTTCTTAATATAAATAGAATATTCTACTTCTGTATCAACGTTATCTACTTTTTCAATAACTTTGTGAGTGCCTTGTTCTGAAGGTGTAATTACATAAACAGTAGTATCACCATTTTCAGTAACAGTGATTAACTGACCTTCATAAGCAACAGGGTTTGTTGCTGCATACACAACTGCTTTATCAAATGAGTCATAAACTTCTGTAATATCGACAGGAACACCGCTTAAACGAGTAAGGGCATTGGTCCAGTCCATAATATTGCCTACTTTATAGGCTGAATTTTGAATATCAAGATATGATTTTGCCATTATATATTGCCCTCCTTATTAAGCCCAAGTAAGCTCAAGACTAGTTTCACCAGTGAAAGGTGCGTCCAAATTGATATACCATACGTCATAGTCAACTGCGGTATAGCCGTTAGCGCCATCAACTGTAAGAAGTCTTGCTTTCTTTGTACAAGCAACACTGGTTGCAGGCTCTTTAGTTACGTTTTTAACAGTTAAAGAAGATTTGGCACCAGCTTTTGCTGCAAAGAAAACTTGCTTCGTACCAGCAGGCACCTTTAGAGAAGTAGGAAGTCCAGCAGTAGAAGTACCACTATTGCCAAGCGCTCTTACTTGTACTGAAGTAATGGCTGTAGGATCCGCTAAAGCATCGGTAGAGCTCTTCCAGCCCCAGAAAGGTTTTCTATATCCAGTTACTTTAACGGAACCAGTAAGGTCTTTTGTTTTAGTGCCATTTTTATCAAAACCAGTTATTGTACCAGAAGTAACTTCGTTTAAGTTATTCTTAGGAGCATTAACAGTAGTATTTGTCAAATCTAAAGTAACTGTTGCATAAATCTTAGCATATTCTGTGCTAGATTCAGACGTAATTTGAATACGGTTATCTACACCACCTTCGTTAGCTGAATTGTCTGCTAATGCGAAGGAACCATCTACCTGGTCTGATGCAGCAGGAGGGTTGCCATCAATTGTTTTATTCGTAGTAACTGACCACTTGAAGTTGCTAGCACTAATACCAGTAGCTTGGTCAGCTGCTGTACCGACGTTGTACTTACCGTTTGATGTTGAGCCATCCCAGTTAAGAGCTGTGATATACGCGCCCATTTCAGGGTCATTATTTTGCACCGTTGCGCTTACAGAGCTAAAAGATGCATTTGGTTGAGTAATAGTAGGTTCAACAGTCTTCTTAAGCGCGCTAAGAAGGAATTCTGAAGTAGTCATACCAGCAGTGCTTGAGTAAGTCTTGAAGCTACCTGCAGGTACGTCATTGTAGTAACCGAAGTTCTGTGTTAAAGTAACAGGTTGTTCAAACACACCTTCAGCCTGAGGAAGCTGACTCCAGGTGCTAGTACCGTCACCAACTTTGATGATAGGCACTACTTTGTTTTCGCCGTCTACTGTACGAGTCATATAGCCAACGCCAACTTCGCCGCTTCTCAACTTGTAGCTAGATTTTTGCCACTCGGTGGTTGAGTCATTTCTTAACACTATAATAGTATTAATAGTTTGTTCTGCCATAAAGTATCTCCTTTAATTATAATTTTTATTTTTAGTTATGCATGTTTTTAAACACACATATTAATTTAGCTAATTCTAATTAATTTTGTTTTAGTCATCATTTGGGTCAGAGTCACCACCAAATAATATAGTCGTTTTAAGTGACTCAGTAAAACTAGTAAATGAATTGTCTACGTACTCTTCTACGAAATCTTTAGTTGCGTAGTTAGTAAGGTCAACATTAGAGCTTCCTACGCAGACAGTTTTTGAGGTTCCATCAGAATAGTATACTGTGATACCGCCTTCGTTATTAACCTCTACGTCGGAAACACTTGCTCTCGCGTCATTAGCGTTAGCTTTACGTAAATAACGATTAGAGTCTTTATCATATATATAAGTATAAAGTATATAAGCATCAGTATCAGCACCAAGCTGACGAACTCTATAATATGTAATATTAGGGTTAAATTCGTCTGAGTCAAAGTTATTAGGCAACTCAGTTTCCTGTTCGATTTTTTGGAACAGCTCAACTCCTTCGAGCTCGGTTAACCTGTTAGAAAGTACTTTTGTAAAAGCTTCTAGGTCAGATATTTCTGCTAATTTGTGCCAGTTTTCTTCTTTCGTAACATCCGGTGCTGGCACTATATAAGCCGCGGTCTGATTAGATAAAACCGCACTATCATACAGATAATAAATGCCGTTTTTAGTAGGGTCTTCTTTATTAAGCCATACCGCAACAACCATACCGTTATAAGCGATAATATTGCCCTTGTCAGACTTCCAAGTTTCTTCTGATAGTAAGTCAGCATAAGTTTTTACAATAGACTTCGCGTCAAAAGGGCCTCTACCTGTATATAGATATTGATTAGATATTTCTAAAGCCATATGTAAATCTCCTTATTCCTTTATAATAAATCTATGTATCTTACCACTAGGTCCTTGTCCTGAAGTTAAATCTGCCCAAAGAATATATTTTTTAAGGTCAATGTGTGAAGTATCAATAGAAAGTGCTTCACAAATACCGCTTATTGTGTCATAGTCTCTAGACATTTCGAGAGAATCATCTTTCCATTTACCTTCTAGCATGTCATAAGTTTGAGTAGTAACCATTGTATTAAAATCAACGCCTTTAGGTAATGCAATAATATAAATAGTATTTGGGTTTTCTGCAGTTAATTCTTGGTAGCCAGACTCAATAACTTCGCCAGTTTCATTTGTTATTTGATAAAAACCAGACTCTGTAGGTTGTTCACTTGCGGTAGCTTCTGTATAAGTAATTACATCATCATAAGATATCTCAATAACTTCACCCTCAGCATTTACAGAATACATAGGAAGCTTGTCGGTTATAATCTCATCTATTACGCCGTCTGGCTCAGTTGGAACCTCAGGGACGTCAGGATTTTCACCAGGTTTAGTATCAGTTAGCTCTAATAATTTAGCAAATAATTGAGCAACAGTTAAGCCGTTTAAATCATCACCGACGGCAAATCCGCCAAACGCTTTTGCAACAAATTTAGCGCTTGTAAAAGGTACATCATTAGCTTTTATGTCAAGTATTTTATTATCAACTTCTGTCTTTGTGTAATAATTACTTAAGTCAGTTTCAGGAATATCCGCAGAAGTAATATAGCCTGCGTCATTTTCTAAATCACTTACTTTTGTCGGACTAGCAGGATGTTTGATATTTGCAATAGCATTATTTATATAATCTTCTGTCGCTAGGCCTTCAATAGAAGGAATAGTAGGCTTATCAGTTAAATCATTATAAGACTTACTAAATAAGTCTGTCTTTTTGGCATAGTCTGCTAAAGATTGATGTTCAGTAATAAAGTTAGGTAATTCAATAACGCCGTTGTCGTGTTCATAAACAGTACCGTTAACCTTTACAGCGGTAGTTAAACCGTCTTTACCGTCTTTACCCGCAGCTCCATCAAAATAGTCAACACCTTTAACGGGAGTATAACCGTCTTTACCTGTGGGACCTTGTTCACCTTTAAGAGCAGCTAATTGCTCTTCTGTAAAATCTTCGTATGTAAAAGCGTCACCTTTTTCGCCTTTTTCACCTTGACTACCTTGGGGACCAGCTTCACCTTGAGGTCCTTGTGGGCCCTCAGTACCGGCTGCAGAAACTCCGGTGTTTAGTTCTCCAAGGTACCAATTTCCATTATCACCGATATGTGGTGTAATACCATCGCGGCCATCGATACCGTTGGTACCATCTTTACCGTCAATACCGTTTTTGCCAACAACCACACCAAGCGATTCTTCAGTATTATCTGAAAAAATTACACAAAGCTCTCCAGCTTCATCTATATAAGCACCGATTAAACCTCTAGGAGCTTCACCATCTCCACCGTCAGGTGATTGAGTTGGGATATCTACTGCATTATGACCATTAATTTTCTTTAATGTTAAGCCAGTGTCTATCTGAACACCTAAATAAAGTTCTGCGGTGTCAGTACAAAGATACCAACAGCCTTCTTCAATAACTAGTTGTGGATTAATCACTCCCGGCTCGATAAATACTACTGATGATAGGCCACGTTTAATTTTAAAATCATTCATTTTCATAACTCCTTATTACTCTGATTTTATCTCAAAGTCTGAGTATTTAATAGTGTTCTTATTCTCTACCGCAGCATCTGTAGCAAGATAAGAGTCAAGTTTTTCGGCTACTGTGCTAACTTCAGTCTCGGTCATTTCAGCAAGATTTACATCAATAGTGCCGCCGTCTACTTCTTTAGTATTGCCATAGCTATCTTTCACAGTAAGCCATACTTTATAAGTTGCCATAATCTATCTCCTCACTTAAATTAATTATTTGTTTCTTCTAAACGCGCAGAAAGAACTTCAATAGCATTCTCAGGAACTACTTCATATAGAGCTCGTAATAAAACTTCAAGTCTATTTAAAGGTTCACCAAGGGTTTCAATATCTTTACGCGTTAATATACAAATTAAGTATTGCTCTAGACGATTTAAACAGGTCCAATTTTCTGGCACAGTTCCTTCCGCAATAGCAGTAAGTAGTTCGTCTAATCTATTTTTTTCTTCGTTCATTTATAATTACCTCACTTTAATGCGGTTTCGTCCAGCTCACATTTAATAAAGAAAAGATCTTCCGCTGACAAGTCTTCCGGCTTAATAGCTGACTTAAAAGCAAGGTTGCCTAAATCAATTCTAACTTCTTTATTAAGCGGGTCAATTGGAAGACGCGTTTCGCCAAGTTTAATAACTTCAATTTTATTTACTTGGGCGCTCTCTTCGATATTAGCAAGTTTACGTTTTTCATAGTTAGAAAGCTCATTACCTGTCGCGGATCTAATTACTACAATAGGTTTTTTAGAAGGTCTTTTTATTTCTAACATATTAAACCTCCTCTAAGCGTATTCCAACTATTTTACTACTTAAATACTTACTGGGTACTCCAACCTCGGCCTCTTCAGGAAGCAACTCAAAACGTACACTAACAATTTCACCTTTAGGGTCGTTAGGGTCAGGCTTGGTTTGAAGGTCTTGAGCACCGTATTCAATTCTAATCTCTCCATTATCAGTAAGTTTTTTGTATTCAGTCTCTTTCTTCTGGTTATAAGCGTTTAATAAAACAGAAAAATTATAAAAAGCGCCAGGTTTTATTTGTCTAGATACCTCTGGGGCAATTTTAAAAAGCACCTCACCGTTTTCGTCTATATCAGTTTTTCGAGCTTTAAATAAATATACATAAGGTGAATTAATGTGATTATAGTTTTTTATAGCAAAAACAAACTCATCATCGTCGCCCAAATCAAACATACGTAGATTTACTGCAAGCCTGGTATCACAATTCATATATACCGTAATTTCAGGCATCGTCGCTAGATAATTTGTACAATAACTAAGCAAGCGTAAGTCCTCCTAGTTGTTATTTTTATATAAAATTAATATATCAAATAATTTAGCACTTTTTATAATCAAAGATAAAAATAAAAGGTAGACTTTAAAAGGTCTACCTTAATAAATTTCAAATAAAGATTCATTATTTTGTTTTTCAGTGGGATGTATTGGCTGCTCTGCAGATTTAATTTCTTTTGGGTTAATTTTAGGCACAGTTAAACAGTCTTTGGGCGTTTTAATAGTAAGTTTTATATTATTACTAAGCTCTTGATTTTGTTGTGTGTCTTTTTCTAGTTTTAACATGTCAAAATCACCTCACTATATTAATTTAGCTGATAATAAGTAAGCTTTATTTTTTGTCAAAGTCAAATTCTTCGCACTTATAGCCATTTTCTTGCAACCAATACGCCACCAGATGTCTATGACAAAAGTCAGTAGCCTTTTCGTAGCATACTAAAGCAATATCACCGTCGCAGTAGCTTTTTCCTACTAGGCCATATAAATCAGCTATAACTTTAGTTGGATTTAAGTCTTTTAATACTAGATTGTTGTAACACTGTTCAAAATACTCTCTATCACCACTGACTTTATATTGACTGTAAAAGTCATAGTGTGGTGCAAGCTGTCTATAAGCCGGTCCTCGATAGCCCACAGGCGGCTTTGCACAAATAGCAATAGGAATAATATTTTTAGGTAAAGACCTAAGTTTAGCAAAATAAGTAGTATATATCATAATCAGTTAAGTAAAAAATTATCCGCGAACCATTCTACTTTATCTTTAAAAGTATCAAGGTCGCTGTCATTGTATAAAACAGTGTCATAGGGATAATTATCCATAGCCGTCTCAGAAGGATGTTTCTTTTGTTCGTCAGTTAAACCGTTATCAAAATTAGGTCTTTCGACTCTAAGAAGAGTAGTATCAAAGTTATTTTCCATTGTAGTCATCTCAATAGGATATCTGCAATCTGGAATAAGTACAAAATCCCACTCATTTTCAAATAACTTTAAAATATCTATTATAAAATTTGCCCAAAAGTCTGGTTTTTGTGCACCAACTACGTCTGTTCCAACATATTGAAGCAGCGTTCTACCTTTTTCGTCTTTATTACCATCCCAACCAAAAAATTTATTACAAATATATTTAAGTAAATCTGCAAAATGAGTAATAAGTACTCTGTGGCCTTGCTTTTCGAGATATTTTGCGATTATGGCTGCTGCAGTATCTTTTCCGTGTCTCGCTTTCGCGCTAATACAACATACTTTCATTATTTATCTATCCTCCGTGTTATGTTTATCTTTATAAGGACAAGTTTTTACACATTCGTCAACAAAATGCCAGAAATCTATAACAGCATCAAAAGCCGAATTATTATCATTTAAAAATTCTTCGCGTGCTTTTTTACCAATAGAACATTCATTATTGCAATACGTAATATCCATTAGAAACTCCTAAAAAATATAATTAAGCTCAATACTTAATTTATCTACTTCTGACTCAGCACGCTTCGCTTTTTCACTAAGATACTTATTAATTCTATCACACTCAATTTGTGCAGACTTTCTATCAAAATGACAAAGGTGCACTCCATATGGAACATCTGGAACATATTTATTTAATTTAGGTGTAGTGGTTTCATAGCAAAAATCGCTAGCATCTTCCCAGTATCTTAAAATTCCATTTTTAGGATCACGATCTATTTTTTCAATTTCAATAGGATTCGTTCGTACATAATATTGCATAGTACTCTTTCTGATCACACCTTTACCATAGCAAGTTCTACAAGTATCAACTACCTCGCCACGTTTGGCACAAGCTGGACAAACCGTAGTAAATTTCTTTTCAGTAGGACGCAACATAAACATATAATTAATCATAAAATACTCTCCGTTATTTTTGTTATATTATAATATACAATATAATAAAGGCTATTTTAGCTAAAATGTAAAATAAAAAGACCGGTATAAAGCCAGTCTTTTTATTTTAAAACTCTAAAAGTTAAATAAACTTATGCATATTAATAGCATTTTGCTTAATATCTATCCTTTCCGCCGGTTTCTTCATCCCATTTGCGACCACTAGAAGTATTTCGTGCATTCCAGCTTGCTCGAGTACCGCCTTGGTCTAACCACCATTGTGGGACTGGGTCTCCCCAAGATTTAGCGCTATTAGTATAATAAGGCGTGTCTCTTCCAAGAGGAGCTTCAGCGTCATAATACTCATTTAAATCTGCATTATCATTAGCTTCTACAGGTTCAAGTTCTTCGGATACTTCTACAGAGTCTTCTTCAATTGCTTCATATGGAGCAACAACACCAATAATCTTGTAGCCTTCTGTTTCTTCACAGAATGGACACTCTTCTTCGATATTTACTAAATCAGATTCTTCATCAATAACTACGTCAGCTTCATCTTTGATTATAATTGCACCGCATTTAGAGCATTCAAGAATTAGCTGTCTAGCAATAGGTTCAACAGGTTCTTCTGCAAATTCAATTTCACCTGCGGGTTCTTCTTCAGAAACTTCTTCTACTGGAGCTTCGTCATTAACAGTTTCAGTTTCTTCTTCATTGGTAGCCTCTTCTAATTTTTTAGCACAAGCTTCTTCGCAAGGCTCAGCTTCATTTGAGCAGCGCTCTTCCACTTTAAGTTCTTCTTCTGTAGGTTTAACTTCTTCTACAACCTTTTCTTCATAAAGACTGCTAAGTTCTTCAAAAACACTATTAAAATTCATTTTTTATAAGTCTCCTTATTAATTTTTATTTATCTTTATAACTCTAAGAGTTCTACAATTTCATCAGCAATACAAGAAATTATTTCTAGCGCCTTATCATTATCGTCATCCAGTGCCTCAGCGGGATCAGAAGTACTGAAGATATCAAATAAACCCTCGTTTTTTAAAGCTATTTCAATTTTAGCTGCTAAATCATTCAATAAATCTGAGTCAGATAAAATTAAAGGAACTTTATCATCGTCTCCTAAGTCATAATCATACCAAGTATCACCAGGTAAACCCACGTCATTCATAAAACTTAGCCAAGCTTTTAAAATAGCTGGTATATCAATACTAGTAGTACTTTGACTATTATTTTGAGTATTAACTGAGCTTGCTGATTGCGAAGTAGGCGTTGTTGTTAATGGTACTGGTTTAATTTCTTTAATATTACCAGATACTCTATAGTTTTTTCCATTCCAAATTAATTGGTCAACTTCGTATTTTTGGCCTTCGAATTGTCTTAAATTATTTGGAAAAGCTACAAAAGCTCCTGGATTAACCCCATCAGTACCAAAAGCTCTAAGTCTGCCTTTATCTGAGACAATAACTACGACACACTTACCATTAGGACTTGTAATAGCAGGTTTAGTAATAGGTTGTGATTGAGCAATTGGTTGTTGAACATTAGCTTTTGGTTGCATAGATATCCAATTGTTTTTATTCGTAGATTTAAAGTCATAAACGTCTTCATATAAAGCGTCTAGCTCTAAAAACGTGCTCCATAAATTATTCATATTTATAAACTCCTCACTGAGCTTTTTCTTACAAATAATTTAGCAGTTAATTTTTATTAAATTATCAAATTATCTTTTTGTACATCTAACACTGCCACTAGCATCGATATTCCCAGCAACATCTCCACAAGTTACAGATCCACTAGCGTCAACGTCTCCATGTACATTACCTTCAATATGACAGCTGCCGCTACAGTCGACAGAACCGCAGCTACCTTTTATTTCAACATCTCCACAAGCATCTAGCTTATTACAGTCGCCTTCAACAATCACGGTAATATTTTTAAAATCCATAGATTCATCAAGGACTATACCGTCAACAATTATTTTATCATTGACTACTGTAATGTTATTACCCCTAACTCTAATAGTTTTACCGTTTACTGTAATTTCCGAACAAGAGCTAGTAGATTTCTTTTTATTAAAAAACATATTAATTCCTCGCTTTTCTTTCTTCTTCACTTAATTCAAAATAAAATCTAATCATATGTTCTTTTGATTCGATTAGATCGTAATCAAGTCCGACTTTATATATGTAATTATCTCGATAAAGTTTCTTAGGAATCTCTCCAATCATTTCTCTAAATACTTCTAATGAATGTGCTCTCTTATAGTGGTTACAACGCCTACATGCCGGCATATAGTTTTCAAAGCATTCAATCTGCCCTTCTGTATACCTACCAAATCGTTCTCTTTGATACGGAATTAGGTGGTCTAACTGCCAGCCTTTTGGTTCTAACTTTTTTCCACAATAAGCACAATGGCCGTCATACTTATTATAAACAGCCTCACGCATCTTTTTTGATATTGATTTTCTTTTCATTAATATGTACCTAATAAAATAAAAGCAGTTCCAAGTATTTGTACTATATGTAATAATTGATCAACCCAAAGATTAATATGAAATTTATTTGCTTTCTCATTATCTATTATTGCGTGTAATACTACGTTTATTCCAAAAATAATTCCAAATAAAATATCAACTTCAAATTTCATTACTGCCGCGATTGGAAGCATGATCATAAAAGCCCAACTAAATGAGTGCATAATTAGGGCCCAGATATAATCTTATTTATACATCTTTTCCGGCGCTTTCTCTTTCCAAAATTTCCTTTGTTTTAAATTACATAAGCAAGGTACTTGTAGGCCATAATCATCTAAAATATGACAGAAAATCATAAGTAAAATTACAAAGAAATTATTCATCTGTTTTCTCCCTCACAAAAGTAAATCCATTGATAGTTAAGTTATCAAACTTTTCTAAATTTACTCTTTCTAGTTTAAAAGAAATATCAAGACTTCTTTGGTTAAGAATAATGGTATCACAGTCAATACTCAAAGTTTTAGGTGGGAGTTCATCTAAAAGATTACGTCCAATGCCAGATCCAACAATAAAAGGCGTTTCTTTAGTCTTTCTCATACTTTTAAGACAAAGCGGACAACCTTCTTTAAGCGGTTCAGTAGTGTATTCATAACTCTCTAGATCCATAGAACAAGCTATCTCATAAGTATACCCACAATGTGGACATTGTGCTTTAAAACTATGTTCATTATTTTCAAAAGTTTCATAGACTATCCAAGCAGAATCTTTATTAATTTTATTAATATACATAAAAATTTCCCTCATTAAATATTTAAAATCTTAGAAGCATACATATCGGCAGTATGAGTCCAAAGAACTGTTTCATATTTTCTAATTGCTTTATCATAAGAATCCCAGTCATCAGTTTGATAAGCTCCCATGTGATATCTAATACATAAGATTTCTTCTTCCGTCAGCTTTAAAAACTGAGATAACATTATAAGTGACTTATCCCCGTGACCATTAAGAATTTTATCATTATTGTACCAAAAGAATTTACCAGAATCTTCTTGTTTTATTGCATAGTCATCCAATTTACAGAGGTCGTGGAACATACCAACTACAAAAGGTGAACGTGGGTTTTGCCACTTAAGATTTAAAGCTCCCGTCATAGTAAGTAAACTTTGAGCAACTGCTAAACTGTGATCAAATAAACCACCTTCATAGTTTCCATGATGTTTAATTGCTGCAGGTTTAGTAAAGAAGCCTTGTTCTTTTAACCAATCCATAAACTCTTTTGAAATATTCAAAGTACTATACTTTGAGGCTTCCTCTATAAATTCAGCAATACGTTCTTGTTCTGTTTTATATACCATTATAATAAAAACTCCTAGTTATTTTATATATAATATTATACAATAAAAGCACCCATTATTTGAGTGCTTTAAAATAGTTGTATGCTTTTAATGCAGCCTGTTGACGTTGTTTGTAGCTAACTGGGCTACAACGTTCATATACTTTAGTAAAAGCAATAGCCGCTTCTTTAACATTAGTCATTTTAGTAAAGTCTTTAAAATTAAAACCGTCTTTATATAACCACCCAAAAGTTTTAAATTCTGCAGGCATTGTTTTAAATAAATAGTTTAATTGCCGTTTAAAAGAAAGCCCATGTGCTTCTGGATAATACTTTTTAGACCACTGACAAAGCCCGTAGTAATTTCCACTTTTACTATAAATATTCGGTTTAAGGTCTAACGAACCTCCAGAAGTTTCTATCATCATGTTTCCAATTATACCAGCCGTTGCTTCTTTAGTAAAGCCTCTTTGCATGAAATACTTATAAACGTTAGCTGCATAAAAATATTCTTCTTCCCATGTTTTATAAGGGTCTGATTTTTCTACAGCTTCGATAATAGGCTGTTCTACAACCGGTTCTGTAGTATCAGACTCCACTAAGGCTGAGCTATCTTCAGGTAAAGTATTTTCAGGTATTTTTAAAGTATAACTAGCTTTTGGAGCTATAGCGGACTTTTGGCTGGTCATTGTTTCAGCCTTATTACTTTTGTGGTTAATAAAAAGAAGCAAAAGAATTAAAATGCTAAGTAATATTAGTTTTACTATTAACTCTATGTTTCGTTTCAAACATGTATCACCGACCTTTCTATTTAATATACAGTAAATCGGCCAGGGATTCAAAAGAAAAGAGCACGGTAAGTTATACCATGCTTAATAAGTTATATTTTATCAGATGTTAATGTGATAGCTCTTATATCGTCAACTACGCCTAAATTCCTTAATAAGCACTGCAACACATGCGGAGCTTCGTCTATGAGAATGTCCGAATAGTGCATTGTTGATTTATTAGAAATTAAATCATTTACAGTGATAGGCTCTGGTATGGTTAGTCCAAGCTGAAATGCAGTATCAAGTAAAAATTTTTTAGTTTCTCGCGTTTCACATAATATAGGTATTTCATCGAATTCACTTGCATATAAAAGTCTTGTAGTCTTTCCCTGACCGCGTTTCAAATTTATTACTTTCATTATTCCTATCTCCTCATGTAAGTTCTTTTAATGTTGCAATTTTCATAATATTATATGACACGTCTTGAAGCAGCTCTCGCATCATTGAGTCTTCTTCATCTTTGTGAGTCGAGCAAAAATCATCGGCTATCTTAGTTGTAAAGTCTAATACTAATTTCGCTTCTTTTCTTGCCGTTTCAAGGTCGATTTCGTGACGTTTATATTCTAACATATGTTCTACTAAATGCTTACTTGGTTTTAAACAGCCTGCGTAAGATTCACCATTTATATATCTAGTAAGATAGTCGGCAACTCTGATAAGGTGGTGTACCTGTTTTCCATCAAAACCATATTTTTCGATTAAGTCAAGCTTCGTTGGATAGGGATGCTCCATTGCATGAAATTTTTCTAGAGCAATACCCTTCATAGATTTTACCGCACGATAAGGATTCATACGCGCAATTTCTTCACGAGCTTTTACTAGTCTATTCCATTGTTCTTCGTAAAGCGGATTGATGATATAGTAGTCCGTAAATAAAATCTCAAGGAAGTTTAAATTCTGTTTCCTAAAAGTTTCCATATAAAGACGAATATCTTTAAAATCAATATGTTCGTCGTTTGCTCTGACGTGCGTGGTGCTAACAGGCTTACTGTTTAAAGCAATATTGTGAAAAGTCGGTACTACAATTAGCTTAGTATCTACGTCCGACGTTGGTAAATCTAATCCGTAATTTTGGCTTCCTTGTAAAAATACACCAACAATTCTATCTTCTGGAAAATATTTAAGAGCTTCAGCAAAATGCTGTCTTACTCTTTCCATAATAGCTGCGTCTCTTTCCATAGTTATCCTCCTACCAAAGTATAGTAATAAGCATTGAGTTGTAGCCGTCCGTAATATTGCTACGTTTAACATAAGCAATTTCAGAAGTATTAAATCCAAGTTCAGCTAAGAAGCTGCTAATAGCATCAATGTAAAAAGTTTCATTATTAGTAAAAATACAGTAATAATTTTCAGCATTAATATCTGGTAAACGTATAATACTAGCTCTTGAGTCTAATAACGTAATAATGTCAATTTTAAAACCCCTATAACCATTACTCGCCGCAGTTTTCATCTTAGCTTTAATTTCATTTAATTGTCTTTCAAGCTTATGGCGTAGTGCCACAGATTCAGAAAGTTGTTTAAGTTCTTCTATAAATGTCATTTTTACATTCCTCCTATTTATCATCGTCTTCATCAGATTTCTTTTCAAGCATCCAAAGGTTGTCTGAAATTTTTATATAGCCACTATCAATCCAAAACTGCTCACAAGCTTCTTCACTCGCTCTCGGTCGAGTATATCTAATTTTATCGATATGTTCAAGTGCATTACAAATCATCCAGCCAATTTCGTGATAAACATCCTCGGTATGTATCACTTTAATATATGAAATATACTTCCGCGCCGTAATACTATATTGTGAATAGTAAATATTATATCTCGTCATTTTTATACACCCCAAAAATAAAAATTCTACTGATATATTATACAATAATCAATAGAATTTTTTAATTATTTTATTTAGTTTTTAACAGGTATTTTGGAGCCCAAATTCGCGTTTTAAGACACTTTATACTATAATAAATAATTTATACATCTTAGCCTAAAACGTTTAAATCTGGATTATTCTGCTTGTTCTAGCTCAGTATTAGTCTCAGCTTGTAGGACTACCGGATCTTTTGGAAATCTTTCAATAAATGCCTTTACCATTTCAATAGAAACATAATCTTTACCATTAATTACCATACCATGTAAGCATTCTAAGCAGTCTGCAAAAGCATCCATATCTACAATATATTTCATAGGTCTACTCCTCCACGTATTTTATACCGGCAGCTTTAAGTCTGCTCATAATATCTTCAGGAAGTTCAAAAGGTTCTTTTCCAAGACCAAATATTCTAGACCCTAAGAAATAGTATAAAACTACATCTTCGTCAATAGCAGGTGCTTTATTACCATAAGAAACATAGCTATCAATGTATAATTTCTTATAAAGTTCGAAGTTATATGCTTTATCTATTACTTCATTATAAAAGTCTTCTTCTGTAATATCTAAATCAATTTTGCCGTCAATTACTCTTTTAGGACAGGTCTTTTTAAGGTCTGGGTATGAATATTGATACTTCTTATAACCTTCTATAAATTCAGATAATTTTTTATCCTCGCTGTATAGGCTCTCAAAGACATGGTAAGTAATAGGCTTTGCTAACTTAACAACTGTGCACTCTTTAAAGTTAATTCGCTCGTGATACCGGCGGTCTCTATTTATTCCAATATCAACAGTATAATACTGAGTAAGCGTTCCAAGATATACTTCTTTAAGCGTCGCTGTTTTAAGTAGGTCGCCGAAAGCAAACTTAGAAGTAGTTTCAGAGCCAAATTTCTTTTTAAGATCTCTGTCGCTAATACATTGCCTGTAGGTTTCAGAATCTTTAACTGTCAAGCCCACTCTGCCTTTCTGTGTAATAAAAATAAGTGGGCTTTGACAAACGCCTTTATTAAAATCTGCGTCTTTTAACAGATTTAATAACATCTCTGAGTTAATACCAATCTTAAAAGTTTTGTCGTCTTTATTTACTAAACAATTCCAAAAAGAGAGTTTACCGCCCTGAGAACTTCCACCTGCGCAGTCTAGTAGTTCAAGTGTAAAACCATCATTATCAAAAGTAAATTCTGCAGGCTTATGTTTGATTTCCCATTCGTGCGTCCACCTACCTTCGGCATTTGTATAAGAAGGTCCAAACTCTGTCCATTCCGCCCAATTTCTTGCGGAGTCTAACTGGTTTTTGCTAGAAGGATCCACAAAGTATGCTTGGTACGCTTTTGCTCCACAATTAAGACCATAACCGTCCGTGCGTGAAGGAAGGTCTCTGCAAACCAACATAATTTTATCTAATAATTTATATCCTTTATAATCCATTATTTACACACCGATTTAAGGTATTCTAAGGCAGCTTCTTGAGTCAAGAATACATCATTATGATTAAGACGCTTAACGAGTCCAAAATAATTCTTTTCATTTACTTCAACTGGGGTAATTGTGCTATGTTCACGAGATGGTTTAGTTTTAGTATATTTACCCTGAGCGTTTTTAAGTGCTACATCATACACCACTTGACCAAGTTCAAGTGGAAACCTTATCTGCATATAATGAAGTTCATCATTAGCGAAATCTAAGGCTTTCCCTAACTTATTAATTTTACCGATAAGTTCAGAGTTTTTAGCGCGAAGTTCTTTCTTTGTTTCAAAGTTAATTCCAAAAATTTTCATATAAATTTTCTCCAAAAATAATATTATTTAAATTAAATCAAAAAATTCAATCAAAGCATTTATTAAATCATCATCTTCTATATAAAATAAATCTTGCTTGTTTATAAATCGCTTAAGATTTTCAATTAACTGACCAAAACGCCAGTCAGGCACCTTTTCCCAGCCAGTTTGTAATACTTTCAACAATTCAGGTATTCTATTTGAGTCTCTCATTCTACATCCTCCTTAGTTTCAAGTTCTTCAATACGTCTATCTACAATAGATTTAAGCAATCTTAGTTGTTCTATAGAAACGTTTGTTATAATATCCACTTCGTGCGGTATAGCAATCCATTCAGAAACCTTTGTACTGCTCGCCTGCGCAAGTGTTTTCAATAGCTTCGCTACTTGTTCAGCGCGCATGACTCCAATACCAACTTTTACAATGTTCATATATTTATTGCCTCACTTTCTAAACTTTTAATATATCTATTCCATTCTCTTTTAAATGAAATGATCTTTCTATAGCTTTTTCCATTTGCATAACCGTGTACTATGTAGCTAGGATTAAATTTAATCCATTCACCTGGGTAGTGTCTCGCTTTATCTTTAAAGCACTCATCGCAGTAAGAAGCAATATAGCCTTCAGTTTCAAATGTGGCTGGTTTTCCACAGACAGTGCAAATATAGCCAGCCATCATCGAGTACTTATCTAAAATTTTATGTACTTTCTCAGGAGCTCCATTGTTATAGCATTCCATACGGTTATATTTTTCTTTAATTTGAGTAAATCTAAATTTGTCTAAATAGTCCGCATCAATCAGAGGCTGTCTAATATCTTCACACATTTGTAAGAATAATTTTTCCCAACCTTCAGGAAGCTCCCCGATGCCTCTAATATAGTGATAATCGTAGTTTTCAGGTATTTTATCAGTCCATACATTACGAGGCAGTAAAAAAGGATAACGTTCAACCAGCTGTTTATTACGTTTTTGTTCTTCAGTTAGCTTCATTATTCATCTACCTCTTCACAAAGCTCTTTTAATTTTTCTAGAGCGTTGTGATACTCATTATATCCAAATATTAGATGTGGGCCAAGTGTTTTATAAATGGCTCCAAGTTCGTCATAAGGGTTTATAGTACCAACAATATAAATATACTGATTGCGAGCTTCTATATATTTTTTATCAGTAATAAAACCAAGTCGTATATTACCCCATCTATACGATTTACTTCCATAAGATTCGCCATAACAATGACAATAATACACAGCTTGACCTAAATTAAATTCTTTCACTATTCAATCTCCTTTTTTATGCTCTCATCTATAGCTTTTTGCAAATCATGCAGCATATCTATTGAGCAGCTATCAAGATGACCGTGTTTTACTAAATCAAATAATAAAGCTATTTCTTTATGTGTTTCATGATAGGAAGTATTTTTCTTGTTTTCCTCGTCTTTGCATAACTGATACATACCGTGGTCTAAGTCTCTTAGTTCATCGTAGTTTAATTTTATGGTAGCAGTAAATATTTTGTGATCTGGTTTACGTTCAATTTCAATAATTGTCATCTATTTTTACCTCAAACCTTTTAGCTAGTTCTTTTAAACCTTCGTCTACTTGTTTTTTGTCATAGCCAGCATCGGGCTGCCAAGTATGTACATCATTGTCTACCACAATATCAGTATGATCTATAAGTTCTTTTACTGCAGAAAAGACTTCTTTACGTCCATGTTTAATACCAGTTTCAAATCTATAATACTGAAGTTTGTCGTATTCTTTTGGATCCACCACTCTCTTATCTTTACAATTTTTATAACCGGCTGCAACGAGTGCTTCTGCATAACCCCTAAAGGCTGGATATAATTGATTTATAAATGCTTGAGTAGCTACTGCAGTAGTGGCTGTATTAAAACGTTCAGCATATGCAAACAAAACACTCATAATTTCATCTACTTCTTTACTAAGTTCTTTATCCATTTTGCACCTCCTGATTTAACCACATCTCAATTATGCTCTTATTGTCTGGAACTTCCATAAGCTCTGTAAAAAATTTACAGTGCTTCTCTAGTTCACAATAGGCACAGTCTATTTCTTTACCTGGGAACAAGGGAGTAAATCCAAGTTTTTCATCTGCCTCAGAAAATTTGCATTTGATAGACTCACATTTTTTACAGTAGTTGTCATTAAACCACTCCATCCAGGGTGAGCCATCAAATTGTCCATACTTATCTAGCCAATCCGCCAACTCATCTATAGACATAGATTTAAATTTTTCAAAATTAGTCATTTTAATCTCCTATAATTACAAAACCAAAATGCTTTGCGATAACTTTAGCTTCTTCTGTAGTAAATACCGGATAAGTAGTATAACCTTTTCCGCTACAATTACCACAAACACATTCTTCAGCTTTAAGAGTTCCAGTGCCATCTGGATGGGTTTCAACCATAACCCACTTTTGAGCTTTACCCGTACCAGAACAAACTGGACAGCATATTCTATTAATATACATCTTCTTCCTCCTCTTCTGGCCAAGCAGCATATACAATAACATCACTTTCATCACAAGAAGCGTTATTATAATCAACATCTTCAAGAGCTTTTTCTATAGCGATTGCTTCAGCGTCTTCTTGAGTTTCAGCTTCAATATCATCATAATCAATAGCCAATCTTAATCCAACACTAACAGACCACTTCATTCTCTATCCTCCATAGTATTAATCTATATTATAAAATACAGTAAAAAGTGGTAAAATAAAAGACCTCTTAGAGATAAATAAGAGATCTTTCTTTTTTATTTAATTATAGTTTTTATTTTTACTCAAAAGCTGCCATAAACTCATCACCTAGTTTAGTAGCTTCACCTTCATACCAAGCGTCATCGTAGGCAGTAGGTGGAATTAAGTTTTTTCTATAGTACTTAAGCTCTCTGTACCAATAACGTATAAACGACATAATACTAACTACTATCATAAAGAGTCCGTATTTACAGTTCTGAAGCGCGTGTCCGTGCTCGTGGTTCTTAATACTACTAGAATCACCAGAATACACATCAGTAATAATTACTGGACCTAAATTAACTCCGCCCCAATTTTTACCAAGCCTAAAATGTAAGCAATAGCCCCACTTTTCTGGTTTATGCCCAGCAATTAAAAGTCCGAGTGCTGCTAGGCATCCAATTATAGACATCACAATGCCCCAAGTAAACGATAAAAGATAAAAAGTCGCTTTGTTTTTAATCACAACAAATATCCTCCAAATAGTAGTAAGACTTTGTAGTCTTCTTTAATAATTTAGCGGATAAATTTGTTCGTTTTTAGTGTGCTTCCAAGTCAGCCTTATGTAAAGCGTCAATCCAATTCTTATATAAAGGGTCTAAGCTATTATAGTATTTCTGATTAATAAAAGGCGCCATATGTGTGGAAATTAACCAAGCAAGTGTAATATTATCTTCATCTAAAAATCCATAGCTAATCCACGCACCAGCTGCCTGATGCCCATAGTAATGTGCGATTTCAGTAGTTTCACCTTTATTGTTGACAAAAGTCTTTGTAATAGGTTTACCAATATCGTGAACATAGCCTGCCGATTTTACAACTCTTGGCAAGTCTTGGTCTAAAAGATTTTCACCACAAAGTCTACAATGTTCTGCTACGTCTGCAGTATGATGTGGGTTATCATGTGGAATTTCTAAGGCCTGTTTACACTCAGTAAAATAATCACTGTTTAAAAAATAGCCAGAATATTTTACTTCAATACTATCAAAGCCTTCATCATAAAAAGGAGCTTCAAATCTTTTAAGCATTGACATAATTACTTCTTCACCCACATGTCTACCTCTGTGCATATCCCTAGCTAAACAAAATGAAATAGGTGCCTACACAATAACACATTTTTTATCTACATAAGCAGGAAGTTTCTCAAGTATACTTCTTCTGCTCTTTCTAGTAATATTAGTAGCATCATAGATTACATCATAGCCATTTCTTAAAGCATACAAAGTTCTTTCATGCATTAAGTTAAATACTCTATTGTGATCATCTTGGCAATTCTCATCGCCCCAAAGCTCTTTTCTAATGGCATCAGAAGATAAATGAACTGTAGTTTCATTTTTAAGTTCTTCTGCGAATGAGGTTTTTCCACAACCTGGAATGCCTACTAACATCGTAAAAGTTGGTCTAATTTTTGTCATTATCATAATTATTGTCCTAAAATTCCTAATTCTTCAGAAATAGTATTGGATGCTTGAGTTCTTTCAAGTTCTTCAACTTGTTCGTCAGTAAGCTCATCTCGACAGTCTTTACAAAGAACTAATGAAAAAGGCTTACCTTTCTTATAACCATAAACTAAGTGTCCGGGTTTACCTTCTATTTCTTTTCTACACTTATAACATAAATAACTCATAAATAATACCTCCAAATATTATTATATTTTATAATACAATAAAATAATTAATCTTTTAATAATATTTGAGCGATTTGTCTATTTTTATTTTCTTGAAGGTCAATCTTGTTATATAAGTCATTTAATCTATGTTCTAAATAATCGAACTTAGCTCTTTGTTCACTTTCTTCAGCTTCTCGTGCCGCTATCAATTCACTAAATAACTGAAAAATCTCTTGAGTAACTTCATTTGAGCTTCTCATATTAATTTACCTCCTGTTCAGCAAAAGTCATAAAATATGTCATTTGTCCCCAACCGCCATTTGCCCAGCAGTCAACAACAGTTTCTTTCATATATCTATCAAACATCTCTACATCTTCGGTTTCATTGTGGCTAATTTCAACTTTATTATAACACCAGCCACCATAAGTATCATTCGTAGCGTGAAGAACTATTCTAAAGCTATCGTCATTTTCAAGAATTACTCTGTAAAACTCTGCAAAAGATATAGGGTACTTAACTATTACATCATAATTACTCGTGGCGTCACTGTTATCTTTGATACGTTCATATTTAATTTCCATTTGCTAATCTCCCCATCATAGATTTTGTAGTAAGTGGTTTTTCTTTAATTTTATTGGTTCTTTCATATTGATCAAAAGCTCTCCAAGTTTGAATTTCCCAGCTAGTTAAATTACCAAAATCACAATCATAAGCAAAGTAATGCCATGCCATATAAAAACCATATTTCTCAATCTCTTTTTCTACTGCCGCTTTAATACGAGTAGGAATTCTGCCACGTTCACCTTTCTTGTAAACCTTAGTCATCTTCTGAGTCCTCCAAAAGTTTTGGGTTATCCCACACATTTCCAATTACTTCACACTGCTCCGCAAGCATTCTATACATGTAAATATCAACGTTGTTTATAGTATCGTGAAAAACAAATCGAGCTTGTTCACAGTCCCACCTAATTAACATTGGAAAACCATCTTTTGTAAATCTAGTAATATCTCCGTCAAAAATCTTCACAGAATTTTTATCAATTTGCGTGGTAAATCTACTGAGAGTATCTCTGTTAATAACACAACATGGCATATTATCAAGTGGCTGTATACACAACTGTTTATAAATATTATAACAAGGAAGTCCTTCTACCCAAATGCCTTCTAATGTTTTACCTTTATATAAAATATAATCTATCTGCATAATTCTACTCCGTATTCTTTTGCCAATGCTAAAAACTTTTGTCCAAACCAAGTATCTTGATAATGGTTAAAATCCCAACAGAAACCTTTACAAATTTCATCTAGCTTTTCAAAAATTTCTTTTGAATTTTCTTCTCTGGTTTTGCTAATAAGCTTTGCGTGTAAAACAACATCTCTTTCATAATCATATTGCCTTAGTCTATTTATAGTACTAAGTAAGTCTAAATACTCTTTTGTACTCAAGATTACTATATCTTCTGTTTTTACCTTAACGCTTAAGTCTGCGTTGCTTCCGGAGGTTGGCGGCTCTGGTGGCGTAGCTGGTCCTATTTTAGGTTGATATCCAAATTTCATAAATACCTCTTAGTATTTTCGTAAGCAGACTCATTAAGTGAATTATCCATTGACTCTTCTTCTACTCCGGTATCTTTTATTCTATAAAAGAATGCCACAACAGCTCTATCTGTATGCTCAGTATGCTCTACCTGCCAGCCGTTATCTAAATAATCCTGAAGAGCTTTCTGAAACGGCTTAACACTGGAAGTATCACAAATATATCCAACCAAAACCTTTCTTTCTATTTCCATATTATTTCACCTCTTTATACCAATCTAATAACTCTTTGTGAGCATCAGTATAATCTTCTTTTTCTACTTTTTCTATTTCTATATATTTATGATAGCTCGGACTATACTCAGTAGCTTTGATAAAAGCATCAAGCATATTCATAGCGACTCCGGATTCCATATGGGTATAACCATCGTTTTCCATAGCAGTCCATTTATAGATATTAGGTTCTTGCTCATCCATCATTTCAGGGCTATTCATAACAAGCCCACTATCCCATAAAGTCTTTGCTATTGTCTTTGCAAGTAATTTATTCTCAGTTTCTTCATATGGAAGAACACTTGCAATTACTTCTATTACTTTTTCATTAAACATAGTACTTTACCTCTGTTAACTGTTTTTATTAAATATCCATTTATCTATCCAAAAAAATATTAATCCACCAATCAAATTTGCTATTACAGTTGGTATAAATGGTGAAACGCCTATTCCGAATAACCATAGCACTATCGCCAATATTGGTGTAGAAAGTTGCCAACGAATAAGATAGAGTAAATATTGTATCAATATTTTTGTCATTTTGCCTTACCTCTTATAAAATATTAGATATATTACATACCATATTGTAACAATAACTACACCAGTAAGAATACCAAACAAACTACTTGTAATTATATTGAGTTTCCATGCAATTATTAAATGCACCATCAAGCACAACAAACCTATCATAACAAGGATATCAATCAATATTTGTGTTAATATCTTCCATATTTTCATATTATTTCACCTCTTTATTTGCTTTGTCTGCTATAGGAATAACATTGTCTAATCTCTCGCTTAATATAAGCGTTTGAGTAATAATATGGTTAATTGATTTTTTATCAAAGATATTATTTCTAAGCTTATCAAGTAATTTATAGCGTGTGTCTCTAACTATACCTTTTAAAAAACTTAATTCATCTTTATCTAATTCAATAATATATTTCATATTACCACCCTTTCTTCCAATAGTAATCATACTTACCAACTGTCATTATATCAAAATATTTTGCTAATTCAGCTATGCTCGTTAAGCTTATCATAACTTCATTGCAAAGCTTTTTAGGTCCCTTTATTGTATAGTTGAGAAGTTTTCCGTTATTAAAAATTCCTTCATAGATTATGTTTAATTTAGGATATTTTTCCATAAGTTTATTAAATGGTAATTTATCTACAATAGCACTTACTGGAACCCAACTATGATTGTATAAACCATCTTTTCCTTCGATACAATTATAAGTTTCAATTGATTTTATTGCTAATCTTAATGTCATATTATTTTACCTCCCTACTGTACACAACCAAATAAATAAACCTATCAACGCATAAATAGGAGTAACTGCTAAATGCAATAACCATAAGAATATTGCACCAAACATATTTACTTTACAATATTTATATAAGGTATAAGGTGAGAGAAAGGCAAAATCAAATTTTTCTTCTGTGTACGAAATTTGAGCTACTCCTATTGCATGTGATATAAGATATAAAATTATTAAAATTAACCACCAAACCATATTATTCTACCTCTAACATTTTATATAATTTTATATCTATTACATCCCAGCATGAATAATGTTTTCGATGAAATTTTCTTATTGCTTGTTCTGGACTTTTTGCTGCAAAAATTTCTCTGTTAATACCATAAGATTCATAAGTTATTTCATATAATTGTTTTTCTTTTTTTCTAAATAAACACATATTAATCTTTCCTCCCAACATGAACTAACCAGTTAAAAAAGTCCCAGATTAATGACAAAATCACAGGTACTGGCATTAATAAAAATTCTAAAAACCAAATAAAAATGCAGCCAAACCAATTCATATTTGTTTTTTCATATAATTGAATTGGAGATTGAATTATCCATTCATACGGCTCGTCAATAAATATTGCCAAAACAATTATAAATGTTACTATTGAGAATGCTATATAAAAACATAATAAATATTGATACCAAGCCATGTTATCATCTCCTCCCTACTGTAAATAACCATCTTAAAAATCCACCTATTTCAAATACAAAACCAAATGGAAACAGAATAATATAAATCATAATACAGCCAAACCAATTCATTTTTGTATGGAGATATAATGTGCCAGGAGTATATAAAAATGGAGGCTTATCTATAAACTCTTCTAGAATAGCCCAAACAAACCAATGAGTGAAAACACTTATAACTGAACAGAAAAGTATAATAAGTCCAATTTCATTCCAAGCCATATTACTTCACCTCAGATTTATAACTTAAATCTCTACCACACATAGGGCAGTAGTTAATTTCAAAATGGTAAAAAACATCCTCATCAATTCCAAATAAAAATTTATTATCTGGTGTTTGTTGTATATGAGCGAAAACACTTTCACTCTCTATACTTTCAATTCCATTTCCATATTTTCCAGCCATGGGAATATCTACACAATCACAATATTTACACATATTACTCACCTTTAATTAATCCAGTTGTTGATTTAGATTTGTTTATATATGCCCAACAAGTTAATGAAGCATTAAATGGATGCCCACATACCTTATCAGAAAAATTTTCGACAAGCTCAGCAACTTTACTTTTATGAGGGCATACATCACCTTTTATACATTTTTCACAATTAAAATTTACCATACATCTTGTATTGTTCATAATTATTTCACCTCTGTCCAACCATTTCTTTTTATAATACGGCGCATATTTTCTACACCTACTATGTTTGTGCCATGGAGTTTAAAAGTAAAGTTTATTCTATTGGTGCTTTCAAGCCAGTTTAAAAGCTCTATATAGTCACTTGTATCGCAACTCATATCCCAATATCGAGCTAAGAGAGATGTATCAAAAATATCTTCTTTTATATGCTTTTCTGTATACTTTCTTTCACAGTTAAGTATCCATGTTTTTGCCTCATCTACACTTTTAAGCCAAATATAATCTATTGGTGCAGGTCTAATATCATCTAACCAAATTTTCATAACTGTTCTCCCCAGCTTCTTATCAACATCTTTTACTTCTGCAGAACTGGCTATCTTAGTCCCACAGAATGGACAATAAGGTAATGTCGGCCCTATCTCTGTCCCATCAGGCCAATATAGCTCTACACGTTCTTTACAATTTGAACAGGTTATCACACAACCTCTTTCTGAAACAACCCAATTACCAGTTTTTTCTTTATTTAATTTTCCATAACCAAGAATAGCTAGTACTTTAGCAATCTCAAGTCTCTGCTCTGACGACAAATTAACACATGCATAATCTATGTCATTAGCCATCATCTTAACTTCTTCTTTATCAGTTATTCTTTCAACAGAAAGTTCTTTATTCTTTTTCTTTAACATTTTCTACTCCTCTATAGTTAGGACAAGTCGTCCCATATAATTCACTATAAGCTGCTTGAACCATTTGGCAAGACGGAACATTTTCTTGAGGAAAGTCTTTTATCTTGTGCTCCACTCCATATCTAATAGAATATCGATGTATATAATTCCAATATTCAGCAGCTTTCTTTCTTAAGTCTTCATCTTTGTACATACAAAAAGGCCAAGCTTCATTCTTATCTCGTTCTTCGAAACCCTTATAAGTACAGTCTTTACAACGTTTGTCCATTATCAATTTCCTCTGCGGGGACAAAAGTATGACATCCACAATATTTGCAGCCTATTGGGGCCATATTTTCACAAGAATCAAAATGCCTATAATAAGAATGGCCACATTTACAAAGCTTACCATCGCCATAATCTGGATTATATTCTCTAAAAACAGCTTTTACTACTACTTCAGTTTCGATATAAGGCGCATCTGGGCCACTTTTTATTACTTGACTGCTAAGTTCTTTCACAGAATGTGCATAAACCGGCATATCATATCGTTCTTCTGGGTCTATTATTGATACACTATAATGTTTATTCATCTTTGCTCTCCTCTAAAAGTCTAAGAAATAATTCAAACTTCTCATCTATAGTTGCAGCACGGTTTCCATACCAAACAGAACCATCTGGCGTGGTTAAATGCTTTTCATAATGTGCAACTTTTTTACACCAAATTTCTGCTGCGCGTGCAATTTCTTCACGCACTATTTTTCTAGTTTCTTCCATATTAATTATGACCCTCCAAAGCTTTTAATAATTCATAATGCTTTTTAGCACATTCTTCATAAGTATGATAACAATTACATGTTTTTTCATCAACTCTATTTAGTGCAGTTGCACAAATCTCATGGGACCATTTCTCTTTTACTCTAGTTAATCTTAATTTAATAGTAAGGTCTTTTTTAATAGTTATCATAGTTATTTCATATTCATTTATTTGAATTTTATTATCTCTGGCATCTACTCCCCAAATGTGCTGGCCAATACTGTAAGGTATCTCCATTAGTCAATGTCCTCCCAAGTAATACTATCATCTAATTGAGTGATAGCTATAATATCATAAACGCTATTTACGGCTTTTGTGTTTTTAACAGCTTCTTTCATATTTTCCGCTTCAGTCCAAAAAGTACTTATCTCAAGTTCTGTGGAGAAATAATGTTTATACTCTGTAAATGCAATTAAATATTTATTCATATTTTATACCTCATAAAACCTCTGCTTTATATTCCCACGCACAGCTTTCAGCAATAAAAGTAAGTGATGAGAATAGTAAAATACTTAAAATAATAACTGCTATAATCATAATAATTCCTTGAGCTCTTTCGTGTATTGCTTGTGATATAATTTTGCTAAGTCATAATCACCTAGCACTAAAAAATATTCCGCAAGCGCTCCTTTGTGTATAGCATTACTAAGCTCACCTAAGGACATTCTAAGCGCGCCCTCTAAAATATCATCTCTAACTTCTGCTTTAAGAGAAATGTCTTTACCAACATTAATGGCAGCAAGTTCTGCTTTTATTCTTTCTTTAAATAATTCTTCTAACCTGTATTCTTCCATTAGTCTATTGCATCCTTAATATCATTGAGCGAGTTCTTGTTCACGTTCTGGTTTTTCATTAGAAGGTTTAGCTCCGTCTGCAGTGAGCGCATCTTGCTTTCCATATTTATAGCCAACGTCATATCCTTGATGGCAGCTATTCCAAAGTTTCTTATTTTCTTTTTCTAAATAGTCATTTCGGGTTATCCAGATACCTTGATCTACAATATAACCACCCAGTTCTTTTTGTAACTTTTCTATAACTACTTTAGCTGCAAACATAAGGTCTTGTTGACAGGTACACTCATATCTAGCAAACGGACAGTCTATACACCCCTTACTTTGTGAGCCAGTACAACACTTTAAACCAAGTAATACTTCTTGTATTTCTTCATTAGTATAGGTAGGTTCTTCTTGAAGTTCGTGCTCTGAACACAAAGCATGCTCATTTGCTTTTATACCTAAGTGTTTTATATGATTACAAAAGTCGTAGTCCGCTCCGTATACAGGAATCCTATGTTTACAGTTAGTACAATTCTTTTCCATTGATTAATCCTCCTTAGTCATCTTGGCACCACATTTATAACAATAGTTATGCTGGCCGCCGTAATAATCTTTATAAGAAATTTTAGCTTTACAAATAGAACACTTCATACCTGCGTGAACTCCAGGTTTCTGGCTTACGGGTATCCATTTACCTTTTACCGTAGGAAGCTCTTCTAATACAGGTAATTCTTTTACAAAGCGTAACCACTGTGGATTTTCGTCTGAGCCTTCATACTTATATACATATAGTATATCTGCTCTGCTCTCATAGTAGATAGCAACCTCACCAGGGCTAGCTAAACGTTCTACCCAGTCGTTTAATTCTTCTAATTTTATTAGGTGCATTTTCTACATATAGCCATTTCCTTTTAAGTTATTACAATATATAATACAATATAAGTATAATAAAAATTACCAGTTACATTAATATAACTGGTAATTTATTTAAATTATATTATTAATTTCCTACGCCAATTAGAAGGTTATCGTCTGAACCAAGAACAGTTTCAGGTAACTTACCATCCCACTGTTGAGTATAGTAATATTCAATAAGTCTTTCAGCGCCGGCTTTTAATTCTTCTTCATTTACTTCAGAACCATCAGGTTTATAGAGTTTATTAAGTCCTGTTTCTTCATCCATAACTACAGTCCAACCATTGATACTTGCTAAACGTTGAAGAGCAATAGCGGCTTCTTTCTTACCTTGATATTCAGCAGAGTCAGCAGCAATCTTCGCAACTTCCATATCAGCCTCAGCTTGAATCTTAGCTACTTCTGCATTTGCTTTTGCATTAGTCTCTGCAATCTTCTTATCATTTTCTGCTTGAGCCAATGCTTGAGCTTGTTCGATTTCGGCTTGTTTTTTCTTTTGTTCAGCTACTTGCTTAGCTTCAACTGCGTTAGTAAATGCATCAGTAAAGTCCATATCCTCGATAGCAGTAGAAGATACTTTAATATTAAAACGTCCTAAGTTTTCTTCTAACAACGTCTCAATATCTTTCGCAAGGTTACTTCTCGTTTGTACCAATTGTTCTGCAGTGTACTGTGCAGTAGCAACTTTAACTGCCTCAGCAATATTAGGCTCTACGATAGTAGCATAATAATTAACACCTACCGTTCTATAAATCTCTTGTGCGTTAGCTTTATCGATTTGATAATTAAGGGTATACTTCATAGACACTTCTTGAATGTCAGAGCTAAAGCAGCTTAATTCTACCGTAGTCTTCTGCACTCTATTGTCCATTTCAGTAACCGTATGCCAAGGTGCTTTAAGGTGAAAACCTGCTTCTAAAGTATAATTTTCAACTTTACCAAAAGTAGTTACGACACCAGTGTTTCCGGTAGATACAGAAGCCATGCAGCCAAAGAACGTTAATAAGATACCTAAAAAGATGCCTGCAGCATAAGCAAAGCCACTATACTTTTTATAAGGCTTTTTAACACTTGTCTTGGTTATGTACTTAGGTTCACCCCAATTGTTTCTAATAGGCGAGCCGTTCTCGTCTAGTACATACTCTTTTGTTTCAACTTCTCTTTTACAAGTAGTTAAACATATGCCGGTAATAATGCCGGCTAGTAAAATAATGATACCAAAAATAAAACCTACCATAAATACTCCTTTATAATTTTTATTTGTTTAAGTTTTATATTATATAATACAGTGCATTAAATAAAAATTACCAACTATTCTAAAAATAATTGGTAAATATTTTCTTATTTATTTAGTTTATCTAATATTAATTCAACAGCTTTTTCGTATCCTGCAGAATCACCATTAATTTCTATGTATGGGATATTTAATTCCTTGTAAAGCCCCTTAATTCTTAAGCTAATAGCATCGCTCTCTTCCATAGTCTGATTGCGGCCTTTAGGATTGTAAGGCTTAGTTCTATTTATAAAGAAGCTAATATTATCATATGTATTAAATACTGCCATAACCAAATCAGTAAGTGGTTTCTTAATAGCTTCGTCTTGCGTATAGATAATAGTAAGCGGGAGGGGACTATCAGTAATAATAACGTCTACGTCATTTCTGCATCTAGCTAAACGATAAGACTGCTTTCCGAATACATATTCCTGACAGCTAAGTGCTGTAGTATTATGCTCCCAGGTTATATCTTTTGCAAACTCACCTACAAGTTCACAGTTAATACCTAGCATCTTAAGTTCACTAAATATCTTTGCAGCGCCAGTGCTCTTCCCAGCACCAGGTGCACCAGCTAAATTAACAACAATAGTCTTCTTCATAGTCTTATTTTCCTTTTTATTTTCTTTATCTTTTTTAGCTTGTACTTCTTCTCTAAGACGATCACGATATTTAGATAAAAAATGATGACAGCCTAGCAAAGCAAAACCTAGCAGCATAAATATAAATACGTGTAAAATATAAAGCTCAGTAGTCATTCACAGTTACTCCTTAATATATTTCTTATCAGGTCTATATACCTTTTCCGCAGAAGGATGTGTCTTTATATACTCATCTTTTTCGTCATGACATACTATATCATCCCAGATAAATCTTCTAGCTACAAGTATATAGATAGACTTTGCTATCCAGGCGTCTTTTCCTTCTAGCTGCCCCTCGCCGACTTTAAGTGTAGGTTCTATATACTTATACTGAATTCTTACAACCTCATCATCTGAATATCCTTCTAATGACAAGCTCATAAGTAAAAGAGTTACATTGCGTACGATCGCGCTGTTTGTAATAGTAGAATCAAACCAAAGACGGTAAGTATCGGTTCGGCTATCCCAAGTAAGCTCTAGAATATTGTCATTGTAGAAACTTGGTGCTTCATTACGATCGAGCTTATTTGTAACGCCAATTATCAGGTATTCATAATCTGTATGTCTGTGATCTGGTTTATAGTATCCTAGTGGCTGAGCGGCAGATCTAAGTTCTGATTCATACACATTTATTGTTACCATATTAGTTTCGGTATTTACAATAACATATACAAACTCTCTATTAATAATCCCGCCACAAGCAGTCTTAGATACTTCCTTTATTTTATACTTAGCAGGCACAGGAGATAAGCCAGTTCCAAGCCAAGGATCAGGAATATCTCTAACTAGATAAACTTCTTCCCCTACTTTATATTCTGGCCACTTACCGCTCTTATATGAAAACTTTGAATGAATCCAACCCATAAGTTACTGTGCTTCCTCTGTCATTTGTTCTAGAGCTTCTTCTACTGCTTCTTTAAAAGTAATATCAGGATTCTTAGTTTCTGGCACATTCTGATATTCAGTATAAAGTTCTGACTCATAAACGTTTTCTACAGTTTCGCCAGCTGCGGACTTAACTGTATAAGTAAACTCTCTAAAGATAAAGCCGCTCTTCTTTGCGGATACTCCCATAATCTCACAAGGCACGCAGAACTTCTGTAGCTTTCTTTTATTAAACTTCGGCGGAATAACAAGTAGTCTATATACTTTATCTCCTACTTTATACTTTGGTGTTTTACCACTACGATAAGTAGCTGCTGCATCAAACCAACCCATATTTAAATATCTCCTTCATTAATTTATTAGTAATTTATTTTAATTAGTCTTCGAGCTTAATAAACATAAACTTATTCATGTCTATAGCTGCAGTATTATATTCAGGCGTGGGCGTATCTGCTCCACAAATCATTTCAAAGGAACCTAAGCAAGGTGAAACAATGATAGGAAGTCCTTTATAAGTACCTGCAACATAAGAGCCTTGAATAGGCATAGTTTCAGTCATCTCAAAGTCTGCAGTAAAAGAAAAGATAGGAAGCCAATTAGACGCGATTATAAAGTAATTCGCATTAGTACTCATGGCTCTATAATAAACTTCATCTATTATGTTATTGTAATGTTCTACTCTAGATACTCCGACCGGTAGTCTTCGGCTAAGCTTAACTATGTTCAGTTTACAAAGTTCTTTTACTTCGTTAATCCAAGTGCGTTCTTTTTCAAGACGCTCCTCGGCAGCCGCCCACTGTTCCACGATAGTAGCTGATTCATAAGTAGTCTTTTTAGTTAAATCTAGCACATAATCTTTTGACATTGTTTTTCTTTGTGTATAACCGCATAAAAGAAAAACAATGATGCCAATAACAATAAGTAAAGTAATCCCGCAAAAAATAACTTTTAACATAGATACTCCTAATAAGTAGTAATAATAACTTCTTTACCTTTTCTATTATCGCCTTTTCTATTGATACTACGGCGGACGTCTACTTCGGTAAAGTTATATTCTTTATATAGTTCTCTGATAAGCGGCGTATCGTGATTAGTTAACATACAATAACAACCTCTATCAGATAGTTCTTTAAATTTCTTAGCTACTCTGATTTGCTCATCTCTTTCAAAGCCGGCTCCTGTATAGTCAGTAAAAGAATTGTCGTAAGGGGGATCTAGGAACACTAGATCGCCTTTATCAGCGTGACATACGCAGTCTTCAAAGTCGCCGTTAAGAAACATTACGTCATGAATCTGCTTAGATACTTCTCTAAGATGTTCGGCATCAAAAGAACCGCCAGTAAGCTTTCCATTAAAAGGCACGTTAAACTCACACTTAGAGTTTTCTCTGTATAAACCATTAAAACAGTGTTTATTTAAGTATATAAATCTTGCTGCCTGAGTGGCAGTATTGCTTCTAAGATTATTATTAAAATCTTTTCTAACATCATAGTAGAATACTTTCGGGTTAGCGTAAGATTCATGTAGCTCGTCAAATTTAACTAGCTCTCTAATTACTACTTCTACATCCTCTCTTACTTGAATATACATATTTATTAGCTCTGAGTTAATATCATTCACGTAAGCTTCTTTCGGATTAAGGTCTAGTAATACTGCTCCGCCTCCTAAGAAAGGTTCATAATATCTGTTATAGTTTTCGGGCAACAACTTTCTAATATGCTCCAAATTGCCATGCTTTCCACCCACCCATTTAATAATCGGTTTCATTATTTAGTCTCCTTATTCCAGGGCTTTTCACTATTAAGCCACTTCTTTAGTTCTTCCGTGCACTTAGAGCATAGCTCATAATGTATATCACCATAAGGGTGATAATAAATTTTAATCTTAGTATCAGGTGCGTATTTTAAAACTGTACCACATTTATCACATACTGTTGCTTGTGCCATACTAATTTTCCTCTTTCTCTACTTCATGCACTATCATTACCGACACAACATTATCCATTCTGCAATTAGCAACACTACAAGCATTTTGGACATCTGTTGCTTCTACATATTCAGTCGTATTATCTTTATATTTTATTTCATATAAGTACATATTAATCACTCCCCTTATAGATTCTAGTCGCAGATACCACGTTTTCTAGTTTACATCCAACATAATAACAAGCCTCTACTATATCAGTGGCATCTATTTGTTCAGTTCTGTACTCTTCGTATTCTTCATTAAACCAAGTTACGATATAAGTGTTCATTAGTCAACCTCCATTAACTTCTTAACATCTATTATATTAGCGCTTTCAGAACACTCTTTAAATCTATCGGCAGATACTAATATCAAGCTATCGTGACAACACTTATACCAGTAGCTATCAGCTTTGTCTGCTCGCTTTTCACAATCTTTTACTGTTTCATCCCAAAGCTTTTGTGCTTCGGTAGCATATGCGTCTTCTAGTATATCAAATAATCCATAGCAGCCGTCCTCTATATCAAAAGGATTCTTCATAACGATCTCGTATCTAGGATGCCAATTATCACCACGGTCGTGTACGAAACAAGTACCTTCGTCTATATCTTCTTTTAAGATAGTATAGATAGTCTTAAGTAATTCTTTATCGTTAAATGCAGTGGTTTCTTCTTCAAGTCTCTTTTGTTTAAAATGGCGTTCGAAATAAGACTTAGCTTTCGCTCGGCTAACGTGCTCGTGATTAAAATCAGTATATGTCATCTCTCTATAAAAAGCAAGGTAAGGTTCCTCGTGAATAAACTTAATAGTCTTGACAAACTCCCACATACCGTAGCCTGAAGTATTATCTAAATAGAAAGTAAACTCTTTTACAAACGTAGATGCTGAAGGTTTAAACTTATCTATCTCTTCTTCGTATTGAGTGAAGACACTACAATGTAATTTATTAAGTTCATATTTAGGATTTTCTTCTGTAGAATCTTTTGTTTCTACTGGCGACCACCAGATGCCATACTTCCAACCAGGAGTTTCTTTAATGTGAAAATGAACTACTGAGTTCGTTCCCATACCAAAGATAAAATAACCGTCTAGGTATTCTACATCTTCTATAGTAATATCAAGCTTACGGTATTCTTTAAGCTCTTTCTTTAAAGCGTTAAATACTGCATCTGTTGCTTGCTTATATACTTCTGCTAAACCGGCATCATCTGATTTTTTAACTGCTTCATCATATAATTCAGTTAAACCTTTAATTGGATTATTACTCATAGTGCGCCTCTTGTACTTTATTATAAATTCTAATTACCGATATAATATCTGACGGCCTACAGCTAATACACCAGCAGGCACCATTAACATCGTAAGCCTCTACTTGTTCAGACATAATATTATCATGCGTATCTAACCACGTTACTATATAAGTGTTCATAATCTTACTCCTTTATTTCTTCTATATTAGTTTCTTGTGCTATTTGTACTTCTGCCACTGTACGTGGAGGTAAGCTTGCTTTAACTCTTTCGATCGCCTGCTCCTCACTTTCAGCGGTCACATCTACAATTTCTATTGTAGAAACTATTGCTTTATAGGTTTTCATAGCCTACTCCTTTATTTCAACGCCTTCACTAATTGCAATTTCGTTCAATAATGCTTTAAGTTGTTCACACTCTCCGTTATATAGCCACCAAGTATGCATTTGTTTCCAAGTTGACGGTTCAGTTAGTTTAGAATAAACCTTAAATAAAATCTTCTCTGCCGTTTCCTTGCCTTTATCTTTGATACATCCATCAGCAAATTTTCTATATTCAAAAAGATAGTTATCAAAGTTTTTAAGTAAATCTTGATATTCTTCGTATTCTTCTCTTGTCAGCACCACCGCAGTATCGTGCTTAGAAAAACCATTAACTATTTTCCTACATACTTCTTTTAATTCTTGGCAATTACCTACATTTGTACAGAGTTCCCTACATTGAAGGGGTTGAATAATAGGACAAATTGCCTTAGCGATCTGTTCTACTAAAGTTTCTTTTTCTTCCATACTTACATCTCCTCTAGTTTTGCATTAAGTTTATTTATTTTATCCTTACAGTAGTCTGCAATAAGCTTTGCTAGTTCAGGATCTGACACTGCAATTTCAGGGTGGGCATTATATCCGGCATAACCAATATAGGCCTGCTTTTTAAAAAGCTTAAACTTTGTATATGGAAAAGTCATAGCAAAAGCTATCTTACTATAAGTATCTATTTGGTGTTCGAGCTCTTTTGCTCTAACTAACGCGTCTTTATTCATCTACAGCTCCTTCAGTTTTTTAAGCAGTTTATTTAGCCTACCCTGAACAACTCCTGTTAGCTCGGCTTCTAGTTCGGTTTCCCCATAAACTTCAGCGAGTTCTTCTAATCCATTTAAACTACTAATGTCTTCTATTAATGCTTCATATCTTTCTATCTTAAATAGTAAATTACTTACTTCTAAAGCTTTCTCTCTAGTCATGTTTTTATTTATTTAGTCCTTCTATAACTTTATCCATTTTATAGGCAATAATTTTTAGGTGGCTAATTAATGACATGTCTTCATCTGACAATTGTTTTTCAATTATATCAGATTCTTCAGGAATAAACTCACACTCACAATTACGACAATATGCTCTAGTATTACGTTCCCCTTTATCTATGTATTGTTTGTCAATAGTAAAAGCATAACCACACTCTGGACATCTAATGTCTACTGGGTTTTCAATAATAGGATCTAAAAGAATACATTTATTAGCTTCTGAATAATATATTCCGTGTCTAGTAACTTCTGCCATAGATTAGCCTCCAACATAACTTATACAATTAGTCTTTCAAATATTAAGGTACCATCACTTTTAATATCGTCTAATTTAAAAAAATATTTATAGCCAAATCCAGCATCTAAATTCTTCATTGCTTGCTGTAGTTCTTCATAAGTAACTTCTTTATTATCTAAAATGAATTTAATGAACATACTTTTAAAATACCCTCACTATAGATACAATATCTTCTTGGCTACCTTCATACTCGCAGAGGGCAAGGTCTAAGTTACTACCACAGATAGTCATTACAGCATATCCACTTTGGGTATCTGATTTACAAGTTAAAATAAATTCCATAAGTTACCTCTCTATAATACCTTCATCCGCAGCTTTGCTTAATAAAGATTCGTTTAAGCATTTTAGACAAACATAGTTTAATTCTGCCGGTGAGTTCATCATGTACATACACTTACCGCCGCTACAGTAAATTCTGGTTGGGTGGGTTGCATCTGCATACGGACAAACGTAATCGGTTATCAACGCTTTATCATAAACAGTGTCTATAGCAGCTTTTATCATATTATCTTCTTCTATAAAATACATAACAGATGCTACACTATCATTCTTACTCATTACTACAGCTGGTTTATTTTTATAGCCTACAACATTATACATAAATGTACCTCATAAAATTTCTATCATTATATTATACGATCTTTTATTTCAGAATTTAATAAATTTTTGTAAATAAAAAAAAAGAAGACTAATTCCTTAATCCTCTTTATCAATATCGCAGCAGTCTTCAACAGGAACTTCAACAGGAGGTGGGCAACGTAATATTACACCACTAAAGTCATGGCTATTAGGCAGCGTAGCCTTTAGTTTTTTAGGCAGATATGTTTTACTATATTCTCGCCACCACTTGTGAATTAAACGTCGGCTCTTGTTATCATAGTTATGAAATTCATCTGACTTCATTAGGTTAAATAGCCATTCTTCATCTTTAAAGCTAAGTTCAAATTTAGTTATGTGTTTCTTGTATTTATGTTCAGCCTCAAGGTTATTAAGTCTACCTATCTTTGCATTTATGGTTAATGTTAATATACTTGTGATAGTGGATAGTCCTAGGGATACTATTGATAGGATTAATTCAGGTGCCATATGTATACCTTAAACCATTGTTTCTAATTGAAGTAATTCTTCAGTCGTAAGAATAGGCGCTAACTTATATCTACCACTATAGCAAGGCTTGGCATCTTCGTTACCGAAATGAGCGACATAAGTAAGAAGCTTATTTGCGTGAGCATACGCAGAAGTCTTACCTTTCTTTGCTTTAGTAAGAGATGCTCTAACTGCTGCAGTAAGTTCATTCATCATCTTATTAACGCCAGATACTCCCCACGCCGGTGTATTAGCAAGAGCGCAAACTATATCTCGATAGTAATTAGCAAGTTCTTTATTACTTTTGTCTCTACGTGTTTTATATCCTTCGAGCATCGCTATGTTTGCTGGCTTACTAAACTGACAAATAAAAGTAGTTTCAACTTGATTAAATTTCATATCTATTTCTCCGTATAATTTTTTATATTATATTATACAATGTCAAGATTCCAAATTTAATTGTTTAAGTAAAAATAAAAGACCCTCGTTTTATAGAAGAGTCTTTAAATATTTAATTAACTAAATTAGCTCGCAGTGCTAAGTGCTGGCATCTGACCATACTGAAGAGTCCCGTCTGTATCTAAATAATATTCACCGGTCACCGGGTAACCTTTCTCTACTACTCTAATTCCTCTACCCTTTAGTTCTGATAGTAAGGACCTGAATTCTTCTAGCATTAAGTCATAGGTCTCATCTTCATTTCCTTGCTCATCATATACAGCATCTGCTATTCTGTCCCCCTCAGCACTTTGTACTAATGAGATGTTTTCCCAATTTATATAGACGGCAGTTACGTAGTTAGACATGTTATTAATGTTCCCATAGATGCGCTCCTCTGATTCTCCTCTAGATTCTGGGTCATCTTCGAATTCATCAAAGGGAACTAGATCGTAACCTGCCTGGGTTAATTTGCTACGACTAAACTGGATGCCACAGGGATACCCGTAGATCTGGTAGTCCTTATCTGTGGTTAGACAAACTGCGTCTAGATGAACGTCTGCGCGTAAGCAATCCTCTTTAAAGATCTTTAAGAATGGTGTCGGGTTAGTGAAGTGGTAAAGGATGTCTGCATCATGGATTACCCTCTTCGCTTCATATAAAGTTTCTAGTGTAGAATATACATCATTAAAGTTCATTTAGCAAGTTCCGCCTTTTATCAAGAATTAATATCTAGATAATTTAGCAAAAGAAAAGACCTCTCAATTACTTGAAAGGTCTTTATGTATTTAAATCAGTATCTTACCACTCTTGTGTATGCCAGTTATCTGCGGCATCTTTTACAAAAGATTCTTCATCTTCAGGTTCAGAGAAGAACTCATCCCAGTAATTATTAGCTTCTGTTATAGTATCAAACTCTTCTATTGCATCATTACTTGTAGTAACTATTATAAACTTGCCTTGGTCTATTAATTCATATAATAAGATATATTCAGGTTCGAAGGCTTGATAGTACTTATGGTAATTCATTAAGTGATATTCAGCATCTTCCCCGTACTCTCTTTCGATTACTATTTCTGCGTGTAGTTTATATCTGGTAAAATCATAATTAGTAGCTTCTTCTAAAGACTCATATTCAGGCTCTTTAGCCATGAACTTATTAATAGCCTCTTCATCAGAGTCGGCACTAATATGTCCGAGATATACGTTGAACTTATTATATGCAGCATAACCATGACCACTGCTATTTGCCTCTAGATATTCTCCAGAAGATTTGGTATATAAAATATTATTGTTGTTAGACGATTCTTTTATAGTTTGTCTCATTATGAGAGCCCCCTTAAATTTATTAATTTAATAAGTTATCTAAATAATTTAGCAAATAAAAAGACCGACTACCAATTAAGATAGTCAGCCCCTTTGAGTAATGATACTAATATAAATCAGCTCAACAGAATACAGATACATTATACTACAAGAAAGAAGTTTTGTAAACTATTAATTAACCAATTCTTTTTATGCCACCACCGAAGGACCTTACTACGATGTCGCCGAACTCTGAGCACCAGTCGTCATCTTTATTCCAGACGTAAGCAAAGACATAGAATTCTTTTGAGTTAATCGGATCAAGAACATCTTCAACAATCTCACAGTCTTTCGGTATATATAACATCGACCAGGTTTCCCCAATGTTAGTTCTCTCATGTGTAAGGGCGTAGACTAGACCACCGTATTCTTTTTCTACTTCTTTTACCTTGTTCCAGATCTCAGGTTCTTGATCTACATAGTATCCACCGAAGTTTTCAAAGAAGCAGGGAATGCCGGCTTTTGATTTAAACTTTCTAATGTAAGGTTTATAGATGTCGAGTCTTTCTAAACATTGGATTGCTATTTCTTTTTGTTCCACAACAAGTCCTCCTTAATCTATATCAAGCGCTCTTCTAATTTCGCTAATCTTTGCTTTCTTACCGTCGCTATATCCATACAGACAGCCATGAACAATAGCTTCTAAAATAGTTATCTGTCCTTCTTCTGTAAAGAGCCCTAGTATTTCTTCTAGCTCTCTAAGCACCGGACAAAAATAATGGTAAGTACCATAGTCCGTTTTATAATAAATATGTCCATCCTCATACTTATATATTATATCTCCAAATATAAATTCCATACTAGTTCTCCTCGATTCTTGTTATAGTAAATTCTGTACCCTCATAGTTTCCGTACATATAAGCAGTAAAATAATCTTTATTTTCAAATGTCTCACGATGGTAGATCCATCTCTCTAGCTTTTCGAGGCACTCTAATAAATCTTGCCAAATATATAGGTGGGTATGCAAGACATGCATTGCAGATATGTATTGTTCAAAAGTACTTCTAGCTGTATACATTGACCATTCACCAGGGTCCCACTTACAACGGCTCATATCTTTTTCATAGATATTACATACGAAGTCCTCTTCACCACAAATAAGAATCTCTCTACAATCATTAGTAAAGAAATCATCCCATAATAAATCCTTTCTAAAAGCAAAGTCACCATCCGTACAAAGGTGTATTTGTATTTGATACGCTAATTTCTTATCCATACTAATTCTCCTTAAAAGCTATTATATAACTCTTTGAGTATTTCTAATTTGTACCTCAGTTCTAATTCAGAGCATTTTAATAAAGGCGCAAATCCTGGTGTAAGAATTCCTTCAGAGGCTCTACGCAAAACTTGGGCATAAGCTGCAATCGCATTTCCTAATTCTGTTCTTAGTTCTTTTTTATATTCTGCATTCATCTGTTCCATTATTTTACCTCCCCACCGGTTAATCTTTTTATAGGAATAGTTAATACTATATTCTCTGTCTTAGAAATACTTATCTTCTTTCCGTTAAGCGTATCGCTATAAGCAGGCTCCTCAGTTTGATCTAAATATTGAGTATGCCACTTGTCAAAAAAGAAGTTATCTGTAGTTGTACTTATGCTCATTGTACTATTTCCTTTTTACTAAATCAGTTATTAGGTATATTATATATGTAATGCTAAGGCCTGTAGCAACTACTAATGCAACTTGAGCAATAATATTTAAAGGATTCATATATCTACCTCGACATAATTTGTTTACTTACTATATTATACAATAAAGGGTGACCCATTATTAATAGACCACCTTAAATATTTTTTAGTTATTTTAAATCTACCGTGCAGGTAATCCTTCCATAATCATCGGCTTCGAAGTCAAATCCAGTAATAGTCATATCGTAATACTTACTGTCTAGGGTATCTGTTCCGACGATCCATTTACCGTTAAAGAAGATCTGCCAACGGTCTACTCCGTAAGTCATCTCTGTAAATTCTACAAATGTCATATTAGTTCTCCTTATACTTAGCATCTAGTTCTTTAATATAGTCTTGTACTAAGTAATTACCATTTACACGCATGTCATCAATACGGTAAAGGTAAGCATTACAGGTCATTAATCCTCTCTTGTAAAGTTCTTTTTCTATCTCAGCTTCGGCTGCATAAAAGGCTTTATTCATTATGTACTCTACTGATTCTATTAATACGGAATCTTCTTCTGGCATATTAGTAATAGCATATCTATAAGTTAATTTACAATGTGAAGCACCATAACCATATGCTTCTTTTACTACGCTCATATTAATCCTCCACAGATTTAAGGTCTTCATCAGTAAAGTATACATCAAGTTCAAATGGTAATTGAAGAGCACCATTATAGCAATACTCACCTAATAAGTTCATCACTTCATGTGCCTGAAGCTGGTAGTATCCGTCTGGTTGTTTCTTGTTCTCTATACAATGCTCGAAGTATCCATAACCACACTTCTCAATAATCTTTTCCTTACCGAAGTCGGTTAGTTTTACATACATGTAACGGTTAACGTTAAACTTATATTTTTTCATTAATCAGTTCTCCTGTTCTAATTATTATACTATACAATAAAAGGCAGTCTATTTTTAATAGGCTACCTTAAATATTTTATAACGCACTATGAAAGTCTTTAAGCATCTGCATCTTATGTCTTAGTTCATCTTCGGTGCACCTCATCAGATGTTCGAATTTAGGTGTGCTAATTCCTAGAAAAGCTTTAGTTAAGATCTGTCCGTAGGCGGCAATAGCATTACCGAGTTCTTTCTTTAGTTCTTCTTTATATTCTTCGTTCATAGGTTCCATAGTTAGGATCTCCTTAAACAGTAATCTTATCTGCTACTGGAATAACATTATCCAATTTTCCCAATAACATCATAAGTTGTGTAGCTTCATAGTCTGCCAAAGCCTCACCACTTTCATCATTACATTTTATAGAAACGTCTATAGCTTTAAGTTCTCTTTGCAGTGCATCTTTTACTATACGTTTAAGTCTAGCTAAATCATACTTATCCAATTCAATAGTGTATGTCATTTTACTTTACCTCATAACTATCCAGTACAAAAGCTTTATCACAGACGTACTGCCCTACGTTTAGACTAATTGGATTAACTGGCTCTACTTCATAAACAGTAGGAGTTCCTCCAAACTTAGCTGCACATTTTCTGGCATAGGTTTCTGCAGACTTCTTTAGAGGAGTAATAAACACACAGTCCTGAAAACCTGATCTAAAATCCTCTCTTAAATTATTAGTATCTATTGGTGGTAGTATTTCTTCTAGGCCAACAATAGAGGTTCCGTGGTAGTATTTCATTACTTTACCTCAGTACCGAGTGCGTCGTACGCAACCACACCGTAACCGTTCTCAGTAAGTTCGATTACTTCGCAGCCGGCATATTCAAGATTAAACTTTTCATAATACTCAGTTAAGCATCCCTCACAGATGAAGTACTTAGTAATAGTATCCTCGAACCTATCGTACATTGGGTACTTACCTTCTACTATTTGTTTATTAGGACGATGACATTTAGGACAACATCCAGCAGTTGTTTTAATTATATTCTTCTTCATAATCAATGTCTCCTTACTTAATTTCCTTAAATCCTACAATATCTGTATAGTAATACTTTCCATCTAGTTCTACTACGTCACTGACCGACATCGATCTACCTTTGAAGTCTTCAGGACAGTCGGCATTAAAAATGTAGAACAGCGACTCCAAGGCATCTTCGTCATCTACAGATCCCACTTCATCTTCATAAACAACTTCATAGTCATTTAGTGAAAAGCCCATCTGTCTGGCGGTATTAAATCCAAGAAAAGAATAACTGCAGTTATCTATATCTCTAATCTGTAATAGTTTAAACTTCACCATACTATGTACTCCTAAATAAGTATCCCATTAAGATGGTCAGTCTCATGTTGAATAATGATAGCAAGAAGTCCGTTAAAAGTTTTAACTATTCTCTTGCCAGACTTATCAAGATATCCAACAAGGACCGAAGAGTAACGGTCTACCGATCTAGTTCCTTCCAAAGAAAGGCAACCTTCGTTGTTAACAAACTTTCTACCATCCTTCTTAATAACCACAGGGTTAATCATAGGGAAGAAAGTATTTCCATTTCTAATAACTATTACTCTTTTATGTACTCCAATCTGAGGTGCTGCCAAACCACAACAATTGTCGATGTGATAATTAGCAGTATCTAGAAGGTCAGTAATAATTTCTTGTGCTTCTTCTATGCTTACTTGTTCGGATTTTTGTGTTAAGAACTCTGCGTCTTTAACAATTTCTTTAATCATTTTATTTCCTCCTATTAAGAATGAATACTCACTCCAAATTCTAACTCCCAAAGTTTTTCTAATAAGTCGTGATTGTTTTCTAAATAGTTATAAATTTGAAAACTTTTTAATTTAGAAACTTCTTCCATTTTGTCCCAATTAACTTTTTGACATCTATTTACAAGTTTTCTAATTGGAAATTTACCATTTAGAACTTTCTTATCATAACTCTTTATTCTACAATCCCAAAAATAATCTTCAAAACTTATCATAATAAAATCTCCTCTTTATTCTATATATATTATACCATATTTTACCGGAAAAGTAAACTGTTTTTAACAAGTTTTTGAAAAAAAATAAAGTCTTAATTTAATAAGACTTTATTCTATGTAAATTTATTAGATAGAACTAATTAAAGAAGTACGAATAAACCTTCTTCTTCAGTCCAAATAGTTTTTCCTAAACTACCGTCAGGTTCAAGTTCGTGTATCATGTTTACATCGTCTCTTTCAAAACTTTCTAACTCATAAACAATATCTTCCATCGTGTCTCTGTCTACGACTTCGTCAGGTTTTCCTGTACTTCTAAAATAACTAATTTCATACTTTTTTTCCATAATGTGTTTCCGTCCTTTTTATTTTTTATAAGTGTCATTCACTTATTTACATATATATTATATCACATTTAACAAAATTTGTAAACTGTTTTTAATAACTTTTTTTGAAAATTTTTTAATTTTTTTTAATTAAAAAGACCGGTCAACAAACGACCGATCTCTTCTTTTACAATTGTTCTAGTATCTCATCATATAGTTCAACTAAAAGATATTCTGGTGTCAAACCAAGTAAGTTAGAAACATCTTTTATAAATTTAATCATCCCGACATTTTCTAGATAGTAGTCCCGCTCTTCTTCAGTTAATAAAGACCAGACAGTTCTACACATATCTTTGAGTCTTAAATAACTAATCATCTACTTTCACCTCCAACTTTCTAGATAATTATAGCACGGTTCCGGAGGTCTGTAAATAAGTAAAAGAAAAAAGACCAATAGATTTTCTCTATCAGTCTTTTTCCGAAAGTTGAAAATATGAAAATTAGATTAACCAAAACGAGTTTGGATAAGTGTGATTAAAGTTAGAACTGTTCAACAGTTAAATCGGCATCTAGAATTTCAACAACAGTTCCAGTATATTCAGGAGTATCTGAAACACTTAATACCTTAAATCTAGTTGGATACGATTTGAAACCATCGTGAGAAGTAATTCGGAAACATTGTCCTACTTCCATTTTAATTTTAGATTTGAATTCTAAATTGTTTGGCCAATGACTTGATTCTACTTTGTAATAAAACATAATATGTTCTCCTTATTAACTTTATTCATTACATATATTATAACATATTTGGTGAGATTTGTAAACTGTTTTTAACTACTTTTTCAAAAATTTTTTAATTATTTTTTAATCGTTAAAATCGTTTCTCTCGCCCATCAAGTAAGCGAGTGCCTCAGGTCTTTCTTCCATATTAGGTTCAAAGTTAAAGATGCCAGAACTATCACCGTCTTCTGTAATCTCTTCCATTTCAACTAACAATTGACCGTCATCAGTTAGGAAGATTCCCCAAACGAAGTCGCCTTCTTGCATATCAAAGACTTCACTGCACCTTCTGTTAATTTCATTTGTATCTGCGATTCTTGTTGACTGCATAATATGTACCTCTTTTATTTATTCTTTATATATATTATATCATGTTTACCAAATTTTGTAAACTGTTTTTGAGTAGTTTTTTAAAAATTTTTAAATTATTTTTAAATCAATGCTTCATCTTCATACCAAGTAAACATAGACTTAAATTGTTCACCCTCAAAGTATCCCAAGTGATAGTAAGCACCGGGTCCATCATCTTCACACTCCTCAAAGAGTATATTACACTTCTCGGGAATTAGATAGTCGTTCCAGTCGGTTATTTCATAGTAGTTATGATTGTACCATGATTTCTCAGGAAGATGTTTTAGATCATCTTCGGCTATGGTAATAGAAAAGATAAGGTATCTATTCATCTTAATCCTCCTCCCAATACTTCGGGTCTCTGAGTTCTTGTCCGTAGATGTTGTACCACTTACCACACTTCTCACACTGTACTGCTCCCATCCAAGCATCGTCAGTTAGTTCGACTTTGGCACCACATCTACATTTTCCCACAGCATAGTCAACTACTTTTACTTCGCGTTCTTCAAACCAACGATTGTATAAGTCTACGTTCATTTCACAGGTATAATAGTTAGCCCTCGCTTCTTCCGGCATCTTATCCAACGCAAGAGTTTCATCTGGATTAGCAGGGAAAATAAATCCGCAACTATCGTCAGCCTTACAGTCAAAGTTAATGTAGTATTCTTTTTCGATTCTTACTTTACGTTCTTTAATAATTTCAAGCATCGGTAATTTCTCCTTAACTTTTATTCTACCTATATTATATCACATTTGGTAGAATTTGTAAACTGTTTTTAAGAAGTTCTTGAAAAAAATTAAATAACTCCGATGTCTCGGAAGTCTTTCATTAATCCGAATCTTCTAGCGATATTAGTAAAGAAGATAGACATCCCGTGCATCTGACGTTTCGTAATCCCATGTTCTTCTACGTACTTCATCCAATTAGTCGCTAGATCTCTATACATCGTCTGTCTACTATTATAATATGTAGTGTACTTACTCATTTGTTAATCCTCCAAATTTCATAATACTATAGTATACAATAAATGGTAGAAAAAAGACCCACTAAAACAGCAGGTCTTTTTAAATAATTATGTGGAAGCCACGGAGAATGTTTATGTTTAAGGAGGAGAATGAAGGAACACTTACAAAAGAAAACGATAAGAGATATATCAAAAGTAGTTATTCCCCGCGGCATTTTCTATTATATTATACAGTAAAACTTTTTACATTTTGCTGTAATTTTCTAAATTAGCCGAGTAATTTTTCACAGCTCTTTACAGTGTGGAATTGTCCGGCATATTGTTCTTGGAAAAGAGTCATTGCGTGCGACCAGTCTCCAGCTTCTACAAGAGCAACTCCCATTTGACCGTTATTTTGAATTTTAGGATAGTATACAATTTTATAAGTTTCATATTTACCATAAATACTCATAATTAAATCCTCCAATGTTTTATATTATATTATACGATTTCTTTTTGTTAATTATTACTAATTTCTATAATTTTAATTTCTACAATTTCAGCCTTCTCACCATTACGATGGCATCTATTAATCCACTCACAGGATTCTTCTACTTGCCCTCTAATTCTAAAGATAGACGCTTGATTGTAGTACTTACCCCAACGGTTTTCTCCCTTACCTCTGTAGTAAAGTCCAGTGTCAGGATTCTTAATAATCCAATACTTTATTTCTTTATTTTCCATTTGGCACCTCTACTAATTCAAAGATAACTAATTCGATAATCCCATGTTCGCCTTTGTTAGCGGAATACGGAAGTTTTCTGTTGGCATAACCTCGATTGTAATCGCTGATTGCTTTCTCGGCATTACCTTTCTTATCCCAATACTTTCTTTTAGGATTAGTAATATCTGATACTAACTTTCCTGTTGTGGTATCCCTTGCACCATAAAGATAAATTTTATCTAGCATCTTTCTCTCCGTATTTTTCTATAAGATCTTGAAGCGCTCTAACGAACATTATACCATTAGTCTGAGAGCAGTCTTCTAGAATATCTTTTATTTCACTTATCATTGCTGATTTGCCGGCTTTGTATCCACTGTTATAAAGAGCATCTTTAATATCTAGTGGAGTTTCATAGATTCTTTGAGTAAGTGTTTTTCCCATAGTTAGTCCTCCTTATCTGGACCGAGTCGTCTCTTTACCACATAGTGTTTAGGAGACTCTTCTACTATGTCTGTAATTGCGCAGTACTCAAGTACTTCTATTCTATCTCGTATCTTCTTAATACGAAGGTTATTATAGTCCACTAAAGCTGTAATGACCCAAACTTCGGAGATTAAAAACCAGAATAATGAAAGTACTGGTTCTACTATTGATACTGCTCCGATAAGATAAACGAATCCCGTAGCAATAGCAATGAAAGCTACCACCATACTAAACCACTGTGTTTTCCAAAAACTAATTTCTTTTTTCATAGTTAAATCCTCTTATTCCAAAGTTCTATTGCTTTCTGTTTAGTAGCATCATCTGCACCATAAAGTTCAGGGGATACTTTACACGATGCAGTCGGACCTCTGGCATGACACTTAGTGCATCTTACAGTAGCAGAGTGTGTTCCAACAGTAGACCAATGACCATTGTGCTTACTATCTACCTTAAGTTTGGTATTACCACAAAACGGACATGGCGAAATTTCGGAAGTTTCGATTATTTCAGGTTTTCTCATCTGGCGTCTTTCTCCTTATTAAAGTTTTCTAACAACTTATTGATATGATATACTGCTACAGATCCCCACATTGGAATATCTTTAAAAGTTTCAGTTAGTTCAGCACACACGGTTTCTACACCGTGGATTATTCCTTCTTCATACGCTTTTTGAAGTTCATTACTGCGTTGACTAAATATATCCATACTAATTCTCCTTTTTAATATTCATAATCTTGATCATGATGTCCCACGATAGTTTATAGCAGGGAGTATCTTCTAAATGAGATTCTTCTAATCTCGCCGCCTTACGTGAGCATCTTTCCTTGATGAAGTCTATTTCTTCTTCAGTTAATTCTAGGGTATACAACATTAGATTTCCTCTCCGTGCTCTTTCATAATCCTTTCCCACTCCGTTAATAACCACGTAGCGAGACTTTCAGAGTTGTCATCCCACTCAAGAGCGACTTCAGTGTCATCAACATTACCGGATTCTTCATCATACGGCATGTTCATAGCTTCGTAGTCAGTATACGCATAAGATCCTTCGTTGATAACGATCTTTACACACATAGCATACTCAGATTCTGATTCACTAACGCATAATAAGTCGGCATAGTCATCAGAGAAGCCTTTCGTCCAGCCTCCGATAATCGAAAATGGATAATTTTTAGTTCCTTTAAACCAAGAGATGGTAAAAGGTTCATCAAGCTTAGCAGATCTCTTTAAGTCTTCGAGCCAAGCAGTTAAATCTTTAATAGTGTCATTATAGTTCATACGTATGTACTCCTTTATTTTTGCCAGCCAAACTTTTTGTTTAACTCGTTGTAGTTATGTATCCAGTTGCAAAGAATTTCTTGAGATTCTTTTTCTGATAGCTCTGGGCAAAACTCTTTTAAGTAGGGAGAAGCTCCCCACATATTCACGACGCCAGTTCTTCTAATTCCTTCTAATACATCGTAGTATTCTTGCCATTCTTCTTTAATAGGATATTTTTCGTTTTCCATAAATTAACCCTCCAAGTATTTAGTTTGCATGATAAAAGATATGTTTAGGTGGATCTTGGTCTTCAAATTCAATTACTTCTGTAAAATAACCGTCTCCTTGAATTTCAAGTCCGACTTCATTTGCTCTGTGAGGGTCTTCCCAAGTTCCCCAAAGCCATTTGTCAACTTTTTCGTTTTCAATAAATACTCTGTAAACACCATACTTTTTCATAACAAGCGGTCTCCTTAATCAATCTTTGTAATTATATTATAACATATTTTACCGGATTTGTAAACTGTTTTTAGCCACTTTTTTAAAAATTTTTTAAAAAATTTTAATGTAAAATTCGAGGCTCGTAGTCATCAATCTCGTCGCTGTAAGGATCATCTTTATCTTCGTAAGCATCGTAGACTACTTCACCTTTATCTACTATCTTAGTAATAGTAATGTCTACAGTTACAGAAATGTCACCGACAGTATTTGTAACTTCACAACAGTCCGTTTCGTTTTCGATCATTGCTAAAATAATCTCTTTAAGATTTCCAGTGCATTCTTTTTTCATATTTGTTCTCCTATTTATAATGTATTTGAGTCTTTATTTAGCCCTCTGGGGCTAGTTAATCTAGTGATGATAAAATACTAAAACTAGACTTAAACTAATCCCACAGGGTTAATTCTGTTGGCCTACGTTGGTCGTATCAACATTTTCTCCCCACCAAATAACTTCGTTGGTATCAATATCATCTTCCGGCATAAGCACTACTTCAACATACTTATAGAAAATAGACTTACTAGCCAATATTGCTTTTCCCGCTTCGATAGCACTTTCTTCAGTTGGCCACGCAGACATTGGGTTTTCTTCGCTACAAGACTTCCCAGCGAAAACTATGTAAGGACATTCAGGTGCTTCTTCATCGAAGTCTTCATCAACATCTTCTTCCTCTTCAAAGAAGACCTCATTAGCCTCAGCCATATCTGCTACAGCGTCTTCACTCATATACTTTAGACACATCTGAGCAACATCTCTAGCATCAAGTAATCCTTCATCGATCATTTCTAAAATTTTATTAGTTGTGTCTCTCATTAGTTTTCCTCCATATCTTTTATAGTAAGTTCGCTCACACATTCATAAGAGTAAGGACCGTATTCCCAACCATCATTTCTTTTAAGACAGTATGCTTTTGCAACTTCAACGTCGTCTACAAAACCTACTATATCCGTGTAAGTAGCGGTGATATCATTAGGGTCATACGCATCTCGTTCACATTTAATCAAATATACACACTTAATCATAATCATTCCTCCTCGTCTAAATCCCAACAGGTATATATTTCACAGTCCTCTTCATCATCAAAGTCTATGTAAGGTTCTAAATCTTCTTTACAAGTAATAGGTGTCGGAGTTTCCAAAGTTCCCATAGAGTAGTCATATAAGTAGTAATTGTTATAAGCTTCTTCGCTATTATAGATTGCTCCGAGGATATGTATGGCCATATAAATATTATCGTCATCAATCTTATGCTTTGCAAATTCAATCAAAGTATCTTCGTATGTAATATCATTGATATTTTCATTAGCCCATTCTAAAAGTTCGTCTAATGTCATTTCTTCAAATTCTGTTTTAGTCATTCTTCTTATCCTCCTTTGTGAAAAAGTCAATATCTATTTGGCAAGCTTTTTTAGTTTTATACTTACCAAAATAAATTATCGTACTCCAAGCGTCTTTCACAGTGTCATAAACACACCACCAAGTTTTACCATCTAGTGCTGTTCTTTTTTTAGGTATATATTTAGGTTCTGGCATATTCTAACTAACCTCCAAATCTTATTTACATACAATATTATAACATATTTTTCCAATTTTGTAAACTGTTTTTACAAACTTTTTGAAAATTTTTTTAATTTTTTATAAAATAAAAACCCCAAGACATATGCCTCAGGGTTTATTAGTTAATTTTAATTATTAAATAGGCTCAACACAAAGTGTTATATAACAAGTACATGATTTAGTTATAGTACCTTCAACTTCACAGTAAGGCTGAGAGTCGTAGCTCTTATGCCCCCAGAACTCATACTCACCAATACCAGCATCTGCTTCAGAATAGCTATCTACTTCTACTTGTTCATATCCGTCGTCATCTACATCATCTAACTCTAAACTTACGTTATAACCTTCAAGTGTTGTAGAAAGCGTCTTAAATGATTTTTTTGCATCTTCTATAATAGAGTTATCAAAATTTAGATTATAGGCACTATTCATATCAAAGCGTTCTTCAGGACTACCACAATCCCATTTAGCAAAACGCTCAACATCAATAGCACACTCAAGTGGGATATAAAGATTGCCATCAAAATCACTTGTCTCTATAGCACATTGAGTATCCAATGTAAGTTCAGCATTATCTGCGAAGATCTGCTCTGTGTTAATAGTTTTTATAAGTTTATCAACAAACTCTTTAAGTTCTTCTTGTGATAATGTACTAAAGTTTTCTATTATTGCCATAAGTATGGTCTCCTTTGAAGTTAATCAAATAATTTAGCAAATAATTTTAGTCTTCCTCCTCTACCTCGATGTCAAGTTGGTATTGATTACTACAAAGTTCTTCGTTTACAGAATCCCACCACTCGTTGGTGACTTCGTAGTAAGCGTCTTCCCCTTCACCAATAGTGTCTACCCACCATTCACCAAATTTATGAGGGAAGTTATCTAACAAGTTGTTAACTTCATCAATGCTCTCACAGTTCATTAAAGCGTCAACACAGTCGTGAATATGATAAAAACCGTTATCTGGTTCTGCACTAAACTTATCTTCAGTAATTTCTAACCCCCAAACTTCAGAAATTTCCATACTTTCGTTCATTGCTTGATAGAAACAACCTTGCATCGCTTTAACATCCTCTTCAGTAAGTTCTGCCTTAAATGTAATAGTATAAGTTTTTTTCATAATATGTATTCCTCCAATTATTTTCTAAAAGGATAATAGCCTTCTCTGCGAGCGTTATTCGAAATGACATCATCCATCCAGCGAGCACCTACCGTAATAGCAAGTCCCTTAAACTTATCAATACTAAAAATAGTCAAGTCATCAGGATAAGCATTAGAACCGGTTAACTTACAAAGTTTGTTCATTACTTTACCTAATGTGCAATAACCTTTAGCACCTTCAGCACCGCACATACTTAATGCAACACCAAAGTCTTCTTCTCTTAAACCTTCCCACGTCATCGCAGAACAGTCATTGAGTGCCTTTAATTGTTCTTTTGTTTCTACTTTAATAATTTCCATAAGACTTACGTCCTCCTCGTTTTATCTTACATATATTATATCACATTTACCGTAATTTGTAAACTGTTTTTAAGCACTTTTCAAAAAAAATAAAAAAAAATAACCTACCTTTTATGATAGGTTATTTCTATTGTTATTTATTAAAATATTCGTCAGAGTCGTCTTCGATGTCGTATTCATCTAAGTCTAAAAGATATACAACTTCATCTAATTCACTGTCATATACCATATATTCAAGGAAGAATGCTTTGAAACCCTCTTTAACCGTTTTAGACTTATCTACAGCGTCTAATACATCAAATACCGCACAAGCAATTATATCTTCAGGTTCTTGTCCGTCATAACCATTAAAACAGCTGAATGTTTCATCGTCATCATAGTCTTTATCACTTTCTTCTTCGGCATACATCTCACAGTATTCGTCATAAACTTCGGCAATAGTCTTATCTTTGTCTTGTACTAATTCTAATAAAGCACTGTGTACTTCTGCTTCTATGTAGTCATCATAAGTACAACCAAATCCATAAGCGATTGCACTTGCCATAAAGTTTACATCGTCGAGAGACTCTAGATAGTTGTAAACTTCTGATGCCTTTGTAAAGTTCTTAGCAGGTTCAATAATGTTCTTAAAACGTTTTTTGTTCATAAATTTTTCCTCCAAAAAATTTGTTTATTTACTTTGTAATTATATTATAACATATTTTACCAGTTTTGTAAACTGTTTTTATATACTTTTTCAAAAAAATTAAAAAATTTTTAAGATTTTTTATTAACATAACTCATAATCTTTTGACGAGTGCTGTTAGATGTCATATTGCCTACTGCAAAAATACCAGCAGGTCCTTCGCAAGTTTCTTCATAGAACATATCAGTCCAAGTAATTCCTATATACTCACCATGACTACTAATTTTACTCTTAAGTTTATCAACAGAGAGTGGTGTCTTAAACAACATTTCCATTAACTGAACAAACACATCAAGCTTGCCAAGGTCTACTTTAATCTTATTGCCTGAGATTGTAAAAGGAAGTTCAGCGGGAGGTTCAGGGATATTCTGTTCCCTAAGTTTATCGTAGTCTTCTATTGAAGCTTCATCAACTACTTCACCTTCACCATAAGTTAGAGTAGCGTTGCCCAATCCCATTAACTTAAATTTAGTTTTAATAGGGATTTTAGGAAGTTCTTCGATGCGGTCTAACTTCTGAGCAAGAGCTTTTATCACTGGGCGGTAAGAAAGGTAGTCCTGCATTAAATATGTAAACTTCATCATCTGAGTTGGCGACAACTGTCCCATGCCAATAATATGGTAGAGATCAACCATAACAATCTTAGTCATGATTACTTCTTCTTCTACACAAAACTTCTTAAGTTCTACTGCTCGAGCGAGAGAAAGTTGTTTAAGATCTTCTGTGGTATGTACTGTGCCTAGAAAACTTTCGCACAAATCCTTACGTTGTTTTAGAGACTCTAGTATTTCTGTAAATAATTCTTTATCCATTTTCTACCTCGTTATTAAATTAAATGTTCTAAACCAGAACCTGCTAAAGTTTCTTCATCCACGTCCTTAACTGAAATTGCAACAGTATCGATTGTATAATCTTCTGGCTCTGCTTCATATTCTTCGCCGTCTTCATCTTCATAAGTCAATTCACCTTCATCTTCTAATTCTCTAAGATGAAACAAACCAGCATCATAAGCTTCTTCTTCAGTCTCAAAAACTGCACCGGAATATAGACCGTTATAAATTTCAGCACTAGTCCAATTACCCTTATCTTCTTCATTCAAGTACATATCCCAAATGTAAACTACTTTAGGTAATTCGCTATAACCTGCTTTCTTTTCGGCAGTTAAAGCTTGTTTTAGTTCTTGCTTTAATCTATCAATGTCTGCTAAAATTTCTACTGAACTACGAGTTGTTTTCTTTTCCATAATTATATTCTCCTTATTATGTATTAGTCTTCTACTGGTATAAGTCTGATATTGCCTTCGTCGTCTTTTTCTAAACGACAGATAGTACATTCATAACCTTCTTTTCTAGCACCGTCGGCATAGTCCGCACAGTCTTCAAAAGTTTCACCTACATAAGCACTAGAGTGTGAGTCAACATCAATTAAACCCCAATGATTCTTTTTAACATTACCTGCTGGAGTCATAATATCGCGACTGTCAATACCAGTGTCAAACCAGTCTTCGTTATTGTTCCAGCCTAATAAGTAAGCCTCCGCTAAATAGCTTTCTTTGCTATAATCCATAACGATTACATAATTTGTTTTCTTAAGGTCTTTTTTCATAAAAGTTTCCTCCAAACTTTATTTATTCTTTATGTATATATTATAACACATTTTACCAATTTTGTAAAGCATTTTTAAGCACTTTTTAATAATTTTCTAAATATTTTTCTTTATGCTTCGGCTTCTTAAATCTCTTATCTTCAAAAGTTCTCGCTGGAAACTTCTCACACATACGGACATGTTCTATATTAGGCACATGTGTAGGATTTACTTTTATATTAAAAGACAAAGATTCTTTTTTAGTTTTCTTTTGACTTACTTGTTCCGCTCTTTTCATAACTAGTCTCCTTAAATTTCTTTCATTGTCGCACGAAGACTGTCAATGTAATCTCCCAAAGCTTCTTGCTCATCGTGGGAATCAAAACAAGAATCAAAGTCTACAATCTCAAGTTCAACTTCCTCATCAACATTAGTGAACACAGTCTCAACATTTCCGTCTGCTACAACAACAATAATCTTTTTCATAATATGTACCTCACTTAAGCTTTATACTTATATTATAACATAAAAATTTAATTTTGTAAACTATTTTTGGCATAATTTTCCAAAAATTTTTTATAAAGAAAAACCCGTGCAGATTAATACACGGGTTTTATTAATTTAATAATTTATTAGAAGTCGGCCTCAAGCTTGTCAGTTCTGAAATCTTTGAAGATAGGGAAGCGAAGTGAAATTCCGCCGTCTTGATTAGTAGTCTCTTCAAAATACTGGATCTCGCAGATAGTGTCTAAATACTTTCCTTGATTTTTCCAAATCTCTTCTCTCAACCAGTCCGTAAATCCAGAGCCGACTTTTACGATGTTTCCATCTTTGTATCTAACTAAGATAGCTCCTAACGTTCCGGCAAGTCTTCCAGATCCTTCTTCGAAGCCGATGATTTGAAGGTCGAGGGTATTCATCTTCTTTACTTTAAGAAGTGAGTTCGTTCTTTTGAATTCGTACTTCGCGTCGCAAATGTTAATCATTATACCTTCTTGGCCACGAGCAATCTCGGCATCTAACAATTCTGTAATCTTAGAAGTATCAGTTCCTTGATACAATACTGGAAGAAGTTCGAAATATGTAAGGTCTCCAGCAAGATTGAAAATACTTTCTACTAACGTTCTTCTTACATACCAACCAGCCAGACAGTGTTGCTTACGAAACTCTTCCGCAGACATACAATCGAAGACAAGCATCTTAACTCCATGCTTTTCGCCGTCCGCTCTAGTAATCTTCATTGCCTGCTTATAAGCGTCTTTAGAATCATAGCTCTTGTAGTCAAGTAAAGTAATCTCACCATCAAAAACGAAATTGTCCGGAATTCGGTCAAGCATTTCTTTTTCGAGATCAACTAATCCTTCGTATCTTTGTCCAGCACGAGTGAAAAATGAAACTTGGCCATTTTCCTTTATAGCAATAATTCTTCCGCCGTCTATCTTCGTAGTAATAGCAAATTCCTTTCCTTCTACGTAATCAGGCTTATCGAAGTATTTATTGGCGAGTTGTACATCAAACGTAGGAATTAGATTAGGCATTACAGAGTTAATGGTCTTCGCATCACACCCGATACTCAAATCTTTACAGATAAGTTCTTTAAGAAGTAAAGTACAGCCCTCAAACGCCGAATATACAACTTCTAATGTTGCTTGACATAATTTAACATCGCAGTCTCTGCCTGTGTTATGTACTTTTAAGTAATCAAAGAGTTCGAGGATAGTATCAAAAGTGTATAGGGTCATTCCAGCAATACCTTTAGAAAGCTTCTTAGTAGAAATTCCGTATACCTCATAAGGATCATAAGCAATCTTAAGATATTTCTTAATTACTTCATCATCTTTATATTTAGTTAATACTTCTTGTTTGTATTTTCTGCTCGCACTTTGTGTAATTTCGTCGCAGAATTCCTTAAAGTGAATAAGTGTTTTCATATGTACTCTCCTTAACAATCTTTATACATATATTATACCACAAAATTAAATATTTGTAAACTGTTTTAAGCCTGTTTTAAAACTTTTTTAAAAATTTTTTAATTACAAACTATATCTTCATATTTATAATTATTTGCTAAAACCTTAACCAAGAAGTCAGCTCGATGTAAGACTTTGATGAGCTCGTCATAAATGTTCTTCGGCACTCCGTAAAACTTACGAATTCCATCAGGAAGCTCGAGACTTAAGATTTCTTCTGTATTAGTCTTCTCGTACCCAATAGCTTTAATATGTATTGCAGGCGACGTAGTCATTTCAATTTTCATACTAATCCTCCTTAACATCCATAGTAGTCCGCAACAACAGCGCTCAAATCTGCGTATGGCTTTTCTTGCATGATATCATAGATTTCCCAAGCTTCTTCGTCAGTTGGCTCGATATCAGAATAGTAATAAATTTCTTTCTTAAGTTTTATAAGTTCGAGCTCAGTCATTAGTCTACCCTCACAATAATTTTTCTTCCGTTCTTATAAGCGTTCCACTGTCCGTCTTCAAAAATATACACATAATAAAAATCATTTACTACTGTAGTCTTAGTGAAAACTTGTGGTGCAGTCTGCTCCCAACGTTCGCCCCTGTCTCTGTGATAGAAAACACAAACCCCATCCTCAGGATTGTCGAAGCTATGTCCAGACTCTCTAGATGGCACCATTCTTTCATAGATACAAGAAGCATCACCCAAGCTAACTAAGTCTCTAGCTCTTTCTTCTGTACCATAGTTCTTAGCCAACATAGGATACATATAACTTTCATATCCGTCGTGATGGCAGTAGATAGTGTTATAACCTTTTTCTGTTTTTACTGCAATTCCACAATGTGTAGACATACTCTTGGTCCTCCTTACATATAAAGACTTACTTCTTCAAATTCAGTTCCAGCTTTCGCTCTGTTCCATTCGTCAAAAATGATTTCTTTCGGCGCTTGCACTAAACCTTTGTATAAAACAATAACAACAGGTTTACCACGCATTTCAGTAATCTCATAAGCTCTTTCTGGCATAAAGTCTCCCAATACGTCAAATGCAAATTGTTTAAGTTCCATAATATTTCCTCCAAAACTTATTTACATTTATAATTATAACATATTTTTCCAATTTTGTAAACTGTTTTAACGTGCTTTTTCAAAAATTTTTAAAATTATTTTTAAAAAGGAAGTGCGTCTGGGTTTTTTATGTCTTTTAGTTCATACATACAATCGTCAAAGGTACCGTGGTAGATAAGTGTACAGTAGTCTTTCTCTATTACATATAAACCAGGTAAGCCGGCACAATCTAATATGGTATAAGTATGATTACCAATAGTATATCTCTTATGTGCGGTAAGCGCAATAGCTACAGCTGTCTGAGGTGATGTAGCAGTAAGTGGAATTTCTGTATCATAACAATCGTCATACTTATGTAGGGCCTCGTGAGCTTTTTGACTTTCCTTCTCTTCTTTAGCACGTTGGTATATTCTATAAGCTTCGACAGCAAGTTCATCACATCTTTGATTATGCTTATTATCGGCATGTCCTTTAACCCAAGTCCACTTGACTTCTTTAAACATATAGAGGATTTCATCAAGAGCTTCCCATAAGTCTAGATTCTTTTTCTTCTGCCAACCTTTAGTCATCGTATTAACTACATACTGACTGTCGGTAATTATTTCTACTTTGTCAACGCCCCAAAAGTATTCATTAACATAATTAAGAGCTTCAATAACTGCTGTAATTTCCATACGATTATTTGTAGTTTTTACATAATAACCAGAGTCCTCTGCTTCTAACTTAGGGATTACAAATGCCCAACCACCCATACCGGGATTTCCTGAGCAAGCTCCATCACAATATACTTTTAACATACTTATTCTCCTTCATAACTTCCTGACTCTAACTTATAAAGTTCAGTTTCTAGCAACTTACCTCCATCATTACAGTCTGTAATAACAGTATCAGCTCCGTGCTTCTTAACTAATGCTACGAGTGCATCAGCAACATGCCAAGGAGATACGTGATAGTCATCAGCGAGATAACAAGTCATACAATTTAATAGTTTATTAAATTGATAATTTGTTAATTCGATTTCATCAATATCTTCTTCGAAGAGTTCTTCCGCAGCAAAGCATAAGATCATTTCGTAAAACTTAACTTCGTGGTGTTCTGTAAATAATTCAACACCTCTTTTGTCTAAATCTGAAAATTTCATATATAGTTTCCTCCAAAACTTTTACTATAAATATTATATCATATTTGGTAAAATTTGTAAACTGTTTTTAGGTAAATTTTTGAAATTTTTTAATATTTTAGCCATTTTGGCATTTTGTTTTGTATATATTCCGACCAAGCATAACATATATCATTACGTTCACCGAGTAGTTTATACCAACGGCGCTCGTCTTCTATAAGGGTTTCTGCCATGCGTTTTAAACCAAGAAGTTTTAGCTCAGTATTTTCTGTATTAGCTATATACTTCATCTCCGCAGTAATCTCATCAATCTGCTTCTTGATTGTATGTAATAGTCGTCGCTTCGGCTCAAGGGCTTCGATTTCTTTATCTAGTTCTTTAATCCTAATAAGTTCATTCGGATGGGCGTCTTCCCACTCTTTTCTATATTTGTCTTCTAGTCTATCATATAAAATTGTTCCAAGTGTACAGTATCCTATTAAAAATATAATACCACCAATAAAAGCTACTGCTAAGATAATTGCTCCGATTTCATCCATACTATGTATCCTCCATTTATTTTATATCTATATTATAGCATAATTACCGTAATTTGTAAACTGTTTTTAGCAAGTTTTTCAAAAAAAATTAAAATAGCACTGTCCAACAACCACAGTGCTATTTTACAATTTGCAAGCTTGTTAACAAACTTCACAATTAAATCAATTTATTTTATGTACTAATCACAGAAACTATAACTCACTTTATGTGCAAAATCCTGTGATCTCTTAGTCTCTTTCTTTTTAGCAAAGTCCTCAACAGTAAACCAATTGCAGAGCACTAGACGCGCTTGAGCAGCGTTGAGCCTAATCATCTTCATTGCTTTCTTGTCGGAAGTAAGTCTTTCAAAGATATAGTAGTATTGTTTACTACCAGGACTCTTACTCCTTACACGTCTTCCAAACAAATCCCTTTCATACTTTTTGAATGTAGGTTGTACAGAAGCGACTCCGACATGCGTGCATTCCCAATTGCCTGATTTCAAACCAAGGTATTTTGATTTTTTCATTTTATATATCCTCCAGATATTTTAATTGCCGTAAGTTTCTACGATAGACAAAACGTTCGCCGCGAGATTACTGTATATGTCTGCAATTTGATTATTTACTATTACATTGTCTTCGTGCATTTTAGCAGTTTCTGCATCAGGCGATCCTTTTGCCCAAAGTCTTTCATTACTTGCCGCAACTCTGTGTTCTTCAGCAAGTTCTTCAAGTTCTGTTCTAATAATTTCTAAAATGTTTTCCATAAGTCATTCTCCAGTATACTAATCATATTTTATGTATATAATATTTTACAATTTGACGTTGGTCTGTGAACTCACTATCAATAAAGTCATTAGACATAGTTTCTACTGAGTTAGAGGTATTTAGTTCTACTTCAATACCTCCTATCATTGCCTCCCAACGGTCACTGCAATAGTTAGCAACGTTTTCAGCAATTGCGTCGTAGTATTCTTTTTCACTCTCAAATTCTTCTTCACAAAGAACACACTCAAAGTGGTCCTGAGCAACTCTACCTAAGTCTTTTCTCGATGCCTCAATACAATCTTCAACTTTATCAAAAGTTCCTACTAACCATTGAGATGTATAAAGGTCATCTTCACAAGTGTCATGACAAGTAAAATTTGCAACAACAATAAATTTTTCCATAAATTTGTCCTCCAACTTTTATTCTACATATATTATAACGCGTTTAAGCATATTTGTAAACTATTTTTGACATATTTTTACAATTTTTTAAAAAACTTCTGTAGAGACACCTGAACATATCTTTTGCTCAGGAAGTGCTGTTGCAACAGATGTTCTAAAATTAGTTGAGCTTGTAATTTTGTTAATTGCCCAAGTTGCGTCTTTGTAGCTATTGATAGTTGCGACTTCTATTATCTTAAGTTGTGTAGCGATGTTCGTAGTATATTGAGACACAGTCTTCTCGAACAGTTGTACTACTGCTTTAGTAAACTTACAATTTTGTGCATCAACCATTCCGTCTACCCAACGTTCATAAGCAGGTCTAAGTTCAGGGTCAGTAGTAAAGATAGCTCTTTTCATTGTCGCTTTAATCCCAGCGATCTTAGCGGCCTTAGCATCAGCAGAAGTTTTAGAAGACTTCTTTAACTTAGTAGTATCTTCATCTGTGATTACCGCAACCATTCCGTTTACTGCAATAGCAAGTTTATTCGGTTCTGCCGGGTCTTTCATAATAACTCCCATAGCAACTAACTTCTCTTCACACTTAAGTTGCTTTGTGATAGTTAAAGTAGTTTCTCTTTCTATATAGTCTCTATCTAAAGTAAAGAATCCTCTTTCATCAGCAGTCTGTTTCTTAACTACTTGTTTAAGAACGCTTTGTAGCTCGGCCCAATAAGCGGCGACATCAAAGCCAGCAATCCTTACTAATTTTTTATTTAATCTAAGCTCGTCAAATAAATCCAGGTACAAAACGTAATCCTCCTAATTTCGTTTCTATATTATATAATACAATAAATAACTTTATATATTAACATGTAAACGAAGTTTTAAGCTCACTAAGCATATTACGAATATAACGATACAATTTTTGGTTAGGAGCACGATTGATAGCAGTAAGAACTGCATTTAATTTATCTTCTTTAATATCATAACGCTCCATAAAGTCGTTTTTATATGTATCGGGCAACTTGCTCACGATTTGAACTAATCTATACGGCCAGAACTCACTACTGTGTTCCGTATATCTATAAACTTCGCCATCAGGTCTTTCTTTTTTAACTACTTTCTTAAAATGCTTTTGCACATCGTTATTAACAATATTATCAATTAAAACTGCCTCTACTATTTTATTACGGTCTATATAGCTTTGTACTAACAAAGTCATACCAATAGAGCTTTCGTCTATATTGTCATTAGTTTCGATAGTGTCACCTAAAGTTTTAGTCGCATCATCACCATCTCCACCACAAATAGGAGTTTCGAGACTAGTGCAATGATTAACTGTCTTATTCTTATCTAGACGAAGGTCATAATATTTTTGAAGCTTGATAGTATTGATACACTTATTTATACATTGCTGAGCATTAAGCTTCTTAGCAGGGTCTTTCCAGCCTCTATACTTACAAGCATATTCTATCGCTTCATACAACCACCAGAAAAAATCAGTTCGTTCTAAGCAAGGAGCTACCGTATTAGAACGATACATCTTATCGATAGTATACCAAAAGCGAAGTATCAAAGCGGAGATATAAATATCTTTAAGCGCTTTGTTATTAGTATCAACCGCTTCGCAATAAGCATCCGCTAACTCATCGATAGTATAGCTCTCATAAGGCCTAACTAGTTTATGAGCATTAAAAACAAGGTCTTTCTTAGTTTCATTTAACATTATGTATTTCCTCCAAAAACATTATATGTACTATTATATCACAAAATTAGACGTTTGTAAACTGTTTTTGACAGCTTTTTACAAATTTTTACAATTATTCTTCTACCAATTGAAGACAGCAATCATCTTCAGTAAACTTAAGTTTATAACCACTGTCAGGACGACTAGCTATTCTTTTGAAGGCTTCGAACAAACAGTCTAACGCACGTATTTCTGAGCAGTCTACGCAACCGTTGTCTTCGCAAACAAGATTACTAATATTAAGATAGCAAAGGTCATCATAATATCTGTCATTAAAAGCTTCTACGGATTTCTGCATTTCTTCTACTGCAAAGTTTTTATTAGATAATTCATCACAGTAGTCTCTAAGCTCATCACAGAGTTTATCAAAGTCTTGTACTAACTTTGTGTAGTAAACAAGGTCTTTTCTATTTTCCTTTACAGAACCGCAATAGTCTTTGCACCAACGTTTATATTCTTCGTAGTCTACACATTCATTGATTTCGTCAGGAAGAATTGATTTATAGCCTTTGTCGTTATATAAAACTAAGTAGCCACCGCTTCTACCATTAAAACCAACACTATAACCTGGATGAGTGATTTCCCAATCTTCAATCATCATATTGATAGTAAAGTATTCGTCAGCTTGAAGTAAGGCAAGTGCAGTCCAGCAATCTCCTGATAAGTTAAGTTTATGAACTTTTACATTGTTCGCAATTGAGTAAAGGCCATTCCAAGAGTTCATTGTAGGATAAGCAAAATGGTCTTTCAAAAAATTAAACATTTGTTTGTCGTTTGTAATATCAATTCCTTTCTTATAAAACATATATATATCCTCCATTATTCAATAATTTCTTTTTCTACAATACGAATATAGACTTCTTGTGTATTACAACCAAAAGTGGTGTCAATTGTAAATTCATTCTCTTCAGCCGAACCGTGTATGTAAGTATTCTTTTTTACTTCCTCTCTATCTTCTTCTTCGAAGTCAGGGTCATTAACAATTTCATTATAAAATTCTTCTTTAAGTTTTACTAAACCCTCTCTTGCTATATCTAAAGACATATATACATTATGTACATTAGTGTAAGTATAAACTTCCTCTTCATCCCAATCGTGAGTGCCTGAGCCCCAACAAACAACATAAACTGTCATATTTAATTTCCTCCAAAATTATTTTGTAATTATATTATATCACATTTTCCAATATTTGTAAACTGTTTTAACGCACTTTTTTAAAAATTTTTAAAAATATTTTTATGTAAGGAAAACACAGAAAGTGTGTTAAGGGCTTTAAGAGGATTGTCAGACGTTCCTTCTGTGTTTTCCTGTCATGTTAACTAGGGAATACGGATAGCGTGCCGGTGAGCACATTCATTATTATAATATACGTACGAAGATTTGTAAATACTTAATAAGTAAGTTCACAGTGGTAATAATCGCCGTCTTCGTACATCACTCTAGACATAATCTTATAAGACAATACAAAGTCGTTCTCTTCGTGAGGAAGGCAGATAAGTACTGTATCATTTTTATTATAACCTTTCAAAAGATCACAGCTTACCTTTAGCGTATTATCTTCTAAAATTTCATAATCACTTCTATTAACAATATAAACTACATCAACTTCTTCTTCATCTTCTTCAGGTCCGTCATAGGTCGGTGCTTCCCACAGAGTCTTAGAATAAACAGTTCCTACGTTTACAAGGTCGTCATTAATAGGTACAACAGTTTCAACTTCTACTGCAATTCTAAATACTTTGTTAGAAGAACAAGGTCCGTTTTCAGTTTGATGGATTACGTCAGCAAGTTCTACTGTCTTAGCATAATTAACTGCAACTTCCGGGTCGGTAGAATTAAATAGACAAAGTTCAGCATCGGTAATTTCATCGTTTTCGTCGTAACCAAATGCCCAGACTTCATATACGACTTCAGTGTTCTCATCGAAGTCTTCAAGGTCTTCTACAATAGAATTTAATAATTCTTCGTTATTTTGTAAATCTTTAATTGTCATATTATGTTTCCTCACTTAATTTTTAATATGTACTATTTCGTAACCGCATAACCACAACCGGCTAATCTTGAGTTCCAGACAAACATTAAAATTTGTTGTCCTTGCCAAGAAGGAACTTTTATCTTTCCTTGAAGCATATTAAGAATATCTGTCTTAAGTTTTTGTGAACCTTTAGTAAATAAGTTATTCTTTTCCATTTCAGTTTCAACTATAGACATAATCTTTTGACTATCACCTGCATAACAAGCTTTTTCAAATTCAGTATTAGCTGAAATATGAGTTGCTAATAAACGTTCTTCAATCTTCTTTTCTGTTTCCTTTCCGTACATTTTTATAACCTCTTATATGTATTAGTAAGTATTTCGTCAACTTACATTTATATTATAACATGTTTTAATTGATTTGTAAACTGTTTTTTGGTAATTTTTGAAAGTTTTTAAAAAATTTTTATTAACCTGCCCCGACGCAACAATCAAGATTAATCTTTGTTTTAAGTTCTCTAAACTCTGTAATCTCGCCAACATCTAACTTCTCGCCATCAATGTAAAGAAAAAGATATTCGTATACTGAACTTCCAGTATAATTAAATTGATATTCTCTTTCAACTCTATAAAGTTCGAACTTCTTAGGTCTATCGAATTTATATTGAGTTGGTGCCTTAAAGTCGTAGTGTCTTTCGCCGTGTGCATCCCAATAGTTTTTACAATCTACTTTCTTGGTATAACCTTCAGCAACAAGTACTCTACTAATTTCTTTTACCGGTATATCCAGCGTATAAACTTTTCCAGGTTCCAACATATGTATCCTCCTTAATTATTTAACTAACTTAGTATCAATTACTTCATACCAATTTTTAAACCCAGACTCTATGCAGGGAAAAGTCAGGTTCTTAGGCTGATACTGTGGTAAGAGCTGAATAAGCACCCTAGGTCCTCTGTCTTCTATCACAACATAAGGATGAGCGTGTTCGTTAGGATTAAGCCATTCTTTTTTAGGTCTCACTAAATAGCCTGTCCAATCTGTATTCTTATTAACTTCCATATGTAAGTCCTCCAAAATAATACCTTTATGGTATAATATGTTTAATTTAGGATTAACTGCAACCCAAAGGGGTATAATCAATCTTACATTTATATTATAACATAAAATTAAAACTTTGTAAACTGTTTTGCGGCACTTTAAAAAAAAATTTTAAAATATTTTTATGTAGGAGAACACAGAAGGAAGATCGTTAACTCTGGAACATAGGGAGTTATGAGAATAGTGAGGACATGTTATTTTCCTTCTGTGCCTCGTTAGACAGCTTGAATAGAGTATTTAGTGTGTGCGCTTTGGGATAGCACTTCTTTATTATAACATAGGTAAGTTATTTTGTAAACATTTTTATATAAAAAAAATAACGTTTGTTATTTTAAACAAAAAGCAATGTTTTGTCAATAATAACAAACGTTATACGTGTGCGCACGCGTTACGCGCGTTTATTTATATAATGTTATAGAGTCCGCAGTTGATTTTTTGACATCAATAATCCTTTGATTACTACTTCCTCGATACTTAAGTCTAAGATCTTTTAAGGCTTCCACAAATCTACCATCGACTACTACGTCTACTTCAGAGTTAATTAGGTCAGATGCTACAGCTTCCCAAAGGTATCCAGTCCAAATCCAAACCGTTTTATTGGGATATACTGACTTAAATTTCTTCACTAGGTCTAGAACAGCTTGACGGTTCTGCGGATGAAGAGGTTCCCCTCCCAGACAACTAATGCCTGCTATGTAGTCAGGCTTAGCGAGATCTAGGAGGAGTTCCATTGTTTGATCCGTAAATTCTTTACCACCACTAAAGTCTTTAGCTACTGTGTTGAAACAGCCAGGGCAGTCGAATTCACATCCTTGAACGAATATCGATACTCGGCAACCAGGTCCGTTAGCGATATCCATCTGTCTAATGGTATTGTATCTCATCTTAGCACCCACAGTCGTGACAGTCTAAGTGAACGTATCTATTATTAATCTCTTGAGTTCTACCTTCGCTCCAGAAGTTCGTACCAATGTAACCACAGGTTCTTCTAGCCACGTTCATCTTATCTTGGTTAGTGTTGCCGCAGTTAGGACATTTCCAAATTAGTTTTCCTGATTCATCTTCTACTATTTCTATCTCACGATCCCAACCGCACTCATGACAGTAGTCTGACTTAGTGTTAAGTTCGGCATACATAATATTTTCGTAGATGTATTGGATTACTGATATAACTGCTTCTAAGTTATTTTCTAAGTTAGCTGTTTCGATGTAACTGATCGCACCACCGGTAGATAATCTCTGGAACTTACTTTCTATAGCAAGTTTCTCAAATGGATTAACAGGTTTCTCTACGTGAACATGGTAGCTATTAGTAATAAAGTTACGATCTGAAACTCCGGCAATTTCGCCGTGTCTTTTTTGTAGAGCTTTGGCAAACTTATATGTAGTACTTTCTATTGGTGTTCCATAAATGCCAAATCCAAGATTTAGTTCTTTATTCCAATCGTCACACTTTTTGTTCATGTACTTCATGATCTCAAGTCCAAGTGCTTGACCTTCTTCATCTAGTAGGTCTTTACCAATAAGTTCTACTACACATTCCCATAATCCTGCATATCCAAGACTAATAGTTGAATATCCACCAGTAAGTAACTTATCGATTGTCTCACCTTTCTCTAGTCTAGCGATTGCACCGTGCTGCCATAGGATTGGAGCTACGTCACTTACAGTACCTTTAAGTCTTTCATAGCGACATAACAAAGCTCTGTGGCATAACTCTAGAGTATCATCGAAGATCTTCCAGAAACTATCTAAGTCTTTAGCGTAATTTTCTCCGAGCGCAGAACACGCTACATCCGGAAGATTAACAGTAACTACTCCTTTATTAAATCTTTGGTAAAACTTCGCCTTACCGTTTTCGTCGAACCAGGTCGATAGTGCACTACGACAACCCATTACTGGGAAACAGTAGCCACCTTTAATCTCTTTCATGATCTTCTCACTTATATAATCAGGTACAAGACGCTTAGCGCTACACTTTGCTGCAAGTTCAGTAAGGTAGAAGTATTCAGAACCCTCCCTAATATTATCTTCTTCTAGTACATAGATAAGTTTAGGGAATGCTGGAGTGATCCAAACTCCTTTCTCATTCTTAATACCTTGATATCTTTGAAGAAGAACTTCTTCGATGATCATCGCGAGGTCTTTCTTAGTTTGCTCATCTTCTACTTCATTTAGATACATGAAGACAGTGATGAACGGTGCTTGACCATTTGTGGTAAGTAAAGTATTAACCTGATACTGGATTGTTTGTACGCCACGCTTTACCTCTGCTCTTACACGCTTTTCTGTAATTTCATCAATTAGCTTTTCTACGTCTATGCTAACAGGAACAGGCTCACCATAGTGTAGAGCCTCAGCTTTCTCCTGCTCTTCGTAAACCTCAGCTCTAATCTTCTTTCTACTAATGTCTACAAAGGGTGCTAAATGAGAAAGTGTAATACTCTGACCGCCATATTGATTAGAGGCAACCTGAGCAACTATCTGAGTAGCAACGTTACACGCAGTAGCGAAACTATGGGGTTTCTCTATTAAAGTTCCAGAAACCACGGTTCCATTATTTAACATATCATCTAATCCAACTAAGCAGCAGTTATACATCTTCTGAGCGAAGTAATCAGTATCATGAAAATGGATCGTTCCTTCATCATGTGCTTTTACTACATCTTTAGGAAGTAAGATTCTTCTAGATAAATCCTTACTTACTTCGCCAGCCATGTAATCACGCTGTGTAGAGTTAATTACCGGATTCTTATTTGAGTTTTCTTGTTTAAGTTCTTCATTACTAAGATTAATAAGACTGAGAATAGTATCATCTGTAGTATTGGATTTTCTAACCAGCTCTTTGTTATGCCTATACTTAATAAAAGCACGAACGAGATCATTATAATTTCGGAAGATAAGTTCATCTTCAATTAAATCATTAATGTCTTCTACTTTAATAGCTCGCTTGTAAGCAGAACACTTCTCTTCTACTATAGCAGTTAGCTGTTTAATCTTCCTAGATCCAATTTGTTTGGATTTAATAATTTCTTGGTTGGCACACGAGATCGCTTCGATAATTTTTTCTCTATCAAATTCGACTTCTCGGCCATCACGTTTAATAACTCTTTGCATAAATTGTCTCCTTTCAATAGTTTAAAGAGTTGGGACTCTTGTATTTAATTTAGCAAATATTGTATAAAAGAAAAAGGTGAAATACCATATATTGTACGACAGTATATTCACCTAACTAGTACACATACTATTATATTATACAATATTTAGAGGTTTATTTTCTTATAGAATGAAAAATAAATACCAATACCATCCATAAATAAATAGTATTTCTCAGAGTTATTCGTCTCTGAAACTATGAAGTTTTTATAACGTAGTTGATCTAGATACAGAGCACCCACCGTCTTATGATCAATGTTCTGTAATTCTAAAATAGTGCTCTCAGCCGTATAGGCATATGCATGAAATAAAGTAGTTAATGGATGCTCTATATTTTTTACTGACATTAGAATCTCTCCCCGCCTGTGTAAGCATATAAAAAGTTTCCATGACTTAAATAGTCAGCATATTCATCTGCCATACGGCTAAATGTAGTAAGTTCAGTTCTATAGAAGTTCTCAGTTTCTTTTAATTGTGAATATGCCATTAACTGGTTAATATCTGAAATTCCGGTAATTACGGTTCTGCAATATCGTTTAAATAGATCTGCAGCTGATTGTTGTAGTACTTTAATAACTAATTTAGTAGAAATAATATTTTGGCGACATACTTGATATTCCTGCCAATTTCCTAATAAATGAAATTTAGTAAATCTCATTTCCTCTGCTTGACGGAGTATTTCCAAAGTAAGTTGCTGTGCAAATTTATCGTCCATATTAAATATCCTTATTTGATGGTTTAATTAAAGTAAAAGCACCTTGACAGGAGGAATATCAAGGTGCCAACAAAGGAATAAAACCTATGTATAAGATTTTCATCTCATATTATATAATACGATAAAAAATCATAATTTTTATAATTGTCTCAGTACAGTTTTAAATTAAATCTTAAATAAAAGATCAAAAAGATTTAATAAATTAGGTTCAGCTTTATTTACTGACTTAAAGTTTTTATTACTTTGTCCACTGATTGTAGTTTCAAAATCACCATCTTTTAAAGTAAGATGATATCCTTCTGGATGTGCATCTGTAAAAGCTTTAAGCTCTTTAGCATAAGTAGCTTCAGCGTCAGCAAGAATCTCTTCGAGCTCTTTCTTATCAGCATCGAAGGAATCTCTAAGCTTTTTAAGGTCTTCACTGTAACGTTCCGTAAGTTTAAGAATGTTTTCTTTGTACATCTTACGTTCTAAGTTAAGCGCTTTAAAAGCATCTTCAACCCTTTTTGCTTCAGCTTTCTTTTGAGCTGCCTTATCTTCTTTTGCTTTTTGTTCAGCAGCATAAGCAGCTTCTGCTTCCATTAGCGAGTCTACATCATCAAATACTTTATTAAGTACTTTAGAGTAATAAGAATAAGTTTGTGTTGTTTGTTCTTTTTTAATGTCATTCATAGTTTTTTTCATTTTAAATTAACTCTCCTATTAGTTTTCTTTTTGTATTACAGAAGTCCTCTCATCTATAATACAATATATTAAAACGAATTTTACTAACCTGAGACACATTAGTTATTCGGTTTTTATTAAATTATAAATCCACAGTTGTTACAGACACCTGTTTCTTTGTCAAAAGCTTTCTTAGCGCCGCACTCTGGGCAATCAATCATAGCAGCAGCTTCAGTTAAAGGCTTTTCTAAAGGTTTCTTTTTACCTTTACAGTCAACAGGTTTTTCATCTTCACTGTGGGCAATAACATCTGCAACTTCACAGTCTACCATTGCGTTGTCGATGCCGTCTAATTTTTGATTAGACTCAATAGCAGGATGTTCTTCATTGACATGTTCATCTAAAGTATCAGTATCTTGATCTTCAGATTCTTCAGTAAGAAGCTCTTCAAGCTCCTCAATATGTTCTTCTTCCTCTTCTTTAATGTGGTCAAGAACTTCTTGAGTTTCTTCAGTATCTTCGTCAGATGTGAGCTCTTCTATTTTATCGGCTGCTTCTTCGTAAGCAGCAATAGCTGCTTCTTCGTCTTTAACTAAGATATCTACTACTTCTTCTACTGATTCTGCTTCATCAAAAAGAGATTCTTCGGTTTCTTTCCCATCTTCTGATACGGGATCATCGAAATCTTCATTGAAAAAATCATCAACAGCTGTGTCGTATCTAGAATCCCAAGCTCTGTCAATCTCGTCTGCTAAAGCATCTGCTGCTTCCTCATCACTATAGTCTGAGTCGTGATGATCAAAAGGGTCTCTTTCTATGTATTCTTTAACCGGTTCTTTTTCTTCATCTAAGAAATCCCAATAATTGTTTTCTCTAAACGTAAGAGTTTCGCCACGAGACTTAATAGCAGCTTCGCATCTAGAACATAGATATCCGAGGTCTACTTCATAGCGACATTGATCTTTAGGAAAAAGTTCATTACACCAAGTGCATTCTACTTCGTCTTCATTTTCTTCCATTTCTTCTACGAGTTGTTCGATAGTCATTCCCTCAGGTATTGGCTTTCTAGAGCAGCTCTCAAATTTACTATCATTTACTGGACCGTCATAGTCGTCACCGAGTTTTAATCTATAATCAAAGAGTAACTCTAAACACTCAGATTTAGAAAGGGGTTTTGTAACATCAAATTCTCTTTTCAAGAAATCTTCTAAATCAGTAACTTTTTTTAATCCAAGAAACTCGCACATATGAAGGATCTCTTTAGACTCTCTATCATTAGATAATGTAAAGCCAAGAGCTTCATTAAGTTCTTCATCATTAAGAAAACGGAAATCCTCATCTTCTACTTCTACTGAATTATCAAGCGCATCGAATTCAGGATCATTTTCAGAATTAATACTATTTAAAAAATCTTTAGTGAGAAGTGAAGGTTCATCTGAATGTTCTTTTTCTGTGTCAGACATCATATCTTCCCAAGACCAAACAGTACCGAGGTCTGCCGAATCTGTACACTCACCGAAATCGTTTCTATTAACCTCAACCTGAGTGATGATAGGTTTCTGACTTAAACAACCACAGGCAAATTCTTTAGCTGCGTCGAAGAAACTAAAAGGTTCATCATCACAGTTGGGACATTTTACAAAATAAATATATTCAATCATTCTATATCTCCTAATTTAAGTTAGTCATATAATTTAGCAATTAATCCACTTCTAATAATCCAGAAGTTCTAAGAATTCTTTCTGATTCCGAAATTAGAAAAGTTTCGTCTACTTTTCCGGCGACCAGAAAGACTTTAAGGATTCTTCCTTTATAGACCAGACGAATATCTCTAAAATCACCATTATGAAAATACTCTAATTTCGCACCAACGAAATCCGAACAATTTCGGAAGTCGGTAATTAAATCTAGTTTTCTATCTATAAACTTACAGGTATCTTCTTTATAGTAGATATTATCTAATCCAAGATTAATTAGCCAGCCATTCCACTGTGCCCAACACTCATGTCCTGAGGGGTCAGAAAGAAATAAGACTTCTTGGTCTCTATATTTGATTGCTCCGTACTTAACGACTAATCCTAATTGTCTAGCTCGCTTAGAGATCTCTAAGGATCGCTCTGAGTTCGTCGTCGAGTCTTGTGTTATTGTTGTTATTAAATTCGACTCCATCTACTAAGTACTCTCCAAGTTCTTTTTTAGTTTCAATAATCTGTTGAACTCTTTCATCTATCGTATCTTTACACATGAGAACGGTGATGAAAGCCGGTCTAGTATTATTTACTCTCCAGATTCTATCAGTTCCCTGATCAAACATCGCTGCGGTATAAGGAGTATCTAGACAGATTAAGTAAGATGCAGAATTTAAGGTCCAGCCAGTTCCGACTTTTCCCCAAGTACCGGCAAACACCTGTTCTCTTGGGTCATCTTGGAATCTAGATACGTTATTAGCTACTACAGGATCTGGAATATCTCCGGTATTTATACTAAAACGAAATTCTCCGAGTTTCGCTGCTAGTTCATTTAGAGTTTCTTTGAATACTGAGAGCACTACAACTTTTTCCCCTTGGGAGGTAAGCTCTTGAATCAACTCAACACATCTATCAATCTTACAGTTACTTACCTTCTGAGTTGTTAATAAACTCGGACAGGCAGAAGCTTGACGCAGTCTAGTAGTAAGAGCAAGTAAACTAGAGGTCTTAAGCTCAATCTTATCAGCTTCTTCTTTGACACCTTCTTTAATAGCATCGTAAAACTTACGTTGGTCATCGTCAGGTTCTAGGAGTTCCAGCGTTACTGTTTTCGGTGGCATATCAGATCTTACTTGATCTAGAGTTCTTCTTAGTGAACAAGATTTAATCTCTTCTTGTAAAACATCTAGATTCTTAAATCCAATTACTTGGTTATTTTTGAAACCTCCGAAATTACAGTACTGAGATTTATAAGTAGAAAGAATAGCCGGATCATTATTAGTCCAAGAAAGTGGAACGTAAGCAGAAAGAGGATTGTTGGTAATCAGAGTTCCCGTAGCGGCAATCTTAAATGGAGCTTCTAGCTTAAGTAAGTTAGTTCCTTGTTGAGAAGTTTTAGTTGCTGCCTTATGTGCTTCGTCGAAAGCAATCATACCAAACTTATTACTCGAAGTATTGAAAGCTTCTATAATCCTGTCATCCCTGAGACTTTCTAAGTTAGTGATAACGAAGAACTCTTCAATTGGATTCTTTAGTTGTTCGGCTCTCTTATCCATAGAACGATAACGAACGGTTCCGGTTCTAGTAGTATATTCCCCTAGGACTACTGCCGACTCGGTCGAAAACTTCTGAATTTCCTTCTTCCAGTTTTGCTTAAGGGAATTAACCCCACAGATAATGAAACAGTGATCAATTATCCCTCTTCTCTTTAAGGTCTCGGCTAACCAGATAATAGAGTTAGTCTTTCCAAGACCCATCGAATCTAGAAGAAGCCACTTCTCTTTATCTAACCCGAAGTTAATTGCCTCGAACTGATGTTCAAAAGGTTTCATCTTGAACGAAACTTTCTCAATTTCGGAAAGTGGTTCTAAATTAAATTTTTTATTAAAACGAAACTCGCCTGATTTCGGAGTATCAAGTAATCTTAATTGTATGTCATCTAAGAAAGTAAGACTATCTAATAATCTTCCTAAATAACATACAGGTAGCTCCCAGACTTTATCTTTCTTATGGTAGTAGGAAGTTGGAATAGTTTTAATTGCATCTACTATATACTGATTATAATCAAAGTCCACGAGAAGTGAGCTAAGTCCTGATATCTTTTTTCCCGGCGAGATCTCAAATATTCTAATCATTAATGAAATCTCCTAAGTTACGGAATGAAATAAATAAAATTACCGAAATTGTCGGAGTTACGGACGAAATCCGATCAATTACGATTAAGTAAAAAATATAATAATCGAGATTTCGGTAATTTCGGAAGTTTCGCGCATTATATACGTGCGCGCGCGTAAGAAAATGCTCAAATTTAGCTAAAAAGTTAGAAAAAGTGTAAAAAATGGCTAAATTTGAGCTAGAAAAATGTAAAATTAGTCTAAAAGTGATACATATTGGTTCTTAAAATCCCTTTCTGGAGCTTCTTCTCTAGTTTTATATGTAACTGTAGCTTCGATTACGAAAGGTTTGTCACAGTAATTACAGATAAAATGCTCTATCATATCAGGTTCTCTAGTTTCTTTGTAATAATCTTCATAGATAATTCTACCTAAAGAGTCTTTGACTACTTCGTCTGGTTGTCCAATAAGGGAACCTGGCATATAAAGCTCTCCTGGGAGATATTCTGCTCCACAATGAGGACATTTAATAATTTGTGTTTTACGGGGTTGGTTGGTCATAAAATTATAGCTCCTAACTTAAAATTCTGATTTTTTGAAAATTTTTTAAAAAATATTTGCACGCGCGCTCACATGTGCGCATGCGCACGCGCCTCTAGATCTAATATATATATTATATATAAATATTTATATTATATTTTTTTTATTAATATATATATTTATATATTTATTTAATACTAAAAAATTTTTTTAGATATTGCGCAAGCGCATAGACAGACAAGCTGTCTATAGACTTCGGCAAAGCCTCAGTCTTATATAGAAATTTAATAATTTAGATTCCTAATAATATTATACAGTATATACTTTAGTAATTTAATAAATTATTAAAAAATTTTTTAGAAAATTTTACTTTATTTATAAAGCGGGGCTATTAATTTAATAATTTAATAGATTAATAATTTATTAATAAAAAATTAAAAATTTCGGGAGTTTCAAAAACATATATAGGAGAAGTACTTCTAAAACCAATTCTGGGCTTCATATTTCAGTTTTAAGACGCTTTAATTATTAATTAGGTAATTTATATAAGCAGGAGGCTTAAAATCAATTTATGGGCTTATTATGGCATCATGTGTGGGTACGTTGATGTACATACATGTGAAGGACGTTGTTAAAACTTCATCAGGACCCCAAATTTAAGTTCTGGGACACTTTAATATTTAACCAGTCCATTTCTCCATCGGAAGGTCTTCGTGCCTCGTAGGGCTAATTAAAAGCTTAATAATAAATTGCAAAAGAAAAAGGCCTCCGAAAAATCGGGACCTCTATTTTATTTCCATAAATTATTATAAACTTCGAAGTCCTCCGCTATAGAAGAATTAAAAATTTTAATTACTTCCCAAGGAATAACTCCGTGATACTCCCAAGTAGAATTTAGTTCGCCGTCGTCTAGAATAACATTTTCATCTATATATAACTTAGAAGAATCTAGGTTAGAAACATCTACCTCAAGAATAATTATATTATCTAAATAATCATCCGGGTCTTCTACAGAATCTATATATTCGGATTCCTCTGCATAACTTTCCGCCACCCAAGGATCATCAGCTAGATAGACAACTCCTGGCTTAGAATCGCTCCACATCTTTCTTTTAGTATTTCCTAAACCTTTTTTCTTTATAGAGTTTAAGAACTGTCTGTAGGTCGCGTGATATAGTTTAGAAGGAACTCTAAGTTCTTCGGTTAAAGAAGAAGCCGTATATAAACTTTTATCTTTTATAATTCCCTTACTTACTAATAAGTCAAGAACTTCGCTGTAGTCCTTACAGTAATAATCTTTACCAGCTATCTCCACAAAGTAATTAGGAACATAGGGTTTAAAAACTATTTTTATCATCAGACTGCAGTTAGGACTTAAGTCTAAAGAAATGATTCTATCTGTAAATAGCATAATGTGATATTTATATTTTTTATCTGAATCAATCTGCGCAAGAAGTTTTTTATAATTAGCTGTCTGGTCTGGATAATTCCTAGTAGAAGAATTATTTGTTTGAGTATTAGTCGTATTGTTATTAGGCGGATTCATATACTTCCATTCATAAAGCCTTCTCATTATTATTTACTCCTTATATAAATAAAGCTTCTAAGAACTACCTAGAAGCAAGTCATTTTTAAAATTGAGTCTAACTATCCCAGTTCATTTTCCCATTCAATTAATTTAGCGTAAATATTTTAACTATTTATTATTTTATTAAACTAATAGTAAAAGAAGCCGGAAGTTAATCCGACTCCTTATCTATTTACTTATTATGTATTTTATATATTTAATTTATAATATATTCCATATTACTTACTTAAAAACAAATCAAGATTAATTTCTTCTATTTCACAAATATCATTATATACAAACCAGCTTAACCAAGGATTTTGTTTTTGTTCTTTATGTAATCTTATTTCTTTATTTAATTTTATACTTCTTTCTAGCATAGAGTTATCTAATGCTATATCATTGTCTATACAATATTCAATAGTTTCTTTTACTAATAAATATTCTTCATAGTCTTTTTTACCTTCAGACTTAAAGCCGGTAAAGATTAAAAAGATAATTGCTATAATAACAGCAGTACTTAAGCCAAAAGAAGCGCCTAGGTTATTGAAATCTTTAAAGTCAGCAAACTTTGACCAAAAATCTTTTTTCTTTCCATAAAATTCTAAATTATTATGAGTTAATATGGTCTCTTTTTCTGTGTTGATATCTTGCTCTAATTCCCATATTTTGTTTCTATATATTCTATATTTCTTTTCTGCCAATAAAACAAACAGATAAAATAATAAACCTAAAATTATTATTCCTAAACCAATTAAACAAATTATCATGTTCTACTCCTTTATCATATCTCCAAATTGTTTTGCAATTTCGCTATTATGATGATATAAGATTTTCGCCTGCTCTTCATCGAGTTCTAAGTATTTTTGCATTTCTTGTATAGAAAGCATCATTGCTACTTTATACTTCTCTACCGTTTCCTTGCTACCTCTTTCATAGCCTATGTTGTAATTATCTTGAATTATTTCGGCACATTGCTTACTTGAAAGCACAACTCTATCTTCTAATATAAATTTAACTATATCTTTGCAATCTTCTAAACAACTCAACCTTCTGGGATACATATAAGTATTGAGTTTTCTCGCCATTTCTTCAATCTGCTTTTCTTTATTCTCTTCCATAAGTATAGTCTCCTTGTATTTGTAATATATAATACAATGAGCACGAGCTAAAAATAAAAAGAACTTAAATATTTTTCATATCTAAGTTCTTTATATATATTTTATAATAAATGTTTTACATCCCAATCTATTTTTTGTCCGCAGAATTTACAGAACTTAGTATCCGTAATCATTCTCTCAGTTTGTTTATCTACTCGCCCACTAAATTCTATTGTTTCTCCACAGGCTGGACAAGTAGTTTCCATTTTCCAATCACTATTTATAAACGGAATTCCTACTACTTTTATATCCGCTAGCTTTAACATTATTTTGTTTCTCCTCTATATCTTTATATAAATTAATCTTTCTTAAAGACATTATCAAAGAAACCTTTCTCATTTAAAGTCGGGAAGAACTCTTTTAAGTAAGAGATATATTCATCTGATACTTTTGACATATCGCCGGAGATAATTGCATCGAAGTCTGCCTTCCACTTTTCAGGTACCTTAAACTCATAAGTTCCGTAAGTAGTATCGTCTTCATCATCATAAGTTCTAATAAAGTTTTCATCTTTATAAAGTTCTTCTTCTCCGTAGCCAGAGTTTCTATTACCTCCGCCTACTCTTGTATAGATAGCAATGTTGTTATCATCGGTCACAAAACAGTCTCTAAATCTTGGCCATTCATTTTGCTTTTTTCCAAGCATAGGCATAATAAGTACACATGCTGGATTAAAGCCGTTCATCATATTGTACATACTCATAATTAGTACCTCTCTTAAAATTACTTTAGTATATTATACAACGCTATTATAAGAAAATAAAAAAAAGAACGATATTTTTCCATACCGTTCTTTTAATAATTAAATTGATTCTTTCCAGCCGTCAGCTGTTTTTGTGTAAATAGAGTCTGCTTCTTTCCAACCAGTCTCTGTCATTACCCAGACTTGACCTTCTACCCAACCACTGTCAGTTTTAACACGAACGACACCTAGTTTAAATTCCATTCCGTCTGTTTCATTATCTTTTTCTGATTCTGAAGCAAGTAGGGTACCTGGTGTCATGTAAGTACCATCAAAGTAACTTCCGTAAACAACATAAGGATACACTTTAATCATAAAGAAATCATCTTTTTGAATGTCGAAGTCTCTTGGCCTGAAAAAGAAACTAATTTCACCTGGCCCTCTTGTTCGGAGCTCATAGGAACTGCCTATTCCCTTAAATGAAATTTCACCTGGTACATTGCTGAGGGCAGGATCACTATTATTAGTAATTTTAGTTAATTTGCGACTACCTTCATTATCAGTAACAAATTGTCCACGAAGTGTTTCGTCTTCACAGTCATCAGGATAAACTGCCCAACCTAGATTTTTATATTGAATAAAAGTATCAGTGTCTTTTTTCTTACAGAATAATTCTATACTATAGCCAGCGACAGATGGATTATCTAATAAGTCTTCAGGTCTGTTCCAAGAGCATATAATATTATCAGCCGACTTTCTAGTTAGATTAATATCTAAGTTTTCAGAACTAGGTGGAAGTACATAATCATATAGATAAGCAGCAGTAGCTTCTAAGTCTATGAAAGGTAACACCAAAGTTCTACCAGTCGCTTTAATTTCTACACTTAAATGTCCTACTGAATCTCTTTTATTCATTATCCACGCGAAGACTGGATCAGAAAGTTTTATTGAATAATAGTAAGTATTATTTACTAATTTACAATTGCCAATCGGTATTTCTGTGAAATCATCAGATTGACTAAATCTATAATAAAGGTGTAATCTTGAATTCCTAACACTGCTATCAACTTTATAGCTAAAAATAAATACTCTATCGTATTTCCAGTGACAGTCTTCTTGAGTCCATTCATCATCAAAATCTATTGAGCAGGCCAATTTAGTTTTATCTTTAAATGCCATTAATTATTACCTCCTATCTTAGATTCTATTTTAGAAAGAATTTCTTCTATAATTTTCTTAGTATTATCAGAAAGATTTTTCTCATCATCGTCGCGAGCCTCGCCGTAGTAGTAATCAACTAACTCTGTATAGTCTCCATCTTGAAGTCCAAACGAACCCCAGTCACAAATCATTTCTAAGATGTAGATATAAGGCATATCTTTTCCTAACCAATATTCTGGGTGATGTTCGTTATTCATCCAGTGATGCTTCCAAGCTTCGTCCCAGCCAGGAATATACTCTAGTGGCTTTCCATTAATATCTTGCTTGCCGTAGAACTTCTGAGCGTAAGGTTCAAATTCTTCTTCTGAAAATTTAGACTCGTCGTGTTCTCTTATTAGTTCGTCGAAGTCGTCGATGTCTACGTTATAATCTATATCAGAAAAAACTTCAGGAAGATTTTCTTTCATCCAGTCAGCGAACTGCTTTACTCTTCTTTTATGATCAATAATATATTGTTTATATTTTTCTTGATAATCCGCCCCACCTTCAGTAATATTGTCTAAGGCTTGAAGGACTCCTAAAAAATGTGTATTCATATTTTTACTTACTCCAATAAATTGAAAAGTTGTTATTTGTTAATCTATATAATTTAGCAAATAAGAAAAAAGAACAGCATATTTTATACTGTTCTTATATATTAATGTTAAGTTAAAGAAGTAAATAATTTATTTTCAAGCCACTTTAATTCTTTCTTAAGCTTTTCTACTTCCAATTTTTTTTGTTTTATAGAGTTTACAAGGACTTCTATATTATTAGCAATATCCTCTGGTCGTTTATTTACATCAATAGTGGCGCTTTGTCAGTATGATAATAATTTCTAATGCTACTGCTGTTAATTATAGTAGTGTCAATAATTTTGAATTTAAGGTCGTCGATATATTCCCAAGCTTCAATATTTCCCCAAGATTTTTTTATAAATACAATATTTTGTTGCCATAATTAACTCCCCTCAATTTCATCTATAAGTTCTTTTTGCCACAACCACATTTTTCTCTCTGCTATGTATAGCATCGGGCGGATGTTAAAAATATATTTAAGAAAATCACTTGTAATTACTTTAAGAACTTTTCCATTTTTAGCACATATATTAAGGTGCAATTCTTTGTCGCTAATAGAATTATAAGACGTATTAAATTTAAAATCAAAAGTATTTCTACCATATTGTGATTCTAAAAACATAACCACTTCTTTTGCTATTCGTTCTACTTCCACAGTCAGTCCTCCAAATTAGGTTATTGCATTATCAATAGCTTTTCTAAGTTCTAAAGCAAATCCCCAAACATCAAATCGGTCGCCCGAAATATCAATAGCAAACTGTTTTTTATTTGTTTTAGAATAACGGTCAAATTTATAATCTTCTGGAATACCTTGATAATAAAAATAAGTTCCGTCAGCATTATATAACTCTAAGTCGTGTAATTCTAAATCAACTGGACTTTTAATCATAATTTGCCAGTCATGAAAGTTATACTGCCAAATAATTTCTACGCCTTTATATCCAGTTTTAATCACAGGACATTTAATAGATTTAGAGCAGTGCGTTCCGACTACTTCAGCATAATAGTGAGGGAATAGTTTTAATAGCCTATCTCTAATAAGAAGATTATTATTCCACCAAGTTTCTTTATATTTCATTTGATCGTCAGGTTGATTTTCAACAAACCATTTTTGAATTTTAGTATCTAGTGATGAATAATCTAACATAACTTCCTCCTAATTATTTTTCATAAAACTGTGCGACAACATCAGTTCCCCAATAGACATTGTAATGATAATTACCCTCATCATCTGCATATCTAGATTTAGCTATTTGATAACCTAAGCTAACTAGTTCTAAACAAATTCCACTCGGTAGTTCATTCCTAGATAAGTATTCATACACAAAGTCACCTTCTTGAGCTTTATTATAAATACCATCAAAAATAAGCTTTCTAATCTGCTTTACAGATAGTTCTTCATTAGAAAGAGCTGTTGCTTCTTTTGCTGTAATAATATTAATCATCAAGTTCCTCCAGTTATTTTATATTTTATTATACGGTAAAAATTTGGCAAAATAAAAGAACCTAAGTATTTTTACCTAAGTTCTTTTTATAATATAAAATTATTAGTTTTGTATTTAATTAAATTTATCCATATCACCTTTTATTCTAGTAAGTTCTAGATTGGTAGCATAACCGTTCGGTCCAATATTATCTACTTGACTGGTTACAATGTAAAGACCACTAGATATGTGATATCTACCTCCTGGAAAGATAACATTAAGTTTTACATATTGTAAGAGCGTTGCAGGACGTAATAGACCTTGTACTTGGATATTTGCTTTTACTGGGAACTGAGTAGCTTTAGTCCACCAAACAGTATCACTCGGTTTTGATTTAAAATCTCCTGGACGTGCCATACTTGTTGGAGCATATTTATCTTCCCAAAGACCGTCGCCATTTAAAACACGAATATATTTCTCCGGATGAGCTAAGTTTTGATAATCATAATAAATCGAATAATTTGCATTTTGATTTAATGTAAAGTTTCTTACTATAGTAGAGGTATTTATACCTATATCAATTTCATAAGCTTCATCCTGTTCCATAACTGTTGAAACTTTTCTTACTTCGAACCAAGGTCCTTTAGCGCTATTCGCACCACTGGAACTTGTCATAGAGTCATCATGGATGGTTAATGCATAGATTTCTTTACTAAGACCTGCTTGAGAACCCTCTGGAATCATACAGCCAACTAAATAATTTAGATAGTCTAGTGCAGATATATTATGCTTAGATTCAAGTTCGACAGACATATCATCACCAGCGATAAGTGTATTTAAGTCAGCATCAGACATACCAGTAAAAGTATTTCGTAAGCTTTTATTATTCTTAAAAAGACTTTTAATTTCATCACTAGGTTTTTTCTTTAATCCATCACCTGTGCCGAGGACAGTGAGACTTCCATCAGTAGAAAGTGCCGCACTACTCACAGCAGTAACAGTATAATTAATAGTGCTACCTACGAGTGAAAATGTTTGAGAGATATTTGTAATAATGGCTTCTTCATTTTTATATACGTAAGCAGGCATTTCAGCGTCGCCATATGAAAAGATAATTTTTCTAGAACTACTTACGCTTGAAAATACTTTTTCAAAAAAATTTGGGTCATCATAAAGAGTAACTGGATACTCAATATTTAAGGTATAAGTATTTACTTGGCCGTTAACTTTTTTGACTTGTAAATCTGTAATATATTGTGGATATTGAATGTTGAACGGTTGGAAAAAATCTTGTGAATCTTTACTCCAAGTTTTTGTTTCCTCGTCAAAAACACCAAAAGTATAATCACCAATAGTAACTTTAACCCAGGGCACTTGTATTCGTGCTTGACTAGAAAGCAGTTTTCTATTTAGTATTATTTTATTTTCACTCATTTGTTAAACCTTCCAAATTGAATACTCGATATATTAGGTATTTTTAGGGTAGTATACTTATCTCTAAGCGGTTTAAATGCATCTTGTATATTATTAAAATAAGCTATTACCCACCAGAAAGTTGGATTATTATAATATTTTAAAGCAAGCGAGTTTAGAGTATCATTGCTCTTTACTGTATGTGTCACAAACTCTGCGTTATCTTTTAAGTTGGTTCCAATACCGAATATTTGTTTATCAGTAAGAGTATCATAATAATAGGGAGTGTCTGTATATCTACTTATGTAATCAAAACTAGCATATGCTTTATTTTTTAAAGTATCCATTTAAAATCCTCCTTAAAAGTTCATACCGGTTCTAAGTGTTGCTGTAAGGCCTCTAAACGAGCCATTAGTAAATACAGTAGAAGCATCATAAGGGTCTACTTCTGAAATTGTAAAACTAATACCTATGATCGCGTATTTTTCATTAGATAAAATAGGTTTTTTATAAGTCACTTGTACTTGACTGGATACAATACCTTTGATAAAAACTTCACGACCAAATCTAACGGCTACTAGTGGAGGTTCTATAGCTTTGTTAGAAAGATTATACTTAGGTACTGCTATAGCTTGAATGGCTTTAATAAAAGTATCAGCCATGTCGTCACCATCAACAAAAGGCCCGGTGTGATTTCCACTTGCATCTTTTGGATAGCGAAAATTATTTATATCTTCAAACATATCTCTATGGAATTCCAACTGAATATTCACAGACCTTGGACCAGAGTTGCTAAAAGTATAAACAGGAGCAGACCTACCAAGAGCAGTGCTTTCTTTAAATTGTACATTCATCGAGTCTGAAACGGTATCCGGGTACCCGGGTAGCATCCAGTATTGATAAGGCTCATTTAAATGTGATATGTACAAATAACAGTCCGGTAAAATTCTATTTATAATACTTTGTTCTGTTTCTGGCATTTAGTCCTTCCTCCTTTAAATATCATAAAGTCCATTATAGATGTCTACATTTTGAATTGTATTTCCAACAGACGCGACTAGCTTATCTTGTTTATTAGGTTTTTTAGTATAGCATGCATAAGCCATTTCGGTATCTTTATCAACATAACCTAGAATGTCAAATAATAAGCTTTTATTAGCATGTCCTAATTGTCTGTGATAACCTTCATGTGTATCTATAAGTATTGGTTTTTCTACATAGTTATACTCATAGGTTTCGGGGTCAATAATTTTACCATAGTTTTCACTGTCGGTTTTATCAGCACCAAAAGCAAGAGTTTTTACCTCTATAGGTCCTGAGTTCATCATGTAGTCGTACAAAATGTTTTGCATTTTTTCTTCCCACAAACCTTCTATCACAAAGAAGTTATTGTTTTGAGACATTACTCTTTGAGCTCTTATAATATTGTCATGTATATCATCCATAGACGTAATAGCACTACCTATTAGATATTCAATTAACCTATCCGCAAATGGATAAGACTCTCCAGTATTAAAAGCAAGTAATTGTAATTTACTTATAGGCTTAAATACACAGTTATTCAAATCGTTAGCATTAGAGAAATTTAAAATAGCTCTGTTTTGATTATAGCTCCAGACAGTTTTAGCATAGACTTCAGCTACTGGGGTCTCAGCAATAGTACCGATAGTTTGTGGAACGTTAGCGCTGACATATGTATACTCTTTACGATCGGCCTTATAACATGAACTATTATATTCACGGTAGTCACCCTCTAACACTACAATAGATGACCTACAGGTAGCGGGTATCTTAATAAATAAGTATAAGTCCTGCTCACGCGCAGTAATATCCCAGCAGATGTCTTCTAATTCATTTATAGGGTTACTGCCAACCTTTTTTTGCCAAAACTTTACATTTAGTTTATTATATAAAAATGGTTGGCTAAATAAAGTATTTGTTATCTTTTTATATGTTTTTTGTATAATCTTTTCACCTAGCGCTTCAGACGTATCTAACATGCTATTATATAAGCCACAGAATATCTCAATACTACTAGGGCACTCTAGTGCAATAGTATAGTCCGCAAATAGTTTTACCGGAATCCTATAAATTTTATAGTTAGTATTAGATGAATTAATAATTAATTTTGTAGGGCTCTCTTTTTCGGGTACGCTTATATTAGTATTATTAATATAACAGATTTCATCACTAAAACAGTTATACATTGACATTAAATTAACGTTATAATAATCTCTAATAAAGCGCAAATACTCCCCAAGATATTTATGTGTTATCGTATCATAGCTAGACCCAGCACTTACTAAAGTTCTAGTTAGTCCTTTTATGGACTTTTCAGCAGAATAAAATACCTCTGAAGTTCGCTGCCAGTTACACTTAAAAGAGTTTGACTCAGTTACTTTTACGCCGTAGTAGTTAAAAATGTTATCGTCTTTTAAGTAGCCAATACGCATCGTTTTAGTAGGTTTTCCATTAGCATTATATTGGTCAAACGATTTTAAAACTCTGAGGTCCTCTCTTCCAGTGCTTTCTAAGTGTCTAGCAAATTCATGAGTATACACTTTACAGGTGGGCAGGTTAAAAGAAGAAAGTAACTGCTTCAAATATCCTGTAAAAATATGTGTGTTATTATATTTTAACATTTATTTCCTCCTTTTATCCGACAGTCCAACCGCCTAGGTTAGTTACTGAATTGTTTGCTCGACTACTGCTTAGGCCATTATCCACTCCGCTGACGCTGTTAGCTCCCCCACTAGAAATCATAGTGTCATTCGAAAAACTTGTGGCGTTTCCTGACAGACCGTTAACACCGCCTTGCGACTTAGTAGACTTATTATCACCGGTTAAGCCGTAATTATCTACTCTAACTCTCAGTGTTTTAGTGCCCTTCGCTACATCATCCAGTATTTCATAGATTTTCACTACAGAGCTGTTTAACATATCTACCTGATTTGTGGGCTCTTCTTCTTTAGCTTTAATCATTTGTTTTTTCTTATCATCATTCGCGGCTTGCATAGTAGTTTCTTTAATATTACTACTATCAGCGTTCCCAATAAAACCAGATTCAGACACTTTATTTCCTTCAGGAGTAGGCTCTGCACCGAGCCCTTCACCACCGCGAGTATTTATTTGTAAAGCGCCATTGCCTTCTTCAATGCCCAATTTTCTAAGCATTGCTTGTCCGCTGAATGAATTTCTAAGCCCCTTAATCATCGAGCCAAGAGAACTTAGTACACCGCCACTCATCGAAGCAACTCTCATTAAGTCTGCTACTGTCGTCTCAAGGTCTATACCAAAGCCCATGACATTGATGAATGGCAACGCGATTCCGCCAGCTACGCTATCCAGTAGGGAAGCCACTTTATAAGTAAGATAAGATACTGGGTTATTTGCCATACTTCCGGCAAGGGTATATTGACCATTAGCCCAAATGTTACTCAGCATTTCAGCAACACTTGTACGAGCATACATAGAACCAGCCATACTAAATAACTGATTTAACATGTTGCTATATTTTAAATTTTCATTATAAATATCCCCAATAGAATTTTTGTTGTCTTTGGGGTCACTTCTTAGATTTGTTGCTGCTCGTAAGTCCGAAGCTTTAACTCCAAAAACCCCAGCAATTTGCTGTTGTACTACATTATTACCTTTAGTAGACTCTGCAATGTCCGCTAAATAATTTACTGTTGCTTGTAGTAAACTATTGGTTTCATCAGCATTTAAACCCTCAGTTAGAATTTCAGCTATTGACTTACCAGATGCATTTGCTGCCATAACTAATAGGTTTCCAGCTCCACTACCGCCAGTAAGTCCATCAATTTGTCCAGCTGCAATTTGGCCTAAAGTATTAGCGATATTTTGCACAGCCTCTTGCGACATACCAACAGAGTATAAAGAACCCATCCATTTTTGTACTTGGTATTCAACTTCAGTAGCCGCTTTACTGTCATCCATCAGTGCTTCCATTTCTAATAAACTGCCACGAACACTAGAAGCGACATCTTTTAGATACTCTGTATTTTCATACATTTCATTCAAGAAGGAGTTTAGAGCTGACTCCATACCAAGACGCCCGGCAGTAGAGTCTTCTTGCTGCAGTCTAATCAATCTTAGTAACGTGCCATCAGCGACATCAAAAGTAGTAGCAATTTTATCTTTAATAGTCATTAAGAAGGCACGCTGTTTAAGGTCAAAAGCAATACCTCTATCCACTAAGGACTTTATGTTATTAGCAAAATCTTCTTGTTTAAAGAAGGGCGTAACAGCACCTACACTGGTCATATCTACGATAAGCTGATCCCAATAAGAACCCATGCGCTTATCATTTTTAGAGCCTTGTAGACGGGTGTCGATAGTACCTTTAAATTTACCAATAGCATCTACAGTATTTTCTAACTGTTTAGCAAGGTCACTAATCGCTGCTGCGGCAGTATCGAGAGCCGCCACAGCTTTTTTCCCTTTAGAGATGTTACCATTTTCATCTGCAGTTATTTTATTTGCAGTATGCTCTTTAAGAGCGGCGAAACGTTCTTTTAGACCATCTCCTGGGCCTAGTGGACTTGTTAGTAGTTTTTTAAGCTCAGACCTACTCTCTAAACGACTCTTTTCTTTATCTTTTTTGTTTTCTTTTTCTAATTCTTTTTCAGCTTTGGCGTTACTTTTCTTCAGTCTAGCTTCAGTTTCTTTGTCAAGACTAGCTAACTGTTTAGCGTACTCTTCTGCAGTTAATTTACTTTTTTTAGCTTGTAAATCAGCTTCCTTTAAAGCTCTCCACGCAAAAATCTTATCTTCTTCTTTTTTACGTAAATCTGCTTTTTTCTGTTCCTGGACAAGTTCTGCCTTATCTTTAACTTCTTTTACTTTAACTTCTAGTATTTCATCATTTTGGCTAGCTTTAGCTTCGGCTTGAAGTTCTCTTATTTTAGTTATATAATCTTTCTGTTTGTCATAAGAGTCAGCCAATTGTTTGTCGATAGAAGCTTGGACTATTATTTCTTCTTCTATTTGTCCAGCAGCAATAAGTTTATTTTTAGCAAGTATTCTATCTTTAGCAGCTTTTTCATATTGCTTTTTAAGATCCTTGAGAAATTTACTTACGTCTTCAGCTTTGACATCATCTTCTGTAATAGCAATATCACTTTTATTATCACTATCGTGAGTTCCCACAGAAGATTCCTGTGGCGTTTGAATTGGTTCAACTGGTTGTTGTCCCGCACCTTTTTCTAACTCATTTGTAGCGGCGATTTCATTGTCTGCAGCATACCTTATGGTATTAGCTTCATTAATACCCCTTACAATAGGATAGGCTTCTCTGAGTGCAGCCTTCTCTTCAGGAGTGCTAGAGGTTTTTTCTGTGCCACTATTAGTTGTATTAGAAATTGCTGATTTAGGGCCACTTGGCTGATTTTTAAGCGTATCTAAAATATTGGTTAATAATCGCTGTTGTTGTTTATCATTAACATCAATACCCGTCTTTAGCAGGCTGCGAATTTCACTAATAGCTTTTGACGCATTATAAACGTTTGTGCCTGAGGCTGATTGACTCTTAGTACTGCTAACAGCTTTCTCTTCATTAACTGCCTTACGCTTATTAGAAGACGTTTTAGAGCCTTCTGCAAGTTTTTTATCTAATACAGAAAAAGCATCACTTAGCTCATCTTTATGCTGCTTAGCAATATCGTTTAGCTTTTTAGAGTATTTTTCAAAATAAGTGTCTAGCTCTGCAATACGAACATCTGCAATAGTTTTCTCGCCTTTAAGCACAATAGTAATAAGCTCTTCTTGTTTTTTCATAAGAGCATCTACTTCTGAAAACACTCTAGATAAGTCTCGTATTAGCTCTGGCGTCATCTTACCAGAATTATCATTAGCTGGCATACAGCCTCCTCCTTTTATCGACCATTAGACATTCTAGCTTCTTCTAGTGCCTTAGCAGTGGCCTCTTTCTTTTCATTAATACATTCGATTAGATAAATTCTATCTTGATACGCTAAGTTTAAAACATCAGTATAGCTGGTATGTAGATTATCGCTCACATACCAACATTCTTTTACAATTTCTTTATATCGTTTCGGCCCGTACGGTGTTCCGTCTTTAGATAGTTGTGGGTCTAAAAAACTCGGGCCCGAAGCGAAAAAAGGTTGATATCTCTTCCCCACACTTTGGACATGTTAGGTATAAAACATTTTCCAATCCAACTTGCTGATTTAACTTATCGATATTGTTTAAAATCTTTTGTAAATCAATAGCAGGCAAGCTAGTAATCATAGTCTGTAGTTCGTGGTCATTTTTCTTTTCACCATCTACAGTGTCAATATTAACAAGTAATCTTACTAGTGTATCAAAATCAAGTGTAGCATCTTTATATCTACGTTTCATATCTCTTACTTTCACTTCAGCTTCTTCAACACTTCTTGGTGATGTAAAGTTAAGTGATATTACACGCCCTGTTTTTGGAAGCGAGAAAGTTCTAAGACTGTTTACAATTTCTTCATCAAAGTTTTTAACGTCTAATTGGTCAAGCTTTGCAACTGTTTCAATTAGCTCGCCGCATTCAGAGCAGCGTAGAGATACTTTGTAGTCTTCCCCATAAGTAACGATTCTTAGTTTGTGAAGTAAGAATTCATAGTCGCCTAAAGCCATATCATAAACGTGAATAGCTGGTTTTTCTACACAGCAACCTTCTATAATATCAGCAAGAGTTTTTAGCGGCGTACTAGAAGGTGATAGCCTTTTCATTTCATCTCTGGCTGTCATTGAACGTAGTTCAATAAGCGGGTTAATTGTTTTGTCATAAATTTTACCGCCTGAAGGCAAAGTAAAGCCTTCCATAATAGTGTAATCTGTTTGTCTAGTTTCCATAATAATTTACCTTTCCTTTAAAATTATTTTGTTTATAGTTCACGATTTTCAAAGTAGTGCTCTAAAATATATCTTATAAGAGCTGATACTGTGATACTTCGTTCTTTAGCTGTATCTTTAAGTCTTTCAACTAACGGTTTAGAAGATTCAAAAGTTTGTATTACTTTGTCACTCCTATCAACTTTTTTACGTCCCATAATAAAGCTCCACTGAAAATGTATTTTAGTCTTACTATATAATTTAGCAAAAAAGAAAATAGATTTAATAAAAATAAAAGACTTAGACAATGTTGTCTAAGTCTTTTATTTTTATTAATTAATTATTAATTTTCTTCGTCATCGCCATTTAAGTACGCATAATCGTACTGAATCTCAGCGGTAATTTGACGCATACCATCGTTTGACTTATCAAATTCACTTTCGCTGATTTTACTAATCCAGCAGCCATAAAGCGTCCAGCTTCTAACTTCTGCGAAATCTTGTGTGTATTCAATAAGAGTTGCGGTTTTCTTATAGTCCTTCATACGTCCACCCTTACGAGTATGAACGTTATATGTAAGACCTTGCCAAGCCATAAGAATGTCTTTTGTTTTTACCCCAATGAAGTCATCTACTTTAATAGAGCCGGCTTCAAAAGTAGGTGTACCAGCAAATCTAACTGTATCGTTACCACGTTTAAATTCTTCTACTTTTACTGAAAAGTGAGGAACAGGAGCAGTAACTACATTAAGTTTTAAGATTTCTTTTGCGCTTTCATTATCAAATATATCATTTTCACCAGCGCCTTGATTAGCTTTAATAAGCTTTGATATTTGTGAATTTCCATCTGAAGCTTGACTAAAGTCAACTAGCAAGGTAAAAAAACCAGTTCTAGCTGCTTCATAGTTTGCTAGATTTGTACTAATATGTTTAGCAGATAATCCTGTTGTTGCCATAATTTAAATTCTCCTTTTAATTAACCATTTGCAACTACTGAAGTTTCACCGAAAGAATCTTCAAGAGAAATTTCGATGTCAAAATCTTCTACAGCCTCGACAGGAATAATTCTAATCTTAGCTTTTAGAGTTGCTTTTTTGTCAGTACGCACTTTGATAATTTTATAGTCTCTAATACCTTGATCTGCCTTCATTTTTTCAAGAGTAGGTACGATAGACCCTGTAAAACTATACCAAAGAGTATCGCTATTTGGGTCAAAAGTAAATCTGCGGCAAGAAACATAAAGCTGCTTTTTAATTGTTGAACAGAGTTGTCTAATATTTAAGAAATGAGATGCGACTAAGTCACCGCCGCCATTTGCCTGCTGAACAGGTTCAGCAGTTCTATTACCCCATAAATAATAACTTCCTCTGAAGTTAGCTATTACATTACAAGCAAATTTAGGTTGACTGCTTTGATCGATAATGTTTCTTGGTTCAAGAGTATTAATAGCAATTTCGCCAAGTTTAACAGATGTACGATCGATTATATAGCTAGACACGCCGCGAGTGTATCCAGCCACTGCATACCATTCAGCAAAACCTGAGCTTATTGAATTCATAAAGCAAGCTAAGTAGTGGAAAGCACCAGGAAGTTTGCCTACAATACCTTTATAGTAAACACTTGGAACAGTCATTGCACAATAAGCACCAACATTTCCATTAATACCCGTCATTGCATTAATCCCGTTTACAATACGATGCTCAGGTTTACCAACGCCGCTCACATAGCACTTTTCGTCTAATTCAATAAGCGCCGTGCAGTCGCCACGACCAGCAGTAAGACCTGTCTTGTAGCTAGCAAGATTTGCAATGATTGCATTAATATTATTAAATACTGTAGGAGTTATTGCTGTAGTATCGTACGCAGCAATAGCTTCCTCAGCAGCGCTTATAGCCGGGATAACCCCGTCTTCTTCTGTATATTGTATTAGGGCTTGATCGTAGCTATACTGTAGGCTACCATCTGTAAAGTATAAGCTACCATCAGATTTTTTATTTACTGCTTCAGCTGAAAGGTAGCTTTCATAGTCTTCAGCATCTTCAACTTCTTTAAATTTAGCAACATCAAGTTTAACATCATCTAAGCGCGCTTTAAGCTCATCTAAAGCTTCTTCAGAATAAACAGTTTCAAGCATACCATGACTAATAAATCTAAAGTCATAGTTAGCCTTGTCTTTAAAACATTCCCAGAAGGCTTCATCGTTCATATCTAAAATAGTTTGAATGGGCTTATAAATGATAGGATAGCCTAGGCTTAATAGCTCACGTGCCATTCTATTACCATAGTGGGTTTCGATTCTTGGGTCTTCTTCTCCAAGGATTGTAAATGTTTTTTCGTCAGAACACTCCCCAATAATATCTTCGAAGGCTTGTTTAGAGTTAAACTCATAGGCACCATTTGCATCAATAGCCTCTTGTCTAGCCATAATCATTGTGGCAGTTTCATCCAATACTGGAATAATCGCAGACTTCGTAGCTATAGCCGTTTTATAGTCGCTAATGGCTGTATTTGCTGCAGTGATCTGGGCTGATGTAAATTCTTTTTGATAACCCGTAATTAAAACAGTATAATTTCCATAACTACCAGGCGTGCCGGGAGAAGTATAATCTTTCTCGTTAATAAGTATTTTAGGCATACTAATTTATATCTCCTTATTAATTTCTAAAATAATTTCTATTTGAAATTTTATTACAAATTTCATTCAAATAATTTAGCATATTATTTTTAGTGAATCTTAAATAAAATCTTCTTTGTATTCTAATATATCATCTTCAACAGGGTCTGAAATTTTATCAGCAATAGCAACTTCAACCCCAATAATTTTCCAGCTTTGTTTTTGTGGTATACTAAACAAGAAACCATCTTGAAGTTCTAACTGAATAGTCCACTTATAAAACTGTCCAGGGAATATGTGAGCAGAAATATCACTAGTGTCAGATACAGTGCTAAGTACTCTCAGGTTCGCTGTGTGTCTAATAAGATAGTTGTTATAGGGTATCTCGATAATTATTTGTGGATTATTTATTAATTTAAATAAATACTGTCTAATATACTCATCTGCTTCAATGCGCTTTTTAGTATAAATATCTAACTGGTATGTAGTTTTTACTGGAATAACATTTAGATGCACAGTAGTTTTACTGACAGCATCTCTTCCTATAATCAGCCCATCGAATGATTTGTTTTGTTTAATTGAGTTTTCAATCTCAATATCTTTATTTCTAGATATTGCAATAAGAGGCAGTGTAAATGGTTTATCTTCTGAGTCTTCTGCCGTTAATTGTATTAGCCTTGTAGACTCATCAGGTGATAAGACTCTTAATTTAGAAGAATCAGCAAGCCAACCCTTTATTTTCTGGGTAACTGCCTCATCATAATAACTTATAGCCATTAGCAATTCTCCTTAATTATTTAATGATAGTTGTAAAATCTTACTTCCCGGAATAGCACCATTTCCATAGGTAATAAGCTGCGCTATTTTATCATATTTTTGGTCTTTGAACAACAATATGATATTGCCATTATCGTCTTTATAAAAAGTCAAGTTTAGCAATAACTTAATACACATATCTTTTAAAGACATCTTGTATTGTTGAGTGATAAAATCATTTAATATTTTTTCTGAAGCTCTAATAGGATAATTTTTAATTAAAAAATATGCATGCATTAGTGTATTTGTATGTAGATACTCTTCAGATAAATAACGATTATTATTTACTTTAAAAAACATATTACTTAGGGGAGTCCTTTGATATACTGCTTATGATTTTAGCAACTAAAGTATCTGCATCAGATTTATTAAGTTGTCCTTTTGGTAAGATACCTGAACTTGCTATCTTTACAGCAGCATTAAATTTATCTTCAGCGCTAAGCCTACCAAATACATCATTTTTAAGCGCTTTTTTAGCCTCAGTACTAGAAGTAGTTAACGATAATGCAAATATAGCAGCAAACTTATCTGCCAATGAAGGAAGCTTCGCTACCACCGTATCTTGCCCTATACTATTTAGTGCTGTTGTTGTAGTATAGTCACTACCAACGATTAGCTTTACTAAGTCAAGATTGTTGAGTTCGCAAGTTGCTAGTTCTTTTAAGTCTTCTGGCAAAGTACCTGCTTTTATTTTCGCTTTAATCTCTTTTGCGCGATCTTCTGGTTCAAAAGATGTAAAAGCATTAGTTTTAAGAAAAGTTAATTTATTCTTAATTATAACACTATCACCACCACTCTTTAAAACAAGTTGTTGCTGCTTTAAATAATCAAGCATTACACTTGGACTCTTTTTATATAAGTCATTGCAGTATAAAATGTTATATTCACTGCCGTCTGTTGCTATATCCCTAGCAAATTCATTTGCTTTTACAATATTATCTTTATATGCTAATAGTATAGCATTAAAAGTTCCTGATTGGAAGATACCCTCACGGATTAAGCCCGTTACGAATGTCTTTGTTAGATACTTTAACAATGGACTTGTCTCTGGAGTAAAAGCAGCTGTATAAACATCATTATTACGGATAAAATATTTTTTAATATTAGTAAATGCCTTTAATTTAGAGCCAACATCCTGTCCCCAGTTAGTTACAAAAAAGTTTTCAAAAAATTCGTTTGTAATTTCAATATCGCTCATTTTAGACTCTTTGTCAAGGTTTTTGTTCTCTTCAAGTCTGGCTTCAAGCCATTCACCCCAAGCTGTCCATTCTTTAGAAGTCGTTGCTTTATGTGGATACTCATTGGTGTTTATAGTTTCCGTAGTAGTACCATTTTCTTGAGTTTCTTCCGCCGAGTGCTCTTCTGCTTGAGTATTTGATAGAGTAATTGGTCTATCCCAGGCACTTGTATTAATAGTAATAAAATTAGCTTCAAATAATCTTTGGGACATTAATCATCGTCCTCCCTATCAATAAGTAGTGGCATATCTTCTTGTTCATGAGCAGTCGTAATTAAATGGTGCTCATCGTTTGATGTATATTCAAGGGCTATTTCACAAGCAATTGAAGCAGGATATATCATAATATTTGATAGGCTGATTACACGGAATGTCCTATCTTTACCAGTGTCAAGTCCGCTGGGAACATCAAAGAGTGCTCCAACCTGAAGGTCTGGTAGATCATAAGGAACATGTATAATAGAAGAGCCTTCTTGAAGCTCTGCTACCCAACCAGCTTTCTTTAAAGACTTTTGGTCTGGGTGTTCTTGAAATAAACAACCTACTACGATTTCAGGTTTATAACTTGTTTGAAGATCGCCGTAAATATCATATTCTTTATTCTTTAAAGGAGCTTTATATTTACAATTAATACCATGAAGGGCTACCATTTGTTTAAACCATGAGCGATGAAGTTTAATATCGCCATTTATTAGTAGTCCATAGTCTTTTATATTGTTAGACATCTAAAGCTCCTTTCTATACTTTAATTTATTTTATTTATTACATTTAAAAGATTCTGTAATAAGAGTTTTGTTTTCAATTTTACCTGTCAAAGTAAACTGTTTATCTGTGCCAAGCTTTTCATTTAAGCCTTTAAGCTCAACCTTACCTTCATTCTTATAAGCTTCCGTGAAGGTATATGTTAATTTTCTCGTATTACCAGAAGTAAAGTATGCAGTACCGTCGACCACTAGTTTTTCATTTAAATACTCGCAACCAGTAACTCTATAGCCAGCAACATTACCATAAGCTTCTACAAGCGAGTCAGAAATAAGCTTTTCTAGTGCTTCTTCTTGAAGCTCTTCGACTTCTACCATAACTGACTGTAAGCTTTCTGTAGTTACTGCGACGCTAACCTTACCAGTCTTAGCTACATGCATCTCTTCTGGTTTGCTTCCATCACCGAAATCAAGTATAAATTTAAATTCTTGCTTATTTCTAGTCTCAGACACTTCTGTAACTGTTCCGACTTCATCACCATACTTTACTTTTGTGCCAGCTTTAACTTCTGAAGCCTTAACCTCTTTATAGTCTGGTTGACCTGGTTTAGCTTTAGCCATTTTTTTAGCACCCTTTAGACTGTTTTTGATTTTGTCTAACATAGAAGCTAATTGGTCTGAGCTTTGTATTAAATCACCTTTAAAATATTCACAGAAGAAAGTTTTATTTGTATCTTCAAGTTTTTTTGCCATAAAAATCATAGCTGGGCCATTGCCTTCTATCATACTCCAACCAGCGGCTAATCTAGCAGCATCTTTATAGCTTGTTTTAGCGTCAGGAGCCTGGCCAACTACTAGGTCTTTATTATCTGGCTTCGGAGCTACTGTTATTTTTTTACCTTTTCCTTCTGTATCATTTTGGTCTTTTCTAAAATTGCCTTTGAAGTAGTAAATTACAAAAGTATTAAATGCTTGTGCAGATTTACTATCATTATAGTTTTCCCTAGCATTTTTTAAAATCCAGTCGGCCTGTTGGTTACGTGTAACACCTGTGCCGTCGAAAATACCTTCTTCTAATTTATAAAAACCATGATGTTCGTGACAATTTGGACACATACCATCATATTCTTCATCGTCAAGTTCTATCTCATAACCACAGTCGTCACATTGATAGATAGACTTTGATTCTTTTACTTCTTTATTTTCCTCTTCAGCTGCTTTTTCTGAATTTAACATAGCTCTAACTGCTACATCAGAAATAGGCTTTTTAAACTCTGGTGAATCTATTAACTCTTTAAACTCATCAGCTGAAACTTCAAGTTCAGCTCCTTCTTTTAATGATTCTGTAAGTGGAGTACCATCGATTTCTAATGACTCTTCTTGTATTTCAGTAGATGTTTCTTCATCAGCAGATTCTACTGATTCACTTGCATCAAGTTCAGCCTCTTCTACTGGATTTTCTTGAGTCTCTGCTACAAGTTCATTTTTAACTTCATCAGGAAGTGCTGCTTCAAGGTCAGCTTTAAAAGCATCAATACGCCTTTGAATAGCAGCTTTAACTTGTTCATTATTTTCCTTTTCTACAGCGGCTTCTTCTTGAGCAATAACATTTCTTAAATATTCGATATATTCATTGTGAGCTTTTAATTTAGCATCAAGGTCAGCATCATCCTGAACTTCTTCCATTAACGCTTCACCCATATGAGCAGTGAAAGACTCTTCAGTTTTTTCCTCTTCTGCTGGCTCTTCAAGGTCAAGGTCTAAGTCTTCAAGGTCAGCCAAATCTTCTAAACCTTCATCAGTAGCTTCATCAGTAGATTCTTCAGTAGTTTCTTCTACTGGTTTTTCCTCAATAGGAACCTCTTCAGTAGACAACTCTTCAGCTGGAGCTTCTGCGTCAGCCTCACCTACTTTACCAACTAATGTATAACCCGATTCATTACCGCAGTGCTGACAAACTTCTCCAACGTTTACAGTATTTGGATCATCTTCAGCTTCTACGATGTCTTCTTTATTTTTATAGAAGAGCGTCATACACTGAGGGCATTGAATTATATATTTACCAACGTAAGAAGTTAGTAAATCTTCTGGTGATTTTGCATCAAGGTCGACAATTTTCTCAATACGTTCAAGTTTAGCTTTTGCGATTTCAGCTTCACGTTCCTCTTTGGCAGCTCCAAGTTCTTCTGTGCTGCCTACATCATAGTATTCCTCAAAAAGAGAATCAAATTTAGACTTACGAGAAAAAATTTCCGTAAGTGCCGGCCTATTTGCTTTTATGCCCTTTTCACCTGCTGGCATTTCTATTTCATCAAGTGCTTTAAATGCAGACTCTAAATCAAATTTTGTAACAGATTCTTTCATATTATTTAATCTCCTTAGTCAATTATATAGACCATATTACTATTTACACGAAGTATTTCGCGAAGTTCCTTTAACTCAGTATTACCTTCTTCTAAAATTTTTTCACCGTCTTGTGTCCAAAGGGCATTTGTCTGAGTAAATCTAGTTCTAATTCTTCCGAGAACTACTTTTGTTAATGCTACACAATACTTAATTAAAATATCTATCCAATAATCACTTTGGATATCCTCAACCGAAGTTAGCTTAGGAATATACTCAACAGTGACCATACGTGGAGCATTATAGTTATTAATATATAATTTTTTATTATGACGGTCTTCCGTAAAAGACATATCAGTTGACATTGTATTTTTCATTTGGTACATTGTCATCCATGATGCATAATTCATAACATAATCTTGTAGGTTATACATCGTGCCACCATTACTAAATATAGCGAATTGAGCCATTTGGACAGGGTCATTAATAACAGACAAACCGCCACTATCGCCCATTCCTTCAGTTCTATACACTTTTACAATAGAACTAACTTTTTCTTCAAAAAACTCACCTTCTAGGTTTATACAAGAAGCATATGGAATAGTAATTTTAGTCGATTCATCCCAGTATCTTGCCAGTTCACGTAAAGCTTTATTAATTACAGAAACTAATGTTTCGTCGGTTATTTCCATATCTAGTATATAGCCGGTAAGTTCGAGCTTGATTTCATCTAAAATATTTTCAAGTTTCATAGTTTCTTACTCCTCGTGCATATATCTAATTAATTTAGCAAATAAATTTAATAAGTAATAAAAAAGAGAACTAATATTATTAGTTCTCTATAATTTATACTGTTTTAGTAAATTTAAGCTTCTAAATCTATTACCGCTTTTTGCAATTTATCTAGAGAGCCAGGGGCCGCGTCAGTTTGTGGCATAACAGACCTAGGTGCAGCTCCGCTTACTGGTTGACTAGTTTTTTGCATCTCAAGCACATTGTCGCCAATCTTATCTGCAACTGTCTCTTTATTGTTGCCTCTGCCTTTGGCTTTAAGAGCATTTACAACCTCATCACAAACATTATTAATAACAAATTCTTTAATTTCATCTTTAGATGATTTTAGCATATTATCATTTCCCACTTCATTAACTAGCTTAGCATTAGGATTAGCTGCAACAATCGCCAACTGAGTTGCTTTTAGCATATCTTCCCAAGATACGCCATCAATAGCAGGGAAATTTAATACTTTAATTTCTGAATCCCCTCCGTTAAGCGCATAAGCTTTAGACCATCTGTGATGACCATCAATTATATACTTTCCGGCATATACAATAGTAGGATCATCAAAAGCTTCTAAAGGAGTATTAATGATTTTTTCAGACCAACCTGGTTTATTAATCATACCTAAAGACTTACTTAACGAAATATTTTGTTGGGTAGGAATTAATTGCGAACATTTACCTTTTGCAAGTTTTGCACCAGATTGTTTAACTGTTTGAATTGTATTATCGCCTAAATTATAATGTTTAGTTAAAAAAGCTAAAAATTCTTTTGACTTTCCATCACTATTTAAAATTTTAACAAACTGTTCGTAATCTGTATCTTTTAGCTTATTTAAAACATCTTTTGCCTGTGCTTCATTTTCACTTGTTTGTTTTTGAGCTTCAGCGGCATTAGCAGTATCTTGTGCTGAGGTTTCATCAGCTTCATATAAACGACTAAGTTCATCAAAAGTTTCTTCTAAAAGTTTAGCTTTTTGATTCTCAGAAAGAAAACTTTCAGTAAGACTATTGTTAGTATAAAATCTACGTCTATCCATAGAAACAAAAACTCCTATTTAAAATTTTTATCTAATTAATTTAGCAGATAATTTGCAAAGGTAAAGAAAAAACCTCTCTAATATTAGAGAGGTTTTTAATATTTAAATTTTAAGTCTTAATTACGCTTCAATTTTACCAGCAACTAATAAGTTCTTGTTAAGAAGAGCTTTAGCATACCAAGTAGAGAAGCCTTGAGCAAGACCACCGTCTGGAGTTCCAAGTAATTGAGTAGGAACGATTGCCATGTAAGGAGCATAAACACCAGCAGAGCTCATCATATCGCTACCATTTAAACCTAAGAAGAATTCGCCAGAACCCATTAAAGGAGATACGTAAACAGCTAAGCCGTCTAATTCACCTACTTTGTAAGGACCGTTCATTTTAGCAGTTTTAACAGCGGTGAAACCGTTGATGAAACGAAGAACAGGAAGAACGTCAGAAGCGATTACCATGTAGTTAGGATGGAATTTCTTAGTTCTGTTGTAGATAATAGCTTTAGCCATTTCAACAACTTCAAGGAAACCATTATAGTGTTCGAATTTAGAAACACCTGCAGGAAGTGTTTTGCTCCAAGTAAGTTCAGCTTGAGCTTCACCTGCACCTTCTTTAAGCATTGCTACGATTTCAGTATCGATTTCGTATGCTAATTCACCGCAAGCTTGTTCAGCGATTTGTTTGTCAAGAGAGAAACCATAATCAGTTTTAGCTTGGAAAGCGGTGATTTGATCATAACGAACAGCGATACGTCTAGGTTCAGCAACTAGAGGGATGTGTTTCATTCTAGGACCGATAGCAGGAATTTCCTTAGCAGGAACTTTTTCCATTTGGAATCTGTCGATTACATATGCAACTTTATCACCAGCCTTAGGAGCTTCGTTAGTATACTTACCATTTACTTTGTAAGTAGCAGTTTTCATAGCGTGGCTTTCTTCGTCCATGTATTTGAAGCCGTCAGCAACAATCACATCATCTGTGCCTACGAAAGTAAGTTTGCCATCTTCACCAACAGTTTCGATAACAACTTGAGAAGTGAAGTTTTGACGAGCTTCGTCCATTTCACCATGTCCGAATACGCTGTTGAACATATCACCTTTCTTAACGCCGCCCTTATCAGTAAGAGAAACGTATTCAAGGTATGCTACAGAACCAGAGTAAGAAGTCATAGGATGAACGATAACTAAGTCGTTAGCAATAAGAGAAGGAACTGCAATATTAGTTAAATTTAAGCAGAATTTCTTCCAAGCGCCCATATCGCCACGGTTAGAAGCACCGATTTCATTGCTGAGAGATTCAGTAATCCAACGGTTAGTATTGTCTAAAAGAACAGCAGTAGTAAGAGCTGTGTTGCTAGACATTTGTTTGCCATCAAAGTTCTTAGAAACATAAGCTTCTGCAACTTTGAGTTGACGAGAATAAGTCTCTAAAAGATTTTGTCTCATAATATACCTCTTTTTAAATTTTAATTTTTCTATTTTGTTTTTGAGCTTAAAGTTTATTTCTTCAATCCAGCGAGCTCATAAAGGTCACTAAGATCATCATCGTAATTTACTCGCTGTTTAGAAACAGACTCAGTAACACGTGCCGACGTCTTAGTTCTTCCGCCGAAAGGAAGTCTACTGAAGTTAACAGTAGATTCAAGAATTTGGTCACAAACAGCATCAACATCTTTAAGAGTATAATTTTCATTGAGGCGGCTTGTAATTTCAGAAGGTGCTACGCCCAATTGGCTTGCTTTAGATTCAACATATTTTGTAAGAGTTTCAATAAAGCGAGCTTTATAAGCTTTAGCTAAATTTGTTCTTTCGTTTAACTTTTCAGTATAAACTTTTGTTTGACCTTCTAACTTAGCTTCAAGAGCTTTAGACTTTTCAGTAGCTTTAGACAACTCTTCATTTAAGCGTTTTTCATTTGCTTTATTGCCTTCAATACTCTCTTTTAGCTGTTGTGCTTTGTTAACCTTTTCAGTTAACGTTGTAATTGTTACATTTGATTGTGCTAATTTTTCAGTGAGCTCTTTAACCTTAGCTTCTAGCTCAGGAACTTTTGCAGCTTCAGCGCTTGTATTTTTAAACGCAGTTCTGTAACGGTCTAGTTTTTCTTGTAACTCTTGTTCTTTGGCATCACCAACTGATTTAGCTTTACGCAAATCACTAACTTCGTTTTCCAAAGCTTCCTTCTGTCTAACTACTTCTTTCAAGCTTTCGATTACTTCGTCTTCTCCGTCATCGTCGGCTGAATCTTCCGTTTCGTCTACTTCTTCAATAGTTTCAACAGGAGTTTCTTCAGTTTCAGTTTCAGTCTCTATATTTGAATCTGCATCATCTGAACTTTCTTCAGCTTCTTTGCAGTTAACACCAAGTACTAATATATCTTTGTCACCTTCGTCATCGATAAAGTGGTTAATAGTATCTACTTCATACTCTTCACCATCGATTTCAATAGGTTCAAGTTGTAATAACATATCGTCGTCATACTCTTGAAGCATTTCAATAGCATCACCAACGGTATTAATTTCATCTTCTTCAGTAGAATCAACATCTACAGTTCCGTCTTCAGGAACTTCTTCTATGGGTTCTTCAGCAGCTTCATCTTCGGTTTCTTCTGCCTCTGTAGCTTCTTCGGAAGTATTTTCTGTAGTCTCTTCTTCTACCTCAGCTGTTTCTTCTACCTCTTCTTCGTCGGCAGGCATTTCTTCATTAAGAATTTCTTCTTCATCATCTGCCCAAGGAATATCATCTGCAGTAAGAAGTTTCTTATGAGCTGTTTCTTCAACTACTTCATTTTCAGAAAGCTCTTCTTCAATATCAATATTAAGATTTTCTAATGCTTTTTTCATAGTGTCTTTGTCCTCTTCTTTAGCAGCCTTATAAGACTCAGCTAAAGCTTTTTTAAGCTTAACGCCTTCAGAGTCTAAAGATTCACAGATATTTAATCTTGCTTTTTTAACTGCTGGTAATTGAACAATATCCCAAGTTTCCAAAAAGAAAGTTTCAGGGTCTACTTGATTATTATCCATAACGTCACCAGAACCGCGAGAGCTGATTCCAGGAACGAATCCATAATCTACAAGCGTTTTTAGCAGTCTACCATTAGGGGTGTCTAAAATATCAACATAGGCACAAAGGTCATCGCCGACAATTTTAGGAACTTCTGGGATACAAGCACATGTTTGCTTCATATCAGTTTCTTCTCTGTCAGCGGGATGTCCAAGTTCCAAGAAAAGTGCTTTAGTAGCAACTTTCTCTAAGAAAATCTCATCTTTAAGAGCTTTTTCCCAAAGCTCTCTATTGTATAGTCTAGTATTTCTGGTACTCTCTACACAAGATGCGATAGGACCGTACATTCTGCCTAAGATATGTCTAGAGCTCATTTCCTCTTGGGACAATGGCTGCATCTGTAACGCTTCAAGAATTTTCTTATTTTTTAAATCCATAATTATCCTCTTAGTTACAGTAATCTAAATAATTTAGCTAATATTAAATTATTTAATTAATAATTTAATAATTTATTCAACAGGGTCAGCTGCAGGTTCTTCTGGAGCTGGAATTTCATCCTTTATCTCAGGTTCAGCAACGGGTTCTTTTTCAGGTTCTTCGCTTGCTTCAGGTTCTACTGAAGCAGCTACTGGTTCAGTAGCTTCAACAAACACTTCTGCAAAAGCTTCATCAGAGATAAGCGCTGTATCGGCAGGGGTGCCATCTTCATTGTATGTAGGAATGAATTTATCACCGGTACCATAGAAGTTGCCTTTATACTCGTAAACAAGCTTATTAGTGCCGATTGTGTTAGAGGTAATAACATAATCATCTACTGCAGGTACGCCAGTTTTAGAGGCTCTGAATTTTCTTACCCCATTTTCAACGACTTCATAAATTAATTTATAGCCATTTTTTAATTCCATTATAAATGTCTCCTTATTAGGTATTATTTACATATTTTTAGACATCCGTCTAATCAATTAATTTAGCGAATAATTTTAAATAAAAAATAAACTACGTCACTTTTGTTAACGTAGTTTATTTTTTATTTAAAATTTTAATTTAATTTAAGGCTTGTCTACGCCCACTGATGTACTCAAGCACTAGCATATCTGCTTTTATCAGCTTAAGTAGCGCTAAGCACTGACTAAAGTCACCTGAGTCATAGTACTTGTTAAGCACTCTTGTAATCTCTTCAGCACGCACCTCACGCTGAAAAATCTCTTTATTAGTGCTAAGTTTATTACTATATAAAGTAATTTGCACTAACAAGCAAGCAAGAGTAGTAATGACTTCATCGGTGTCTTCTATATCTTTAACAATATTATGATATAGAGGTGATTTCTTTTGATTATGCTTTTTACGAAGCATTTCATAGAAATTAGCAACGTCACTTCCGCGGTTATCTAAAATAAATTTTAAAACTTCCATTGGAATTTCTTTAGATGTTACTAAAGCTTTCATTGGTTTATTAATACTTATACCCTTATCTTCAAGTGCTACTAAGATAGTTAAGCAGTCATTTTTTGTAATCATTTTTAGCCTCTCAATTTTTATATATTAGTTATTTTCTGAAAAATCTTTGTCTGCGTCAAGGTCAGCAGGAGAAGGAAGATCATCTTCAGTTAGTATATCAAGTCCTGTTTGGTCTTCTAATAATATATCACCTTCGTGTGCACTAAACGATTCTAGTGCATCTAATGAGCCAAGATCCATATCAGTTGAATCACTAGTATCCTCTGCAGGCGCTTCTGAAGAATTTTCTTCAGCAGTTTCTGTCTCGGTTTGTTCTGCTTCTTCAACTGCCTTTGCCGCAGCCTCTTCAAGAGCTTTAATTTCTGAATCGATTTCGACATTTAGGTCATCTCCGAAGTTTAAGTTACCAATAAGTGCTTTAAGAATACGTAGTCTACGTGGTTTATCTTCAATGTCAGTAAATAATCCTTGAATACTACTAATGGCATTAATCTTATTGGTAAGGTCAGCACGATAATCAATTTCTTCCTGAGTAACTGGCGCTTTCATTTTCAAGGTAAAGTTATTTAAATAACTCTTTAAGCCTCTATTTAGCAAGAAAAGATTTATAGCATCAGTTAGTGCTTGGATCATCGCATTTTGAACACGCTTAACACTTTTAGCATAAACACTTGACAAAATTGTTAATGACGTACCACCATTAAAGCCTGCACCATCATCTGTCCACCCAAAATATTGCTTGGGTATGCCGTAAGATGAATAGAATTTATTATTCCACCAATCAAGGTCAGCTAGATTCTTAACTTCAACATCACCGCCAACAGCTTCAACAGTAATATTACCTTGACCACCGTGTGTAGCAAAATAAATATTATTTTCAATAGGCCCTGGGTTATTGTATTCTGTCATCCCATTGCCGACATTGATAGCACTCTTCTGTTCCATCATTTCTTTAACGCGACGGAGTGTTTGTTGTACTTGCTCTTTTGGCATATCGCCAACTTCAACACCAACTTTACGAACAATACTTGAACGAGTAATTCTGTTTAATAATGCAGCATTTTCAAGAAGTGCTTTTTCACGCCAGATCTTATATGAGTCATAAAGAAGAGACTTACCACGGCGTACACTATAAGATTGGCTCTTTTTACCTTCTGTATCAATAAATAATTCTACAGTCTCTGGATATCTAGTAAAGTTGTCTTCTAAACATGCATGTACAAAGTCATCCGCTTGCCATACATTTACATCAGCTGACTTCATTCTAAAGTTGTATACTCCAGAAGTGGTTGTACCTGTGAAAGCAGAGAGCGCATCTAGGTTTGACTCTACATTAGGAGTTTCTATATAACCATAAGTTTTACCAAATTTGGTCAATTCAAACATAGTACCGGGGTCATCAACAGCTTCAACATAATAGCTATATAAGTCTAAAGCTTTATGTAGATTTAACTTAACCGCCTCGTCCAGTTTTTCTTTGTTTTCTTCTTTCTTTTCTTCAAAATCCAAGCCAAAAGCTTCATTTAAAGTGCTTCTAGCTGTATAGGCTTGGTCAATTTTGTCTGATTTAAACAACTCATCTGTGTAGTCTGACTCTCTAAAAAGACGTAAGTATAGGTCACCATATTTAAGTAAAGAATGTGTCCAGCCATACATATTTTTATCAGCATTCATGACATTTAATAAGTAATTTACAAATTTACTAATTTGGGAATCGCTAGCCTCACACCAAATAACGTGGCCATTATCTGAAGGTTCACACACGTCTTCTGCAAATGTTCTTAATATTGCAGATACTGAAGAGTCCTGTGACATCGTATCAATCATTTGATAAATTTGGTCACGTGAGTTTGACACACTTGTAAAGTTTTCAATAGCTGCCATATCAAGCCCACCGGATAGGCCAGCTTCAATAATGTTATCTACTAGTGTATTTTTAACATCAATATCCAAAGTGGTAGTGGTATCTAGAGTTACCGGTTTAGCTTGACTTCCAACTAGTGGATGAGACGTTTTCTTTTTTGGATTTTTATTTTCCGCCATATTCTATGGTCTCCTTATAAAATAATAATACCATTCATAATATCTTGGTATGTTTCATATTCTTGTTTTTTCTTATAGTCTAAGGCTTCTTGAGCCATATACATTTCACTATATATTTTAGTAAGCTCTTCTTGGAAGTCCGCAATCATTTGTTGCTTTTTAAAATCATCAGAAGCACTGTTTACTTCTAAAGAAGTCTCTAAGTTTTCGCCATAGTCATACGAATATTCTTCAGCAAACTCACTCGCTAGAAATAATGAACCGCAGACGGCGTCGGCTTGGTCTTTTGAAAAGTTTTGCGGGTGGTCAATGTGCCCATCAGAAAGTCTTTCTAAACTAACAATTTCTTCTGTTAGTAATGTGCAATCTTTATACATCTGCAAATGTCTTTCATAGATAGCAGATTTAAAGAAAGCATACGGTAAGCACTGCTTAGTTGTACTGTCTACACGGTCAACCGAAAGTATCTTAGTATTAAAACCGTCTGCTTTTAGTTGTTGTTGAATCTGAGCAGATTGATAAGTATCTGACGAAACTCCTTTAATCGCAAAGCCACGGTCTCGTAACCAGCGTATAAAGTTTCTATTTTTCTCAAAGCTTACTTGGAATCCTTTTGGAGCTTTTACAGATACTGAGAAAGCGAGCTTAAACTCAAGCTCTTTGCCCGGGTCATTACTTCCAGCCTGTGGAGGTCTTTTACCCGTTATCCATATGCCTGCAATACCGGTTTTGTCCCCAGATAGCGACATATCCAGATGGATGAACAAGGGTCTTGCCATATCTCTCGGGGTGACTCTCGATAAGTCAAAGAAATTAGAGTACTGCATAATATCCTCAGGACTATTACCAACTTCAATAATATCTTTAGTAAATGGATTTTTATAAGTATCGGTTTTAATTTGATTTAGTCTAACACCAGAAATATATTTAGTAGAGCTTGAAGTAGAAATACCTGCGTTATCTGTCAAAGCAAGGTCGATATTATCTTCAAAAGCTTCTCGATAAATAGGAGGAACTTTTAACATATAATAGCCTTTTTCTCTATAGGCATTTACTTCTTCTTCTGTAGCGTTTACTGGAAGCAGCTCATGTGCTAAGAATTTATTACCAACAGCGACATAGAAGCTACCAGGGTCATCTGGCGAGCCTTTATCATTTCTAACAATCCACTGCGGTTCGTCTACAATAAGAGTAGTTTTACTTTCATTTTGTCGCTTCATTTCAATATAAGATTCCATAAACGCTTGTTCTGAATCTTTTGAAGAAGCGATGATGTTCATCGTTGGAAGGTAGGTACCTTTACCAAAACGAGAAATCATACGAGCGTCGATCTGAGAAATCATTTTCTTAAGCTTAGCTTTCTGTTTCTCTACGTTATTACCAACGCCAAAGTTAACTTCATCTGAGAAATTTGAAAATAGCGCACGACCAACTACGTGTCTATTACTAGAACCAAATACAAGCTCAATTCCTTTAGGCGGTTGCCATTGTGGGTTTGTTCGGCTAGCATTCATATTACCTCGTTCCATAAACCAGTCAGAGCTTTGTAGTAGCTGTTGCATTTTATCCCAGCCAACGCCTTGTGCTGCTTCAATAGTTACGTTTAACATTGAGAACGTGATCTTATCTATGGGTTGCAACCCATAATATGTATAAGGGTCTTTTAAACAAAGCATTCTATATAATAAATATAACTGACATACAACTGCAATAAATGATTTACCAAGACCGATAGAGCCTGTTAGAATAACCGTATTATATCTAGTCGTTATATTATCAGGAAAAATTTCTTTTAGTTTTTCAATCCAGTACGGGAACACTGTGCATTTTCGCTCATTTGTAAATTCATCCTTTATCCACAGGCCACGTCCAAGATAGCGCTCGTCAGAAATAAATGTCATTATATCGACAGGTATCTCTTCGAAGTCTGAATATTTTAGGTCATCTAATAAAGCAGACTGGCCTTCTTGTGATATTTCTTTTAGTATCTCTAGGGCCAGAGCTCGTTCTTCAGGAGACAGACTATTTAGTTGTTCTAAATTTAATTCGTTTGATATCATCAATTCGAATTCTCCTTATATATTATACAATATTTTGAAATAAGATAGTTTTTATTTTTGTTCAGAGTCTTCTAGCTGAGTTTGTATGCTTAAATAAATTTTTGTCAGAACTTTCTTTGAATTTACTAGGTAGTTTCTATTTTTCTTACCAAACACAGCGTTGACCTGTTCACTGGCGAAGTAAGCAGGATATTGTTCATACAGAGCTTTTAGTTTACAGCGTAAACCATCTACTTCGCGGTACTGTTGCTTATTACTTGCTTTGTGAGCTTCTCTGTGCTTTTCTTTGTGGGCAGGGTCCGACCAAAATTTTGCTTGATACTGTTTTCGTTTTTCTGGGTTATTTATCGCAAGCTTTTGGTTGTTTTTGTTGTCTAATCTGTATTGTTTTGAGTATCGACGTGCTTTTTCTTGCTGTTCTGGGTTTTGCATAAATTTACGATTACCACGTCTTTTTTGTTCTCGCAGTGCTTCGCAGCGTTCCGTTTCTGTTTTATACTTCAAGTGGCCCTCGCCTCCAATAGTTTTATTGTAGCCGAGTTTAGGATTTGTTGAGTCAAACTCTGCAATAAGCTTTTGTTCAAGTTGCTTTGCTGCTATTCTGCTTAGTTCTGAAGCAACTATTTCGTGCGTAAAATTTTCCCAGCCAAATGCTTCTATATCATCATAAAAAGGCTTATTATTTTTATAAGCGCTACCCCTACCCCACCTATAAGCTGGCTTCTGGCAAGTCAAGCCGAAATAACGTTTTTTATTTACGGTATTTTGATGCATGTATACATAATACATACGCCCATCTAACTTAGTCATGGCGTTTTCCATTTTTATATTTCTCCTGTAAAATATGTTTTGCAGCTTCAGGTCATCAGGAAATAGCCTAATTATCTCAACGGATCGCGACTCCGTTGCTCCCTGCGTATAATTTAGCAAATTATTTTAGTAAGGTATTTAAAATAAAAAGAATAGCTGCCATAGGCAGCTATTCTTAGCTTTTTGTTTCATCATTCTCGTTGTCTTCTTGTGTGGCTGCTTCTGGTTTTTCCTCTGCTGCTTCTTCCGTAGTGACATCTTCTTCTTTAGGTGGCTCTGTTTTCTGTCTACCGCCAGTATTAGTAATAGGATTTTTATTACTACCTTTTTTGAAGCGCCCTCTATTTTTACCGTACTCATTCACAATATCAATAAGGTCTTTACCTGTTTCAAGGTCTTCATTATCTGCAACGATATCGTTATCAGCTGCTTCATCAGCAGGCACGCCATAGAGTTTAGGAAATACTAATTTTAAGAAAGCTTCCGGCTTTTTCTCAGATAAGAAGTGGCAGTAGTTTTGAATTACTGAAGCAACTTTCATCATCCAAGCTCCATTACTTAATACTAATAAAATATGTTTACAACCGCGTCCTTTATCATCATTAGGGTTTGCTATCCCTTTACCAGGACCTGGGTCGCTAGCTGTGTCATCTACTGATACATTTTTCAGAATGTTCCAATGAGCAAATCTGTATTTAAAATCTGGACAAGTGCACCTTACATAAACGTCAGTAGTATTAAAAACTTTTGTTAGCGCTTGAATAATAGTTCTAAATTCAAGTTTATTACCATTATTTTTAATATTTTTTTGAATCTCAGCAACAACACCTTCAATTTTTATTGTAACAGTATACTCATCGGTTTCACCAACGACTGGTATATTAACTTGAAGAATATCCTGTTTAAATAGCAGATTCATATTAATTTCATTATAGCTCTTAACAGCATTAGCTATTTTAGAGTATTTCTTGCGGTCCATGCGAGTTTTGCCGCGCTCTTGATTTTTATACGTGCCAACGTTTCTAGATTGCGCCACAAGTTGAGTACGAGTTGCTTCATTGAGTTTAAGCAGCTCAAGTAGGCACTGCTCTTGTAGGTTTTGTTTTTTCATGCTTAAACCGCCTTTCAAAAAGTCATTTACTGTATAATTTAGCAAATAAATTTAATAAAAATAAAGCACTCTAAATAAATAGAGTGCTTTTATAATTTTAATTTTTTAATTTACCACGAATATCATAGTATTTACTTGGCATTTTGTTCATAGCAATGTCAAGCATATTTGAAAAATCATATTTGCCGTTTTCATAGGCAATAACTTCAGCAACACAAGGAAGCTTTTTGAGTGCTGCAGCCTTTGAATTAATTTCAGAAGGCTTTATATTATAGATAAAGAACATTCCATTATCTTGAATAATAGGATGAGTTCCAGCAGCTCTAGATATTTGATTGTATACATCTAGACGAGTCTGTCTGTCAAGTTTTTCTTCAAGAGAAAGTCTTTTAGAAATTAATTCATGTTTATGGTCTTTAAGTTGGTCTAAGTAACCTTTATTACGTAGCTCTTTAAATGCAAGATTTTCTATTGAATATTCGCCTTTTGCAATACCTTTTTTGCGGAGCTTTTCATAAATGTTTTCAAGCATTTTAACTACTTTTTTCTCATCATTAAGTCTGTCAGCCTTTATATCTGCAATAAGTTTTTTACACTTTTCTTCCCATTCATCAACTAGCTTATTTAAAGCTTTGGCATCATAATCAGGAATCTCTTCTTGTTCAGGCTTTTTAACCCACTTATTTTTCTTTACTGAATATATACCGTTACTTACTCTGGTACTATCTTCAGTCTCTACGAAAATTTCAAGTGGGATACCAAAAAATTCTATATCTAAGTTTTTATTAAATAACGAACGATAAGCACTATATAAAGCATTTGCAACTTCTGACGAATAGTCAGTTGCTTTTACATTTGTTAAGATATGAAGGTCAATATCGCTATCTTTAGTATAATTGTAGCTGGCATTTGAACCGATTAATAAAATATCATCAACTTTAATTTTAATATCTTGCTCTTTAAGGTCAGCTAAAAATTCATCAACAATTTCGAGCATTTTAGCTCTAACTTTATCTTTGAGAACTTTTTCTTTTGTAAAAAGTTTAGAATTTAATGTATTATGCTTTTCAACTGCCTCTGTGAGTTTTATTTTACCGCTATTTTGTACGTTTTCTATAGCCTTCGAAATTGCTTGCATAATAATAGGGTCTTGCCATGTAGTAAGTGCAACATCTTTAAACACCTCTTCAGTAACACCCCAGTTTTTTATTGTACGCTTTAATTGGTCGACAAGCTCTTGCCAACCAATAGCAACAGCTACGATAAAATAACGCATTGCAAGAGCTCTTTGTCCGTCTTCTGTTTGACCATTATTTTTACCAAGTGCCGCTTTTTTGTTAAACTTACTTTTACTTATATTAAAAGCAATACCCCATGGAGTCAGATTAAAGTTTTTATAAGTCCATTGATGGTAGTGTGCTTGACCTTTTGCAATAGCAGCGTCATAGCTAAGTTTCGCAGAAAGAAGTTTTTCCACATCTTCAACAGTGGGTATATAGATGCTATACATAAATTAATCCTCCATCATGTCCATTCTAGCTGGAATAACGAATCTAAGATTGCAGGCATCACAACATTTACCTTCCTCAGCAGACATATAAGGCTCAGGATTATTTCCATACCCCTCAATAGGCTCACCACAAATACAACAGAAACGTTCTTTAGCCTCGGTTAGCTTTTCACCAAAAACATTAACGTCGTCAAAATCTAAGTTAAAAGCTTCTTCTAGTTCAGTAGCGTCTGTCATGCGATCTTCATATTCTGCTTTAAATTCTTTATCGGGTGCTTTATCAACATTAGCAAATTTCTTACGATTTTCTTCTTTTTTAATAGAAAGATCATAGTCCATAACTTTTACTTTATTTTTATCATAAAGAATGCCATCATCATAATAATATATAATATCACTAGTCATTAGCTTATTAACGTCTTTATCATCACCAAGATTATTTAGAGTATATACAGAGCAGTTAGCATCATCAAGCTCAATTAATGCTTTAAGAATTTCTGCTTTATTTGAACAGAAGATATTTTGTGGACGAATATAATATCTGCGCACATAACGCTTTGCTTCACATAAAGAGCCTTCACCACCAATACCGACTTCACTTCCCTCAGTAGTGCCAAAAGCCTGATTAAACCTACCAATATTTAAAGCAACATCACCAGTAGTATAAGTAACTGAGCTATAGGGTTTCTTGTTTTTTCTTTTTTTAGCTTCAATAAAAGCTTTTTTATTTTGAGTCATTAGAAGCGTTTCTCCTTATGAAATATTATTAAATAAATGACAAACCGCAGCAATAGTGAAAGGCTAAGCTTGCTACCGCGGCCGTCGTATAATTTAGCAAATAAAAAAAGAAGCATTCGTAAGACTACAAATGCTTCTTTGTATTTAATTAATTATTATAAAGTTCTTCGTCTGTTAGCGGTTCGCCAACAGGCTCATCAAAATCTACAAAATATTCAAATGGTTCACTACTGTCCATATTTTGTTCTAAAGCGACCTCAGATGTAACAAATTCATCACTAAAAGTGGCTTCAGGTTCGAGTTTAATGGACTCAATAGATTTAGGCTCATTTATAGTCAGTTTATTAGTATTATCATTAAGATTTTCTAAGCCACCAGTAAACACATAATAGCTAGTTAGTAGATTTTTAAGAAGCTGTATTAGTTCAAGATTTTCTTTAGTTGCTTCTATATTTACTATTTGATTCTGTAAATGCTCAATTTCTTGCCAGCTTTTTACTTCAAGGTCATTTAGAAACTCTTTTGTTACTTGTAATTTATCTTTTAACTCATATTCCATTTTATTATTCCTTTTATATATCACTAGCACTAAATGAGAATTGTTGAACTCCGCCTCTGCCTTTTAAATCACGCGGTAATCTTGGGGCATTATAACCATCTTTCCATAAATACCAAACATACCCAGGTACTGTGTAGGTTAATGGAGGTTTCTTTTGAGGTTCCCACCAATTTTCCATATCATCATCTGTCATAATAATTACATTAGCTGCATTAGTAGAAACTATATTTTTAACAATGTCATTCCAAGCTCTTGTACCACCTTCATCTCGAGCTGACGAAGCATCAGTATGCACATGGTTAGCAAAATAATATATATTTATTTTTATTTTACCGTCTGCTTCCATATCAGCAAGGGCAGAAACGGCTTTTTCACCAATTTTAATATCCGAAGCATCCCATGAGGCAGATTGGTCAAAGTAGAAATCTATCACTGGAATTCTTTTATTATTTAAATCTTGGATACGTTTACCTTGTTGTATTACACCTGCTCCACTATTTCTACGACTTATAGCAGACCAAGAGTCATTTCGTTCTTCTTCAGTACTTACTTGAAGCGCAATAGCACGATATAGGCTATTTAAGAAGTCTTGAAAGCCTTTAAAAGAGCTACGTCCTCTAGCTTGATATTTAGATGCTTCTTTATCTCTAGCTTTTGTAGCTTGATGCTCGTCACGAATTAGTGCAGCATCTTCCGCTGAAAGCTCATGCTGAGTTTCAGAGCTAGCCATATCTGCTTTTATTTCTTTTGCCTTAAGCTGACGTTCCTCATCAGTAGTAAAAGTTAAGCTTTTATCACCTAATGCATCAATAGCATCAAAAACACGGTTAACTAGTAAATTAAACTCTTCATCTGAAACATCTTTAATATTTTTAGGTTTAACTGCCTCTGTCAAAGCTTCAAGAGCTTCTATAGCTTTTTCAAGTTCTCTTACTAAAGCAGGTGCTGCATTTCTTGCCTTAGCGGCGTCTAGAGTATTTTTAGCGGCCGTTAGAGTACGTTCACGTTTAATTTTACGAGCATTAGCTTTTGTTTTTATTTCAGCATCTTCAATATCTTTAAGAGAGTCATCAATTAAATCATCTTCATCAAAATCATCATTAAAGTCAGCTTCTTCGTCTTCTAAGTCTTCTTCATCAAAATCAGAATCTCCAGAGTCTCCTTCAGAACCTACATCAGAGTCAGATTCGATTTCATCATCGAAGTCGTCTTCCTCAGCTTCTTCATCTTCGAAGTCATCTTCATCAAAATCATCGCTAGAATCATCTTCACCTTCTAACTCCTCTTCATCCTCTGGATTTTCATTGGCATCAATTTCTTTAGAATCGTCATCGTAAAAATTATCATCTTCTAGGTCTTCTTCTGATTCATCTTCTTCACTGCCGACGCTTTCTTTGTCATCATCAGCAATTTCTTCTATGTCAGAACTAGTATCATTGCTATCTTTAGTGTCTATGTCGTCTTTTTTAGCATCATCTGCTTTTTTAGAACTGTTTGAAGACTCATCATTAGTATTAGAAGATTTATTATCAGAAGAATCATCAGAGGAGTCGCTGTCTGAAGAATTACTACCAGAGTCGTTATTTGTAGTATCGCCAGAATCCTCTTCTGACTTATTACGTTTTACTTGATCTAAGATGTTTTCTTCATCGTTTATTTCTGCGTCTATATCGTCGTCTGCGCTAGAAGGCTGTTTATCTGAGGGTTGAATTAAATCTGGGTCAATTTCAACATCAACTTCACCGCCAGGAGGTGTCATACCTCCTAAACCACCCATAGGTATTCTAGACTGCAAAATTGCTTGTATAGCCTCAGTAGCGCCTTTTTTCGCATCAGGATTTGAAAGATTTAACCCAAGATCCTGTAAAATTTTATTTATATCCATAATTATTCGCCTCTCAGTACTATGCGTTAGCAATAGCTGCTTGAATTTGTGCTAAAGTCTCATCGTCAAATTTACTTGAATCTAATTGTTTCATTACTTTATTCCAAGCATCTTTGTATTCTTGAGAATTTTTCTTACGCTTAATATTAAATTTTAACGGATTATAATTTATATTGCCAACTAAGTTTTTTAGCACATCCATGATAATCATTTTGTCTTCTGGAGTATATAAAGTACTAATTATATTACCATTAATAGGATGAACTATATCAAAAGTTTCTTGTGGACTTGTCTCAGAAATAGCTTTTACAATATCTAATATAGATTGTTTTTCAGCATCTGACGTTAAATTCTTTAATCCTTCATAAATGTTGGTTATTAGCTTTTTAAATGTTTCTGGCCAGTTTTTATAAATACTAGACTTCATAAAAAAGTCAATAGGAGCCTTTATACCAGAAGGACGCATATAATCTCTATATGCTGCAATAGCACCAGTATCACGCGTACTTCCACTGCCAACTATCTCAATTTGATCATATATTTGTTTATTATTAGCAAATTTTGACTTCGGTTGCCAGTAAGGATCACTTCTAATTTCACTATTAATTCTAATTAACTCTTTAGAAAGCTCGTCATACATTTGTTCTAAAGGCATTTTGTCCCAGCCACGATGATCTTCAGTAACTAAGCCACCAATAACCTTACCATTCAGCTGCATTTTTCTTACAACATCTTTATCTGCAGCGGTATATCGTTTATTAGAAATTTCAAAATCTTCTATAATATTTAAAAGGGTATGAAGACTAGAACTATATTTAATACGTTCATAGGCCTCATCTGGGTCATTTGCGTGTAATTTCTTAAATATGTGCATTAATCTAATCTGATGCATCATTAAATTATGTGCCATTTCGTGGCGTAGTAAAACATCTAGCTGATTAAAAATACCTTGTCCACCACCAAGAAACCCATCACTGATAAACACTGTTGCGTCATCAAAAGATATAGCTGCAGTAAAATCAGGATGCTTTTTAGAGTCTATAATATTAAAATCTAGCTTCCAAAAGCGTTCTGCGTATTTTCTATGACCTCTGTCTATTAAAAGCTGACAGAGAGCTTTTTTAACTTTTCGTTCTCTGTCAGTCATAAAGTGCCTAGTAATATCAGAAGACTCAAGCAATGCTCTATTTATTTGCATAGTATAATCTCCTTAATTTAAAGTTATTATAGGCTAAAATCAAAGCCTTTAATACGATTTAAAGCGTCTGACGCACTTACTTTTGCAGCTTGGCCAGCAGCTGATGTTGTGCTACCGAATAAGTCTGTATCAGATTCATCACCGTCTGTTCCAAATACGCTGTCAAAATCATCACTATCAGTAGTATTATTTGTTGTAACTGAAGTATCCGAAGCGTCTGAAGTGTCAGTAGCAGCGGTTTCATCACCGGCTGTTGGGACTTTTACATCAGGCTCATCCCAAGAATCTAAAATGTCGTGAATATTTTGTTTGTCTTTATCAAGGAAACCTGAATATTTATCTACCCAATTTAAGAACTTTTGTTTACTGTATCCGTGGGACATAAGTGCATCAGTTAATGCACGTTGGTTAAGCATTGTAGCTTTTTCATTGAATAAGTCAAGTAAGTCATCACGTTTGTCAAATTCAAAACGGTAATCAGTTAAAAGAGCTCTAGCAAGATTTAAGATTTTTGTATAACGAATATACATAAAGGCATAGTTAGGACTATTTGGGTCAAGCTCTTTTATTAATTTATTTAAGTAGAAATTTGTATACTTAATAGCTTCGTCAGGCTTAGAATCCCAATCTAATTTATTTACGAAACGGGACATTTCTGCATCGTTTAAGTCCATAGCACCTGGGTCAGTAGGAACTGATGGGTTAATACATGCTACAGTAAATAATAAATTATCAAAGCGTCTAAAACCATCTTTATCTTTACCTTCTACTTTGTGTTCATTTATTAGTGTCAATAATGTAGCACGAAGTTTTGGTGCAGCACGATTAAATTCATCTAAGAATAATACTGAACGTTCACGGTCTAATTTGTTAAGTGCCTTAGAAAATGCACGGTCAACTACATGCACAGTATTACCGTCCGCATCAGTTTCAGTAGTGCTAATTGGGAAACCGTTAAGAATAGCACCAAGGTCATCATTTTTTGCATTTAAATAGAAATCATTCACGCCACGTGATTTTGCCCATTCCTTAAATATTCCAGTTTTACCAGAACCAGGTAATCCGCAAACAAGTAAATCTACGCCATCGTGTGTACCTGATGAATGAGCTACTAAAGCATTAGCAAGGCAATCATCTAACATATCAGTAAATTCGCTTTTTACATCTACTGGGGCCCAAGCTGCAGCGTCAAAACCGCTTGCGTAAGTTTTAATTTCATTAGCAATTTTTTTAGCATTTACATCAGAATAAGTTTCTTTACCATCAGAAGCTTCTTTAGCAGCATCTTTTATAGCTGTAGCAATTTCATCTATTGAAGCATCTACAACGTCATCAATAACCATATCTTCAGTAGATTCAGCAGATGTTTCTTCTGTTTCAACAGCGTCTTCTAAAAGTTCAATTTCTTTTGTAAGTGCGCTTTCATTTAAATTTTGTTTTTTTATTTTCATAATAAACTTCCTATCCTCCGAATTAGTCTCTACGCATCCAGTCGTGGAGCTCTCTAAGTTCTTCTTTAGTGTAATCTTTAGTGGCCTTTTCCCAGCATTCGCCCCTTTCTTCTGTTAATTTTGCAGCCTCAGTTAAGGCTTCATTTAATGTCTTTGCACTAACTGCTACAGTACCAAATTCAGTACCTACAAGGAAATAACCGTTAGGGTCGGCTGTCATTTTAACGACACGTAAGTTAACTATATTTGCAGGAACTCGATTATTTTGAACAATTTTATCTAAGAATGCTTGAGCACTGTTAGGATCATCAAAATAGCAAGTGCAGTCTGTATAACCATTACCGCTACTAATAAAAATTTTATTAGTACCATTAGTTTCGCCGGAAGCACTTAAAGGTTTAATAAATACGTTAGGAGTATTTTTACCAACTTTATCTGCAATAATTTTATAAATTAAACTGCCACCAGCCATAACCTTTTGGCCAGGAGTACCAGCACCACCACTAACATCTTGTAAATCTCTGACATTTCCTGATTGAGGACCTGAAGACTTATACCCATTTTGAGGTGCTGATTTAACAGTACCAGTAGTAGCATTTCCAGTATTTGAGCTACTGGTAGTTTTAGTTTTTGGAGCTTTTGGATCTTTAACAGCAGAAATATATCTGCCATATTTGTATACCATTATACCTAAAACAGTTTTCTTAAATTCATCTATTTCATAGGGTGTTCTAATAGTGTCATCCCAGTATAGATTAAGAAGCTCAGCCATATAAACAATAGCTTTTGCTATAGCTTCTACTTTGAAACGTTTCCAACCTCCACCATTTAACGTAGCTTGGAAGCTTTCACCAGATAATCGATTAATGCTGCTATCAATATCTTTAAACTCTCTATTTATAAGTTCGTCAGAAATTGCTTGTGATGCTTTAACTTCTTCAGGATACGTAAAAACACGAGTCGAATTCTGACGTTGTGAACCACGAACACCTGCAGCAACCATTACATCGTGCATAAAAGACTTTGCTGCTGCTTGCATTTCTGGTGTGGTAAAAATACTAGCCATTTATTAATTCTCCTTTAATTTTTTATACTTATAAAATAATCTAATTAATTTAGCAATTAAAATGCTTTGATCTATTAAATTATTAGTCAATGCTAATAATTCCTCTACATTTTGGGTAAGTAGAACATCCATAAAATAATTTTCCAAATCTGCTTCTTCTAACCACCATCGGTTTTCCGCAGATTGGACATTCCCTTTCTGGTAACTCCGGAGCAATACCGGTCTCATTTGTGGTACCAATAACTTCTTGTATATTTTTATAGAAAATTTCCATAAAGTCTAACCAGTTAGTTTTTCCGTCAGCAATTTTATCTAAGCTTTCTTCCATTTCTTTAGTATAATTTAAATTTATTAACGTTGGAAATGACCTATCACAGTAATCAGCTAACTGCATACCACGGTCAGTTGGAACAATGTGCTTTTCTTCTAAATTAGCATATCCGCGTGTTGGGCTCAACACTGTTTCAACTATTGTCGCATAAGTACTAGGACGTCCAATTGATCTAGACTGAAGTTCTTTTACTAGTCCAGCCTCAGTAAATCTACTTTTTGGTTTTGTAAATGACTGTACTGATTCAAGTTCAGTATTTTCCAAAAGCTCTCCTACTGTGAATACTGGTAGCGTGCACAGTGCTTGGCCATCATCAAATTCATAAACTTCTTTATAGCCTGCTTTTATAAGCTCTTTAGAACTAAGCACGAACTTGTGGTTGTTATTATTTATTATATAAACAGTTTCAGAAATAGTGGCATTTGGCATAGCTGTAGCAATAGTACGTTGCCAGATTAGCCTATAAACTTTTACTAGTAAATTAGCAGCTCCTGTTGCTTCAAAAGCCGCAGGTGTTAAAGTGGGATCTGTTATTCTAAGAGCCTCATGGCCATTTTGGTCAGTTTCTTTCTTTTTAGCTTTTCTAGGTCCAACGTATTTATCAGTACCATAGGTAGTTTCAATATAAGCTTTTAACGCTGGAATAAATTCAGGTGCTAGTTCAGTAGAGTCTGTTCTATGGTATGTAATTTTTCCACTTTCAAAAAGTTTTTGCGCACAGCTCATCGCATCTTTAACTTTTAATCCAAGTTTGTTCGCAGCTTCTTGCTGAAAAGTGGCCGTGCAAAAAGGTGGCTTTGGAGACTCTTGATGCTTTATTGTTTTTATATTTTCAATAACATAAGTACCGCCTTTGCAATTATTTATAACTGCGTCAACGTCGACCTGCTTAGTAAATTTTTCAATAACCTCATCATTATACCCAGAATACTTTGCCTTAAAAGATACACCGTTTTTTGTAAAATTTAAATACAAATTAAAGTACATTTCCGGTATAAAGTCAGATATTTCTTTTTCTCTGTCAGATACTAGTTTAAGGCCGACTGACTGACAGCGACCTACTGATTTTGCACCAAGATATTTTTTAGCAAGTGGCGACAAGCCATAACCAATTAACTTATCTATCATCATTCTAGTAAGTCCAGCATTTACAAGGTTATCGTCAAAAGCTACTGGGTTTTCTAATGCCTGAATAACGGCTTTTGGAGTAATTTCGTGAAAAGTAGCACGAAAACATTTATCAGTATCTAGCTTACAAAATTTAATGATGCTCCACGAAATTAATTCACCTTCGCGATCAGCATCAGAGCAAAGATAAATTTTATCAGCCTTTTTGGCTTGCATTGTTATTTCATTTACAACTTTTTGTTTACCTTCCGCTACAGCTAAATTCATTTTAAATTTTTGTTTTGGATAAATTCCTGAGTTGTAGGCAGGGCCGCCATCATTTAGTACCATAATATGCCCAACTGAAGCAAGCACCACTGCTTTAGCGTAACCAGCATTTTTTAAAATACTTGAAATAGTTTTAACTTTATTTGGAGACTCCACGATTACAAGTATTTTGTCAGTGTTGGTTTTAGTTTTGCTCATTTTCTAACTCCTTTCGTAGAGCTTCTTCTAACAGTTGTCTAATTACTGCTGAAATACTTACAGAGCGTTTAAATGCTTCAATACGCAAGGCCTCTCTAAGCTCATCTGGTATTTCTAAACTTATCATCTTTTTTGCCATAAAATTCTCCTATTATCTGCTAACACGTTTAACAAAGTTTTTAAACTCTGCTTGCTGCATTAGTTTTTGTTGTTTGCCTGCATTAAATATTGCTTTATTTGCAGCTTTTTTAGCCTTAGCCCTGTTAGCAGTTTCACTTTCAGGTTCAATAACAGCTATACGTCCGTTAATAACGCCTTCAGTAAATTTCAAATGATTAAAATCTTTTTTCGCTGTTTCATCTGATTCGATAACTGTTTTTAGACTTTCTAAACGCGCAGGTAAGAAGGTATCTTTGTAGAATGGAATAATTTCAGCTAAATCAGAATCTTCAATTTTACCATCTTTTTCGATATCCGACACCAACCCAAGTTCACTTGGAAGTACGCCATCTAAAATTTGAGCTTGTTGATCAAAAAGACTGGCTGCAACTCCAACAAGTTTATTATCTTCATAATCAAAATTATCGTTATAATAAACAACTGTAATTTCTTCAGGTCTGCCTATTACAATTTCTTTACCCGGCATCGAGCTACAAGTTTCAACAACAATATTTAAACCTTTCTTTTTTGTAATAATTGGGTTTATAAATGTTTTAATTTGGTCGTTAAATCTTAAACAAAAAATACGCTTATTGATACCAATTTGAGGAGCAGATAGCGCCAAGACTTCTGAATTAGCTTCAAGCACCTCTTTAATCTTAGTAATAATTTCAGTACCTTCTTCTTTTTGTGCACCTTTTTCGGTTAAAAAAGTTAATGGTTCTGACGCATTTGTCAAAAGTTCAACATTAGTAATAATTTTTTCCATATTAATTTTCACCTTTATATAATTTTACTATACAATATATTATACATTAAATTTAGCAAATTTTTAATGTTATTAAATTAATAAATTAATAATTCAATAATTTTTAAAAAGCAAGCATTTATTGCTTGCTTTCTTTTTTAAGCGTATTAAGCGCAGCTTTAAAATGAATAAGTGCATCCGAATTTTCAGCTTTTACTGAATCTAAATCTGCTCCCAATTTCTTAAGTTCTTCTAAAATTGTTTTGTATTGTTTTACATATTGTGTTTTTTTAGCTTTACGCTTAGGCATATCTAAAAGGTACATAATATACACAAGCCTATGATAATTAGTTTCGAGTGCTGCAACATTGTTCATCGCTTCTTGCATTTGTTCTTCTGTTATAAAACCTTCTTTTAACGCCTCTTCAAAATCAGCTAAATTTTGTTTTTCTTCTAAATATTGACTGAGCATTGTATAAAAATACTCTCTTACATCTTTTACTGCCATAACATAACTCCTTAAGATAATTTAAATAATTGCTGTATTTCAGGAAAATTTTGCCACGCTTCATATTCAGTAATTTCTTCTACTAAAGAAACTTCTTTTTTGAAGTCATTTATAAATTTATCTATCTCTTTTTCTATCTTAGATTCTTTATAATCCATTTTTTTATATTCCACTTCAAAACCATCAATTAACATATCAATATCTGGACATACTGGTCCAAACTTAATAATAGATGTTTTGCCAAATACAGTTTTTGTAATAATAAAATACTCACAAGCATCTTTTTCTTTAGTGCAGCGTAAGGCCATATTTCCAATATCAACTATGTCTATCATCTCATTAAAAGTTCTAGTTGCTGAATACTCAAAAATCATTATTTTTCAAAGCCTCCGATTTTTAGATAGTATTTGTCATTATCAAAGTCTGCAATTAAGAAAATATTATATTTTTGATTATCTTCTTCTAATTCAAAATAATTAGTAACTTTTACAGTAGAATTGTTTGTATTTGTGCCAAAAGTAGGATATTCTGTATCAATAGCATTTTTACTTAACTTTGTGTACATCTTAGCATATTCGTTGCTATCAGTTATGTCAATAACATAAAATTTGTTATCATATCTACCTGTTTCTTCCAGTTCTAAACGGGCCAAGATTTTTTGTATTGTACTATTCGTTTCCATTAGAGTCCTCCTGAATTGTTTCATCTTCTATTTGCAATTCTTCCGTAGGTGTTTCTACAGTAGTTTGAGCATTAGTAATACTTGATAGTAAACTTATTACCGCCGACTTAACTCTTTCTCTAGAATCTCTACTTAGATTACTACTAGAACCGCCTAAATTAACTTCATTTGTTTGTTGATTAATCTGAATCAGTGGAGTTTCTCCTGCATTAGATACTTGTTTTTGTCCACGTTCAATAAGGTCTTGTACAATTTTTAAGCCATCAAAAAGTTCCTTATTCGAAATTTCGTCCGGTCTGGCCGTAAATCTAGCTAATGCTTGATCTGTTATGGTATCAAGTAAATCACTTAATTTATTAACCCTAACCATAGTTTTTTTATTCTGGTTGGCATTAAAAAGTTGCGTTAAATCCTTTGCTTTTTGTTCGTCTGTTTCCGCAATAATACGTTCAATTAAGGCTGCAGACTCTTCATTAAGCGTCACAACAGGTACTAATCCAGTTTCAGATTCTTCAATTTCTACTGGATAATTGTCATTCATAATTAAATTACCTCATCACAAACAGCTAAAAGCTTATCTGCAAAAATCTGCTCTAATTCATATTCTAATGGGTCTATGGACGAGCTGAGCGCAGTTTTAATAGCAGTTTTTAAATTTTTTCCTGGAATAAATTTACATTCCATATCTACTAAATTAATACTTAAAGTTCCAATACCGATATTTAAAGTCATTTGATCTTGGCCATTATGTTTTGCTTCACTAATAGCACTGCCAATGCATAAGCAAGCTTTATCAGTTAATTCAGTAGTTATTTTCGTAGGAATTTTTAATAGCGTTCCTATATCGCCAATAAGATTTGTCTGTGTAGCCATAATTACTCCTTTATTTTGCTATCTATACGTTTTAAAACCTTCATGGGGTCTTGTCCATTCAGGTTCCAAACATTTTTTAAGATGTCTGTTAAATATATTTCATATGATTTGTCTAGCTTATATTTTATACAGTGCGCCATAATTTCTATTGGTCTATATTTATTTGAAAAAACATCTCGTATAAAACTAACTCTTGTTTCAAAAGTTCTTAAATTTCTATCAAATTTAGCCATTATCCTTTTTGAATTTGACTCCTATCAATATTATATTGTTTCATAATAGGCAACAGCTTGACATATAAATCTGTTACAGCCTCTTTTTCTTTTTTAGTTAATTTACCTAACTTATTTTGTGCAGTGGTAAAAGTTTCGCCGTCAATATTTATGTACTGATACATAAGTAAAGCATTTGTAACAACTGTCATTTCTGATTCAGTTGGAAAGGTTACAGTTCTACCAGCAAAATACGTAAGTAAACGTGTCATATTAGCACCATCTAAAAGGTAACATAATTCACTAGTTAATGCATACTCTGGTATGCCTTGTACTTTAAATAATACAAAAAGCATTAATGAGTATATATCGGATAAGTGTAAGTTATTTAAATTCTTTTTAATGTTATTCTTGTTCTGCATGCCAGTCCTCCGCAGCTGTTGATATAATTTTTTCTAGGTCGCCGTCGCTTAAATCAGCCTCTTTATAACAATCTATAATCTCTAATTTTAGTGCCATAAAAAACTCTTTTAATAAAACTCTTGTATAATTAGACATACTTTTAGGAAGGTGCCATAATATAATACTTTGTGGAGATGCCACAAGTTTTTTCTTAGTTTTTAGTACTTGAATACTTGTTAAAAGAATTGAAATTTTTAAATTTTGATATTCTGGAGTTGAACTGTTGAATGGTGATTTTTGGAGTACTTTATCCAAAATATAATTACTTTTCTTTAAAGCATCTCTAACATATTCACCGAAATGATGGTTTACTCCAGTACTAGCCCTGGCGCTATCTTTTAAGCGCTCTTTAAAGGCTAATGCGTCAAATTTTGTTGAAACGAACTCTTCTTCAATAATTTCCTTAAAACTTTCACGCTGGTATTCAATTTTCATTGGATATAACAAAGCTTTAGTATAGTTAAGGCAAGATTTAATCGGTCTAATTAATTTTCCTTTAATCGTTTTACCTTGGTTAAGTTGGTTTTTTCGTAAAGCCAAAAATAAACGATTTGCGGCATAATATGAATACATATCATAGTCTTGGAAATTTTTAAACATGCATTTTTTAATTGCAAGTGCTTTTACCAATAACCACAGATAGTTATAAATAGTATTTTCAAGCTCAGGGTTTTCACCTGGGTTTATAATTTTTGGCACATTTTGGTCTATAAATACACACATATCCGTGTATTTCATATCATTCGGTTTTTTAAACAGCATTTTATCCTCTTTTATTAGCTTAATTCGCTAATACCATTTTCATTTTTTATTACAACTATCTCAGAGTCTACTGGCAGCTCAAGCTCTTCCGCGTGGTGGGAAATGATGAAAACAGACTCGATAGTATTTAATTCTTTTTCTAATAGTTGCATAACTGCTTGACAGCTTTTTTTATCCAAGAAATCAGTTATTTCATCTAAAACAATAATATTAGCACTAAGTCCTAAATATGATGTTAATAAGTCTCTAATTGCTAATTGTAAAATTAAGTCCACTCTTTGTTTCTCACCGCCTGATAACCCATCAAAGGCTTTACCACAATAAGTAATATCGAGAGCATTTCCATTTATTTCAATCACAAGTTCTCTAGTGCCAAAAACAGTTGAACAATAGTCTTTTGCTTTGCTATCAATGTAATTAATAATATTTGTTAATAAGTAGCCACGGAAGTCTCGTTTGGTTAACTGGTCCATCTTTTTAATGATAGCAATACGTTGGTCATAATCGTCTTTAGCTAAACTTGTAATAGAAATTACATTTGTTAATCTGGCAATTTCTGTTTCAATAGTGCTTATTTCATCGGCCTGTTTTTTAATAAACTTATCCCAGTTCTGTCTATCATAGATAAGCTTATTATAATTTGTTTTTTCAAATTCTAGGCTTGAAATACAGCTTCTGTGACTCGTTTTTATATTTTGCAAAGAAGTCTTAGCCGTAGATATTCGACCTGTTAAATCGTTAATTTCGCCTTTATACGCAGCTTCAATTTTAGACAAATATTCTTGATGTTGCATATTACAATTTAAAATATCTTGATTAATTTTATCAAGTGCTTCTTGATACGGAATTAGCTTAGCGTCCAAAGCACTTGTGTCAGGCTTTTGTACATTTGGAATGTGTTGTCCGCAAGTAGGGCAAGTATCTACAATAGCTTTTAGTTTATCAATTTCTTTTTTCAAAGCTTTAATATCAAATTCAAGTCTAGTTTTTTCAGTGGTACGTTGAGTGTAGGATGCAGTATAAGCTGCAAGTTCTTCGCTACTCACTTTAGCTTTTTCATTAGATAGCTCTAGTAGTCTTTTATTTAAGGTCTCTATCTCAGTTTCTACTGAAGTAATATCTGTCTCATATTGTGTTTTTTGCATTTCTAACTGGGTTAATTTGGTAGCTTGTGCTGCAATTAAGCTATCAAAATCAGGTCTTTGCTGATTGGCTAAAAATTGCTTAAGTTTTTCTAAATTAGCTACGTGACTATTTAATTGAGTACGATTAGCAAGTAAGCTATCTTCGTACTCTCTTATTTTACTACTAAGTGCCTGTTGACGAGCGGTAATGCGATTTTTCAAATCTTCAATCATAAAGTCTGATTTAGTTAGCTTTTCTAATAAATCTTTACGGCCACTTGGGCTAAATGATGAAAATTTATTTGGCATTGACTGACCAATAATTATTGTTGATGCGATAAGGTCTTTGGTTAGTTCAGGAAGTAGCTCTTGAAATTTCTTTTCAGATTCTCTAAGCCCCTTTCCACTAACATCGACATCGTTTTTAAAAATTTTAAGGTCCGATTTCGGAGTAATTATTCTATGTATATTATATAAATCTTTATTATACATAAAATCTAATTGTACCCAACAATCAGCTTCATCAATATTAATATTTTTTAAATTAGTTTTAATACCATTTATGGTTTCGCCAGTTAATGCATAACAAATAGCACTCCATAGAAATGATTTGCCTGCGCCATTAGATAAAGCATTATCTTTTATATAATTATTTTGTCCTGATACTAAACAGAAGCCACGATTTTGTAAATCTAATTCTACGTGTCCGTAGCTTCCAAAATTATGTATCACTATTTTTTTAAATTGTATCATTAAGAGTTAACCACCCATCAATATTTATTTTAACGAATTCCCAAAAATTATTAAAATGGAAATCTTTTTGTGCCATATCTGTACTGTTTTGATAGGCTTCAAATTCTGCAATAGCAATTATAAGCATCGCAAGAGCCTCTTCCTCGGGTTTTTCTTGTTCTGCCTGTTTAGTTAGACATTCATCAAATTCTGCAAAAGGTTCGGTAGGTTCAGTAGGTTCTATAGGATCATCTGCGGATTTTACAATTAATGAATCTCTTAAATACTTTAATTGCTCCACAAATACTAAAAGACTGGCACCAAGGTTTCCTAAAAATTCTTTATTATTCAATATTTTAAGCCTAGCTTTATAAGCTTTTTTTAGGGGTTTTAGGTCTTTGTTTTTCATAATATATTATACGATATTTTATACAAGTTAAGGTTTAAAAAATTACTTGCAAATTTCGCTAAGCTCCTCTTCTAGTAATGTAGAATTTTCAATAGTAGCACGACAGCAATCTATAAATCTAGATAAATGGTCTACCGTAAGGTTTAATTCTGCAGTTTCAGCGGTTTCTGTAGATTGCTGTTTAATTATAATAATTCGAGATTCTATAATATTAGGCAATATTGCTATTTTTTGTTTTACTTCTTCAACCAAAGACTGCTCGCATTTAACTGAAATTACTGCGTTATTTTTTAATCCGCCTAGTTGAACAATATCGAGTTCAGTATTAATATCTATTTTATAAAAATTAAAAGCATATGGATTTTCTATGTAAGTTATTGACATAGTTTTTGTATCTAGTATTGCAATATTATGACTATGCTTAAAAGAATTTTCGCCAAAGTCTTTTCCGGATAGATTTCCTAAATTTATTACTTTATCTGTAATCGCCTGGCCGTTATGAAGGTGCCCGTTAATAAAAAGCGAGCAGTTTTCTTCAATTTCTTCAACACTAAAGCCTGTTTTTGAAACCACAGGACCAAGTTGAATACCGCTAATATCATTATGAGATAGTATTACACTCGGTATAGTAGTGTCATTTTTAAAATATTCTCTTAACGGTTTTCTATCACATTCTGTAATATAAGGCAAAAAATAAATGATACAATCCGTTAATGGTAGAGCACTTGGTTCATCTATAATTACATGGTTCTCAGAGTTAAGACTATTTACTGAATTAAATGTAAGCGAACTGTTAGATGCGTCATGATTGCCTACTAAATGATAATGCATTATATTAGACCATTTTATATCATTACAAGCAGTGATAGTTTCACTTGTTAAGTCTGGCTTATCAAAAAAATCTCCTAAGTTAATGATATATTCACAGCCCAGTTCTTCGGCTTTTCTCTCTAACCAATTTAGTGACTCAATACAATTTTCTAATCTCGTTGGATATTTTGTACCCCACTTATTTACAATACTGGCGCGCGGACACATATGAAGGTCTGTAAAAAGTAAAATTTTCATTTAATATTTCCTTTACTTATATTATTATATATATTTATATTATACAGTAAATATAAAGAAAAAGCAGCCTTAAACAAAAGCCGCTTTATAAAATTAGTTAATATACATTGTAGCCATTTCGGCCATTCTTGTTAAAGCAACTAGCGGGTAAGTTCTAAATACTTCATGAATATCTGGGCTAAAATCAGAAATTCGTGAATAGACGATTGCTTCGGTTTGTTCAGTGCTCAAAGATACTAAGTCTCTAATTTGCATATACGAGCTGAAGCCTAAATCACCGAAAACCTGTCTATTGATACCTTCTTTGGTTCTAAAATATTCAACAGAATTCCATAAGCCGGTGATATCATCTTTAACATTTTTAGTTGCTTTCTCATACATAGTAGCTTTATAGATATCTTTAAATAATGCTACTTTAATAACATCTTCCTCAGAGTACTTGCCTGGGAAATATGCATTACATAGCACTCCAAGTTCATGTGCAAATTTTAAAGCATATTCACAAAGCCCGCCATCATAAGCACCAACATACTGTGTAGATGCTGGCTTGTTGAAATAATCAACACTATCAAGTAATTTACTAATTCCTGTTAGGTCAATATTTAATTTTGCTAAAAGCTCCATGAATTTAATTTCATTGGTATTTTTTTGTTCTAAAGTTAACATTTAATCCTCCTATTAGAAATCGCTTAAAACTGTGTCTATAACTGCCTGCTCCATTGCTTTAGTATATTTTTGTGCACAATTGCCTACAGCAAAACATTTAGGCACTAATGTAGATTCAGTTTTGTTATCTGTAATTAAATAGCCTTGTTCGGTTTTTTCAATAATATTATTTGGTATAAAGTCAACCGCTGGTTTTGAAGGCGTTTTTACAAAAATTGCCGAGCAGTTAATAGTTGTATAATTATTGAATTCAACTTTTTGTAGTACATTATCTTTTGAAATTGTTTTAAGTAAAGAAGTATTTTGTAATACTACCAAATTTTCGGTATTCGCTAACTTTTTAGAATTTGCTTCCGTAAGGCCTTCTATAGCAATATCTTTAGTACATAAATATACTTGTTTATATTTTTTGGCTACGTCTAATGCAAATTTCACGTCTGTATTTTTATTACAAATAACTACAGCCGGTTGATTTTTAGTAGACTTAGGAAGGTCATCAATCGTATTATGCACTCCAATTGCAGGCTTTCCGTTTAGAATCAAAGGTTCATAATTTAAACCCGCTGCAATAACTAAATGAGTAGCATAAATTCTAGTACCATTTTTCAAATAACAGCCAAAAAGTCTATTTTTATAATCTACTAAAACTACTTCATCTCTAAAGTATTCTACATTAAGATAATCATGCGTAGTAGTACTCTTAAAGGCCTGACTAATAAATGCTAATTTAATTTTAGGTCTATTAGAGGCAATTTTATCTAAAAGTTCGTGGCCTGCCTTACTATCGCCAACAATCATAATATCTACTTGATAATTCATTTAATTTCTCCTAATTTTATCTATAATATATTATACAATATATTTTAAGTATTCTGTGCTTGCTGTTTGAATTGACTTATGCAAAATTGTCTGTCTATTGCGATATTTTCCAGTCCCTGCCAAGAAACCATAACCTCACGAACGTTATCACCGGATTTTTGCCAAGTGCTAAAATATGGACACACCGCATTTGGATTGGTACTTATAATATCAGGGTTAGTTAATGGGTTATATTCACACCAATGGCAAAGTGCTGTGATAGTAGGTTTAAAGTTTTTATTAGTAATGCCCTTAAATAGTTTATCTAATGCAGGTCTAGCTTCGCCAACAAGGTCTGTAGAAGTCGCAGGCTGTGTAATATCACATAAAGGAAGGTCGTATTCACATCTAATTTTATCATAGTCCACGCCCCAAAGTTCCTTTGCGGCCATGGCATATACTGCAAACTGAAGCGGTACTTTTAACTCACTAGGCTGAGCAGCGACTGCCCAAGATTTAATATCTTGAATAATAATTTCACCAGTTTCAATATTTCTAAAAGCACGGTCGATTGAGCCGTTAAAAGAGTGAATATTATCGTAATTAAACTCAAATTTCTGCTCAATGCCAATGATTTTTAGATCTGGGTGTTGTCGCATAAAGTTTTCTAAACGATAAATTGCTGAATCAAGGTATAAATAAGTTTTTTCTTGATAGGTACGTTTAGACTTATCTGGCGTAAAAAATTCATTTGGATATTTAATTGCAAGTTTACGGCTTTCAATTATAAATCTATTTTTAAGGGTTATATAATCTATTGCCGTGATTCCTTCCTGAATAGTTTTAGCGATAGCTTCTTCTGTTTCGTGAATAAGTGTACCAAAGTCAGTTGCAATGTTTGCATTATAAATAAAGTTCTTTTCCTCGTATTTTGTAAAGTACTTAAAGGCACACTGTTTAAAACACGAAATTTTAGAATAAGAATACCTATCTAATTTTTTAATTTCATTATTTAGTATTTCTGCCATGTATAGTTTTCCTTAAAATTATAATTATATAATATATTATACAATAAAAGACGACCTAATTTTAAGTCGTCTTTACGTAAATATTAATTACTAATTTTATAACTTAAGTTATTTATAATATAACTTAGCATATCGCGTTTGTTAAGTTCTAATTTAGAAGTCTTTAACATTAAATCAAAATTTGTTAAAAACTTAATTTTTTGTTTAGCTGCCTCAATATTAAGACTTCTATACTTAGATTTAATGAAGTCATATTGTTTAGTTGATACACCGCAGTATTCAGCGGTTAAATTAGGATTTTGAGATACTAAGATAATATTTTTTAAACTCGCCAAAGCTCTATTTACTAGCACAACAGGTTCGTGTATCTCATGTCCGTTATATTTAATAAAATCCAAAAGCATCAGAAGGTCGCCGTCGACTATTGCATTAACTATTGCAAATAAATCAGCATTATAAAGGTCGGTCTGCGGGTCAAAGCGGATAGCGTTAAATACTTCTTTTTGGTCATCTTTACTAAATAAAGCTACTTTCGCAAGTTCATTATTAACTCTTTCAATACTACCACCAGTTGCTTTTACGAGCCATTCAATATCTTCACTGTCTAGATTTGGACAAGTAGCTTTCGCATAATCGCAAATTTGCCATGCTTCTAATTTTGGAAATTTGATAATGTATTTGTCTAAGTTTTTTATAATACTCTTATCTACTTGCTCGCAAACAACGATAGTATTTTCAAATTGCGAATAGTCTTCAGCTCGCTCGTCAAAAGTATCTACAGTTAAAACATTAAGAGTTTCCGCAGAAGAAGTAAGCAACATCAAAGAAGACTGCTGAGGCTCGTAAATACTAGTTATTTTATTGATACCACCGACAGAAAGTTCGCCAAGAGCTTTAACATATTGAGTAGCTAAGTAAGGATTATCTTTACTAACAAAAATCATGAAATCAGTTGGCACGATTTTCTCAGTAATAAAATTTTTAAGTTCCATTAAGATCATGATTTAAGTGCCTCCCATAAAGTAGTAAGATAATTTAACATCAAAGTTTCTTTGATAAGGTTTTGCTGAGTTGCATATTGTTTAAATTGATTTGTTATTTTAAATACAGTAAAACTTTGAGCCGCGCCAGTATTTTTATAGTCTTCCAAAGCAAGATATTCAACAGTATCTAAAAATAAATCAAAGTCTAATTTATTATACAAATCTTTATAGTTAATTTTAGTTGATACTACAAGGGCATTTGCGTAGCTTGCTTTGTTAAGGTTGTGCACAACTTTTCCAGCTAAATCTAAAAGACTTTGAAGGCTGGAATCTGTTATATTAAGTAATTTGCCCGGTGTTTTAAAAATCTTAAAAGCAAGGTCATTTACAACTGAGTTAGTAATTTGATTGATTTGCTCTTTGGTATAAGACTCAAAATAATGCTTTATACATCTATTAAGAATTGTGTTTAATACACCAGCTTCTGAATTTGCAATCAAAATTATATAAACAGACTTCGAAGGCTCTTCAATAAACTTAAGGAACTGGTTCTGCTGCTTTTCGGTAAATTTATTTAAATTGATAAGGTAAAGGGTATCGATAGTTTTATGTGTATAATCTTCTAGGTCCTGAGCGGATACAGACTCTTCAATTTCTACAAAATCAAGCCTAAACTTCTCAGCAGTATATTTAGTTATTGTATGCTTTCCGCAACCAGCAGGGCCCAGGAACATTAAAGTTTTTGGCAAGTACTCCAGTGCATTTATTTTAGAAAGTAGTTTAGTTTGTCCAATAATATTCATTAAATATAAACTCCTTAAAATTATAATTATATATAATATTATACAATAAAAAAGAACCTGATTTTACTCAGGTTCTTTTAAATACTATTGTTTTATAGATCAACCATTATACTAATCTTCATAGTAAGTTAAATGTCCATCAAGTAACTTTTTAACAGACCTTGCATAAGAGCAGCCTCGAAATTCGTCAATAAATGCATCCATATCTTCGAATGCTTCTGCATCGGCTTTATGAAGCATTTCATAAACCTCGTTTGCTTCCCTAAGAGTAGCTATAAATTGTACATCATAGCTAGGGATACATACTAGTCCGTCTTTTACACCGTATTCACCCTCACCAAGAGAAATTAAACCGACATTTAATTTACCTCTATTTGTTGGTATCCAACATGTTTTAATTAAAGTGAAATCACCTTCTTGATCAGGTCCAACCTCATCTACATATTCCTGTACAGTATTATTAGCGTTAAAGTATTCAGTTAAGCTTGTCTTAGTGTCCCACATTGTTTCATAAAGTTTAAATTCTTCATGTAATTTTAAATTTGTAAATTTTTTCATAATAAACCTCTATATTAGAATTAATTACAATTAAGTAATCTAATTAATTTAGCATATATATGAATATTTTTAATTTCTATTACAAATCTGAAGCAAGTAAGCCTCCACAATAGCTTTTACAGAAGTATCATATTTAATAGCGCTTTTGATTTCTAAAAGCTTATTTGTGATATAGTTAAACCAGCTGAGTGCACCTTCAAATGAAGCAAGAAAACTAACGCTAACACTGTCTGTAGAATTTTCTAAATAAGCAGGAATATTTGTCGCGGCAATATTTTTAAACAAAGTATACTTAGTTAATTCAAGTACAAAGCTAAGGTAGTCATTAATAAACTGTTTTAGGTCCCTTCCTTCAATAGCTAGTGTTTCAATAGCAGCCAAAACGCCAGCACTATTAGCACTAATTAAGAAATTAGTGAGTTTAAGCATTCTTTCAAAAGGCGCCTCACCAAGAACTACTTTGGTATTTTCAAGACTAAGATCATTAGAAAGGTCAGCACATTGGTCTAACATTGTAAGGGCTTCACGCATACAGCCATCGCAAAGTTTACTAATAAGTTCGCAAGTATCTTCGTAATTAATAAAGCCTTCTTGTTGACATACGTAAGCCAATCTAGCCCTAATTTCTTGCGCATCAATCTTAGCAATATTAAAACGTTGCATTCTATTTTGAATAGTCGCAGGAATCTTATTAGGCTCCGTAGTACAGAAGATAAAAATAGTATACTCAGGTGTTTCTTCAATTCCTTTTAGGAACGCTTGCCAGCCCGCAGAAGTAATAGCATGACATTCATCTATAATATAAATCTTATAATTACCAACAAGACTACGTTGATTTGCTGATTCAATGATAGCTCTAACTTGGTCAACTCCGCCTGCACCACTTGCAGCATCGATTTCAATTGGCTCACCAATGCCGCCGTTGATAGCCTTAGCAAAGCAGCGAGCCGTAGTTGTTTTGCCTGTTCCAGAAGGACCCGCAAAAAGATATGCATTCTTAAAGCTCTGCTTTTCCAACACTTTAGTAAGAATTTTTGTCGTTACACTTTGACCACAAATTTCAGAAAATGTTTGTGGACGATATTTTACAGCTAAACTTTTCATTGTATTTTTCCTTTATCTTTTTTGGAATATTTTTATATATTATATTATACAATAAAAAAGGACCCATTTTATTGGATCCTTTTATTTTTATAGCGCAGAAATTTGTGTAAGTTGTGAAGAATCTAGCCAGCCGCTCCACATTAAGCTAAGGTCTTGCTTAGTATCAAAGTCAAAACCAATACTGTCTACATAAATCATAGGGCCAAGAGCTTTAGAAATATAAATTTTAAGATATTGAGTTTTTGGACAACTTCCATTATTCCAATTAACAGCCAAAACAGAATCAGTTATATTAACAATATTCAAAGGCAATTTAACTAAATAACAATGGTTAAGTTCATATGTAGGCTTAGAATATTTTTTAATATAAAAAGTATTTGTATTTGGGTCAAAATTATTTAAGTCAGCAAACTGACATTTTTCAAGTTGTTCTTTTATAATAGGTCTAATCATTCGTCTACCTCAATGGTGAGCTCCATAAGTCTTTTTTGTTCTGCAAGAGCTTTAAATAAAGTATCAAAATCAGGGTATTGTTCACCACCCCACCAATATTCAACAGCTTTTGTTTTCTTATCTTTGTGGCCATAGACATTGGCAATTTCTTTTTTAGCTTTTTCTTGGTCCGGATAGTCAAAAAATGGATAGTCCTTAAATTCTACTTTAGCTGCAGAAATAAATTTCATATTCCTAAGCTGAAGACTCCTTTGCCACATATAAAGCAAGCTATCCTGAGCCTGTATTCTACTATATTCATCGTTATCAAAATTATGATATAAAGTTAAAAATTTAATTTGCATAATATAACTCCAAATTTATCTATATGTTATATTATACAATAAAAAGGCCTGAAATTAATCAGACCTTTTGAATTTAACACGCTAAGTTTACAATTATTCTGCCAAGGCTGTTATCGTAAAATCAACAGTATAGTCAGAAAGTATTCTTGTAATTTTACCCATATTTGTTTTACAAAGACCATTTACTAGCTCAACTACTTGCGATGTAGTAGTTTCAGCATTAATTACTGCTTCTTTAACCACTTCCCAAGTAGCTTCGCTTAGAGCAAAACCACTTTCATAGCCAAGTCTATTTTCGATATAGTCGTCTATAGCAGCATTTACGTCAAGAGCTTCACACTCATAGGGGTCAGTTTTACGTGTTTCGATTCTAACATTAATATTAGTTGGTGTGGGCATATTAATAAATCTCCTTAATTATAATTATCTAATCTAAATAATTTAGCTAACATTTTTAGATATATTTTTAAAATACTTGAGTAGTTACTTTAGTAATTTTATATAGGGCATTTTTGCACGCACAATTTATTAGCTCTACTAAATACGAGTCAAAAATAGTTTCTGACTCCATAGCTTCTATTTTAATCGCTTCCCACGCAGCAGTACTCAAATAAAACATTTTTAAAGGTATTAAAACTTTCTCTACATAATATACTAATGCAGCTTTCACTGTTTCTGCGTTATCTACTTTAACAACTTTATTTCTAATATTTGCTGTAGTTATTTCTACTTTCATAGTCACTTACCTCTAAAGCTTTACTTTAATAATTTAGCAATTAAATATTCTCATCTAAAGTATTAAGATGATTAAGAAGTTCTAAAAATAAATACTCATCAATAATATAATGATTTTCTTCACCCGGACCAAAATTGAACACTACTGCTTGATGCGGAGTGCCCGTCAAAAGACATTCCTGACGATTTTTTTCAAACCACTCTTTCTTAATAGAAATTGATTCCGAAGCAGAAGTCTTAGTCTTACACTCTAAAAGAAAGCTATTTTTTCCAGAAGTTAAAACGTCGCCTTTATCAAAAAGCGTCGCGCCACTATTTTTTTGAACTTTACCATTAACTGCCTTTGCAACAGTCTTTTCTTGTTTAGACGAATAACTACGTGTAGGAAGAGGTTTTGCCCCTTCCTTATTTCGTTTTGCTGTACCTATAATCATTAAATTTCCTCAAGAAGAACTTTACGTTTTGCTTCATCCTCTTGGGGACGTTCAATAGCGTCTTCTTCAGCTTCAATAGCTTTAAGCGATTCTTTATCAAGAACTGACTTATCATTAGAAGCAGAAATAAATTCTTTAATCATCGCAAGATATTTATCTCTGAAAGTATCATGAGTCTTTAGATAGTCAATAATAAATGCTTTCTTACCTTGAAGAGTTTCACCAGTCTCAGAGTCGGTAATAATTTCACCGGTAGACAAATTTACAAGAGCATAAGTAACGTTATTAAGTCTCTTAATAAAATCAAATTGAAGTGCTACGTCGATAAGGTCATTTACGGTATCAGCACCAGATTCATACTTATAAGTAATAAAACCGCCGCCTCTATTACAAGCACAGGTCTTATTCTTAGTAATCTTAAACTTAAGTCTGAAACCATCTGCGCCTTCGCCGTCGTCACCCTTAATTTCATCGCCTTCTTTCATAAATACACGTTTACCAAAACGAACTTTAACCGATGCATAATAACGAGGAGCGTCGCCACCGGGTTCTTTATATATAGCTGCGCCCGTAAAAGTTGTACCTGCTACACGGACTTGGTTAATCATAATCATAATATTGCCATTACGTGCAAGTTTATCACACATAGTAGGACAGAACTTGTGAAGTCCTTTCGCCATATTACCACGCATGCCCATATCTTTAGTGAATTCATTTTCCATAATAGATTGTGGAACAAGTGCAGGAATAGAGTCAAGAACAATAAGACCGATATCATCAGTATCTTCAAGTTCAAGAATCATTTCAAGAATCTGTTCACCAGACATACCTTCAGGACTAATATAGTAAAGCTTATTAAGGTCGATACCGTTCATCAAAGCCTGGAACTGAAGGTCAAGTGAGTGCTCTACGTCGATATAAACACAAACTTTGTCAGGATTTTCACGTTGGTATGCAGCAAGTTCTGCGCAGGCAGCTGTAGTTTTACCTGAGTGTTCAAGCCCTGCATATACCATCATTCTACCATAAGGAAGACCGCCATAGAGAGGATAGTCCATGCCCATCATACCAGAAGACAATCTTTTGTATACTGGTACAACATCTGATTTAATTACAAGGTTATTGTTATTATATTCTTTGTTAAATTTTTTGGCGAAATCCGCCATAGTAAATGACTTCTTTTCTGTTTCTTTTGCCATTTTATTACTCCTT